TCCAAACGGCACACCCGTATCACGGTGGTACTCAGTGAATAGATATTTGTGATTAAATTTCTCGCGGATGCCGATAAAACCATTGCTGGCCTGCACGAAAACGCCAAAGCCAAGATTTCGACTGGACAGTCTATACACCCAGCCGTTGCGACACTCGTTGAGCGGAATAGTGTTTTCTCGAATTGGAGCAGACCCGGCATCTTCCTGTGTCATATCAACTTCCTTTCTCGGGCTGCTCAATGCAGCCGTTCTCACTTCGTTCTCTCCAAAAGTCCGTCAAGGACCGCCGCTATCTCGTTGCATTTCACATCGTCCTCATCGGCGTAAATGTCTCGCACCTCTTGCAAAACGAACCGTTCCGATTTGGTAAGCGTGGGTTCTTCGCTGTTAATTACGGCCTGTAGGCGCCGCACTTCTGCCGCGAGTAACGCTATCTCGCGATCATCAGGCCGAGATGCCTCAATTACGTCAGGGTCGATTCTCATTTGGTTTTCTCCAGAAGTCTGCTTAGTGTGATGGCCCACTCCGCACGTTGAGCAGGATTCATTGACGGCTCGCTAACCATTATTTTCCTAGCCATATTTATCGCCTCCCGCTCCTCGTCGGTGAGGGCGTGTTGGCCGGAAAGGCCATCAATGATTTTCTCGCGATCCGCGTCTGTCACCCACAGCATGACGCTGTACGGTGCCTCATCACGCGGAGGTGCAGGAAGACGCATCCAGTGAGTTGGCCTGCCTGACTCATTCCAGCGCAGGCCGGGTTGAGATTCATCGTCGATCTCTCGCCACGCCATGCCGTATGCGGCGTTTCCCCAGTGCTGGTCTGCATCGCGGAATCCCAGCACGGCCCCGCCCTTTTCGGGCAGGGATTCTTCAACAGAAATCCACATCGAAAGTAATGTCCTCATTTCGTCCTCTCCAGTAGTGCGCGGAGCGTAGCGGCTGCGCTGTCTGCGCGAATGTATTTCATTTGGTTGATCGCAAACTTCAGAGAATCCCGTTCCTCGTCGGCGAGTGTCAAGTTTTGCTGCGACGAATCTGGACAAGGCCCCGTCGCCCAGAGCGTTTTTCGCCACTCGGCCATCTGGTCGTCGAAGTCGCTCACCTTGCGCCTCCAAGCCGCTCCAGTAGGCCCCGCAGCGCGTCGGCCATTTCCTCATGTCGCTTGATATGCTCCGGCCCTTCCGCGAACATTCCGATTGCCAGCCAGACGGCTTCCCACTCATCGGCGGTGAGCGCGGGCTGCGGTGGATGAACCAGCGGGCCTCCTGCACCGCCTGACAAGGACGCCCGCAATGACTCTCGCTGCTCGTCTGTGAGCGTCACGTTTATTTGCGACGGAACTTGACATTGTGTTTTAGTCACTTCGTTCTCTCTAGTAGGTTGCGCAGCGTGTCAACGCGATCAAACTCTTCGCAGTTTCCAGCGAGTTCTTCCGCCCACTCCACCGCCTCCCGCTCCTCGTCGGTGAGCGTGGGCTGAAAAATCCTCGCAATCCTCCGCGCCGCAAGCCTCGCCCTGTCTTCGGCGTAACTGTTGCCGCCCTGCCACTTCTTTGTGGTGCCCTCGCGATACCACCGCATGGCGCAGTGGACGATTTCGGCACCCCGCTCCAGTTGGGATTCCCCGTGAGAACCAGCGGATGCAGGAGACATCGCCTTGTCGTCCTGCGGTGTAGTTTCGTCACTCATGCGATGCTCCTGATCCTGCGTGTTCTCACTTCATTCGCTCCAGCAGCCCCCGCAGCGTGCGTATCTCGGCAACGCAATCGGTGGCTGAGTGCAAGGCCATCTCCACGCACCACTCCACCGCCGCCCGCTCCTCGTCTGTGAGCCGCAAACGCTCAACTTCGGCGAAAAAAAAACCCGCGCGCGCTTCGACAATCAGTTTTTCTTTGTCATTCATTGTTGCTTTTTATTTCCTGTTCAAAAGCCACAGTATCACTAACAGCCCGCCCGCTGAGATACAGCAGTGCGTCACGTCAACCAATGTCATATATGCCTCGCGATCATAACTAAAACGTCAGCCTCCGAAAACTAGTGGCGGGAATCGAACCCGCGACCTGCCGATACAATCCGGCGCTCTACCACTGAGCTACACTAGTTGTGCCGAGAACTGCCCTACCATCACCGCCGTCACGTATTTCGCCAGTAGGGTGTCAGTCATTAGACGGGACCGTGTTTAGAACACCATCGGCTTAATGCCCGGGTAGGATTCGAACCTACAACCGAGGGAACCAAAATCCCTTGCTCTGCCAGTTAAGCTACCGGGCAACCGCTTATTTTTTACAACAACTGTCGCACTGCGTCACAATCCAACCACCAGATCTTTGCTTGCCGGGGTTGCCGCATACCTCACAAGTAACTAATGACATCTCGTGGGCCATGCTTAGCACGCCAAAAATATACTCGTCAGAATATCCGTCGTGGTAGAGCCGCAATCCGCCAAACTTCTCTTTAATTTGAGCCCAGACAAATTTTGCGTCTGGATTTTCCTGCTGCACCTTATTCATGTGCAGGCTGATTAACTCTGACGTGGCGTTAATCAGGCCATACCAGCCGTCGCCGCATTCGCAGCCGAAGCACATCAGGCTTTCTGTCGGCGGTAATTCCGTAGTCGCGAACAACTCGGGATACGACATTACAAGTTCGTGCTCAAGTTCTGACTTCATTTGGCAATAACTCCAGAAACTTCTTGGCGACAGCGATCGTAGCAAGGTTGTCGTTTTCTGCGTTATGGGCCGTGCCGGTTTCAATGTTGAAAAGCGTGCGCAAATGCGGCAAACCACACCCGCCGGAAATCATACGTGCTGTCATTAAAAACCGGGCCACAGCACAAGTGTCGAGCGGCGGGTGAGTAAAGTAGTCGCGCCACGCCTTGTCCGGCATCACATAGGCATGCATGAACTTCATGTCAAAAGGCACGTTATGCCCTGCCGGCACAAGTTTTTTGACGCCGCTCATAGAAATGGCTTCTTTGACAAACGCCAGAAAAATTTCTTGGGCCTCTGCCACCGTAAAACCATGCTCATCGTTGTCAGCCAGTTTGATCTGGTTAACTTCCATGGCTCTCGGATGCGTCACGTATTCGGCGTGTTTGAACCGCAGGTACACACCTGGGTCAAACCCGTGCGTTGGCACAATGTTGAACTTGCCATCCGTGACAATTGCCGACAGCGTAAGCAGACTGTAGTCAGGAGTCAGCCCGCCAGTTTCCGTGTCGAAAAACAGATACATGCTTACTCGAATTCGTTTGGGTGAAAACTGACAAATTGTCCGCCGTCATTGTCGAACAGAATGCCAGGAGAACCGCCGTTCGTTTCAGCCGCCCGCATTGCAATGCGCTCAAGTTGCCGGTAGATAGTTTTACCCTTTTTTCCGAATTTAAGGGAGAGGAAACCAAAAACCGTCAAGTGTTTCTCGACACCGCCAAGATCATCTGTCATCTCGTATCGGTTGTCGTCGTCGATATGGCCTTCAAAATCAAAGTTGGGCGTCATTAAAATATCCTTAATGCAATGAGCTTATCTTGAGTCGGAAATAAATAAATGCCTTGTACCGCGAGTTCACGCGGTTGGTCGTTTCTTAGCAGCACCTCGTCTGTCTGCTGATCAACTAGCCGAGAAACTATGTAGCCACCTGTATGGCCGTAGTCGGCGTGCAGGGCTACTGCCATGTTCGTACCAGGAACCGGGAGCCGTGCCGTCGTGGCCGCGGTGACATGTGCCACCATGCTATCTGCTGTTTTAGACGTGTCAACTATTGCCTGTAAAAAGTTAACTGGCGGCTTCGCGGCAAAGGTTGAAAAAGGAATAACTTTGACGTCGCCCGAAAACGCACCAAGTGCACCGCCGATTACAACACCTTCTGGGTCAATTACAGCCCCAACATTTTCTAAATGAGCAAACGCCAGGTAGACGTATGCCAGCAGTACTGCCGGTACAGACGTGTAATCCTCGGGCGTTGTGAGCGACGTAATACCGGCCTCAGCCTGCGGAAGTTGCAGATATTCGCCGGTCTCGAGGATTATGTGCTGCGGGTCAGACCCGAACGAAGCACCCCGAATTTGCGGGCCATGCGGCGCCTTATACAGAACAAGCCGCATACCCAGACTGCGGCAAATTTTTTCATCGAGCGGTTTTGCTTTGAAGATCTTACTGATGTTCTGCGGCTGAAACAATGCAGTTGCTGTACCCTCAATAGCCGGCGCGTTCCAATGCGTCTCTATTAGCTCGCTCACTACAGCTTCAAATACTTCGGCCGTCGCTTCTTCGGGTGCGTCTGCAAGGATGTCACTAAAGACAGCAATAGCCTTTAACAAGACGAGCATAAGTTTGTCGGCGTCCGCGGGTTCTTTTACGTGCTGTGCTATTGCCTTCTGACAACTTGTGCTCACAGCCTGCGTGAAAGAGAACTGCAGTTTTTCCCAAGCGACGTCGGGGACCTTGGACGCAAAATTGGCAATAGCCGTGGCGGCCCGTTTGTCCAGCAACTGTGCCCGACGCAGCAGTTCGATTACCGCCGCAATAACGAATACCTTTTTTTGCAACTCGTTGGTTTGAATATTTTTAATGAGTTTCGTTACGTGGTCAGAAACAAGATTTTTCTCCGACATAACCTATTTTCCTATGTATGCGGCGTCGCACGCCGACACTAATTTGCAAAAAGCATCTGAATATGTGCCATCAATAAATACGGTCTGCCAGCCAGACGGAATAGATGCCAACAATTCTTTAGAGTGTTGCTGTGCCCCAAGCACAACAACCATTCCGCCGGCCGCATTGTCTGGCATACAAGACTGTAACGTGCGTACGGTCTTGTGTAGCAGACGCAAAGCCCTGTGTGGCTCACCAAGCACGACGAGCACGCCGCCAGGCGGTAAGCATGCCTGTCGCAACTGCTCGGTCATCACTAACAGATCCACGTACGCTGCTGCGCCGACCGAAGCCCCTAACTCAGCGCCGCGGATTGCCGGTGCTGTGTGCGCCGCAATCTCACCAATCTCGGCTTGCACGGTAAGCGGCTTCCTGGCGTGAAAACACGTATGCATGAGATAATCGTCAGCCCAGCGCCCAATGGCTTCGCCGTAGCCGATGCCGTGTGCCGCCGCAAACTTCGCCATGTCGGTTAAGTCCACGTCAGGGGCTGCGGTCGCCACCGCCGAAAGCGTGACAGCCAAACTAGTCACGTAATCTGTCAGCATAAACTCGCGCACGGCTTTGGTGCCGCAATCGGCTACGCCGTCGACACCTAAGAAAAAGCACACCGGTTTCCCGGCAAGCCGGGCCCTGTAAATCGCAGTCCCGGCGGTGTGTGCGTCATTGCTCGGGGACTTACTGGCACGACGCTTGCACGGTTTAGCGACGGCCGGAACAGTTAACGTGTCAAAGACGGGAAACGAACTAGCAAGCGTTGCCGGAAACGTAATGGGTAGCCCGGCCGGTAACTGCTCCGGCTCAAGAACCATCGGCCCTATACCGAGCAAGAGCCACTCTGCTTGCACATTCGTATGTGCGGCTATTTGTGCCAGCATCCGTACCGTGATGGTTTTTTTAAACTTTATGCATACGTACAAGTGCCTGTAGTTCACATTTGTGGTGGCGGCCAGTTGTTTCAGGCTGCCACCAAAAAGAACGTCCGCAACGTGCTGCACGCGAGCACGGTAAACCGACGACTCAGACAGCAGGCGTTGCACCTGCCGGGCCAGTGAGAGTTTTTTTGGCGAGGGCATCGTTTTTTATTTCGCGCATGTATGGTATGAGTGCCCGGCCGGTTTTTGCCAGCAACCCTGTGCCGCTCACCAACCGCAAACCGTGTGCTGCATGCAGGTACGCCGACGTTAGTTCCGCGTAACCAGTAAGCAACTCCAGAGGATAGCGGCAAAACTCTCCGAAGAGTTCGAAAAAGTCCGTAGCGAAATCAGGCCGAGTAGCGTCCAATTTTACGCTCTTTAAGTACGTTACTTTTGCACCTCGAATACGCACAACCGGCAATCGGATATTAGGCCGGCAAATGAAAAACTGCCGCACTTCAATGTTCCAACCTGCTGCGTCAGGAATAACAACCAGCCGCCACAATGATCCACGCGTCGATCGTGCTAATTTTTTGCCATCAATTAATTGACGGTAGTTTTGTTTTTGTTTAACAAGCACTCGTCGCAGCAGCCGGGCGTGTTCTTGGATTTGCTTGTGGTCTGTTCCACGTATTGGATTAAAACCAGGAGCGGGTACATACCAGCGAACAACGCGACATACGCCCACAAAATTGGAATCATGTTTTAACAACCTATTGATGGCGTGTTTGACGTACACATAGTGTGCCGTTACTAGGTTGACCGTGCAAAACGGACAAATGTGCGTACGCCAGCACGGCCGTAACTCAACCTGATGCCCATCAGGCGACTGATAATGAGCACACGACGGCCGGCAAAACATGCACCGCCGATACGCGCTCTTAAACTTTTTCAAGTCAAAATTTGGATCGTACGGCGACAACCAGCGCTGCTTTGTAGGCAACCACATTTCGCGGGTGGTCATCTCTTGCAGACGCCAAATCCATAGCCGCCGAAATCGGTTTAATCTACGAGACAGGGTAAAAAGCGATTTGCTCTTCATTCCGAGCACGAAGTGCATAGCAAAAATTTTGCTGATGCGTGTGCCCGCCCTGTCTATCCGCCACCGACGATACCTAAAATTTTTGACGTATTGCGGGAAATCAAATTCAAACGTCAATGGTCTTCGCCTGTTCCTTGGCTAGTGGTTTCCTGACCGCCCTGAATGGCGTCCAGCGTTTCCTGTGCCGGAGTTAACTCGCCAGCACGTCCGTACTCGATACGCTCGCGCACAAGCTGCGTTGCTATTTCAACATCAACTTCAACGTACGGAATTTTTTCCTTAAGCAATTCAAGTTTTGTCGGGCCAACTCCGGCCACATTAATTTCGCCAGGGTTTTGGTCGGCAAAGTCTTCAAGCCTGGCGACCTGCAGTGCGTCTTCGTAAGTATCAAATAACAATGCCCGATTGTCTTTGTCAGCAAAAAAACGAACGCCGCTTGGATCGCAAATTACCCAGCGCACAGGACTCTCGCCAGAGTCAATAAACAGCGGTCGTCGGGGGGCCGCCTGCACTATTGCCGGCGCTTCTGGCGAGCAACAGAACTTGAACTTCTTGCCGCTGTTGCAGGGGCAACGGTCATTGCGACGAACGATCATGCCGCCGCGGGGATTGGCAACCATACTGGCCTCCTTGCCGGTCGTTGAGAGGACGAAAGCATATCCAGTCGCTCAAAAACGTCAAGTGGCCCAAAACTGCATACCCCCTTGAGCGACAAAAATTTGACGCAAACCATTGCACCACAATGAGATCTGACAAGCCACAAAAAAAATCTTGTCCGAAGTACGCTATCCATGTGTATTTCCTTCGGAAATACAAGGAGTGTAGTGAAGATTTTTTGAGTCGGGGTGTACGTTACTAAACATTTTCAAGCACGGTAGTGACTGATTTTTGGTTCAACAGATTTGTTTTGACGGTCATTGGTCCAAAAGATCTATTCCAACTTTCTGCTGCCCAAGTTAAAACTCTGTGGTGTTGTGTTTCTATAACGGGATAATTCATTCGAATACTCCACCTATTGGTGCCCTCTATTTCTACAGTAAAAAATCCACAGGCTTTAATCTGCTGGGCTAGCTTGTAACTACCTGTGAACAATACGTAAAAACCATTTGGGTGTCCTTCGCAGCTGAATTGTGGTTTTCCGCCAAGTTTTTCGATCATTAGCACAAAGAAATTTACACCGCGTTCTAGTTCTTCTAACTGCCCTGTAAGCGGTGAGACGCGCAGCAATTTTAGTTTTGCCGCTTGTTTCCATGTGCTAATTTTTACAGATTTTTGTCGACTTTTTGCTGACTTTGTAGCCGCCATACTTTTGATCGCGTTGTTGATTTAACAGACTTGCCCGCAATAATTCTGCGGGTGTAAGCGCTATACGTACCGGCTGTTTAAGCAAATTGTTTACTTGTCGTTTTTGGTAAATAACAGTACCAAGCAACGCAAGAACACTAAGGCAAACGCAGACTGAGACGTGTTTGCTGACGGTTTCATGATGTACTCCGCAAAGTGTGGCGACCCAAAATAAAAAGGCGTTCTGCCAGTGATAAATTGTGTCAATCATTGTAAATCCTGTTTACATAGGCCAGTTGTTCTGGCACAATTATAGCATCGTTAAATGCACTCTTCCTTGAGATCCCGCCATCCGATTTGCGCAGATACGCCGTGGATTATGAGCCCACAGCGGCACTAAGCCCGGGATGTTAGTCTGTTTTCTGGTGACTTAGGCCAGCACGTATAACAGACAAGTGAGTCACGCTTTACCGGATTAAGAGGCTGCGTAACGAGCACTGTGAATTAAGGGACGAACGTGCCCTTGTTGTTGATGATGTTATTCATGATCGCAACAAGGCGCTTTTGGTCGTCAGGGAGCTTTTCTTCCCAGGAAACGACTCTAAGGGCTTTCGTATTGGACATTCTATCTGTATCAAATGCACCGTAACCGCCTTCAAACGCAATCTCGATCAGCTTCAACTGCGCACGCGAGAAGAAGCCGGTCAGCCCGTTTGTAAACTTACCGTCCTCAACTGTTTCTTGAAAGTCAAGAATGACCTCTTTCGTGAAATCATTTACGGTTGTTTGATTGTTGTAGAGCGTGCAGCTCATAAACAGCGCCCCAAGGGCACAGCACTCACAGGCCGGGATCTTCTTTTCCAGGAATAATTCCCGGACCGGCGCTGTGCCGTTGAACTTGATATCCAGTTCTATGTTCTCTGTGTTCTTTTCGTTGACGGGATTTACCCAGACGCCAGCCTTGGGCCTGAACCGCTTGGCTTTGATCTGAGCAATGATGTCTTCAGCGATCAGCACACGCTTTCCAGCCGGCGTGGCTTTTGCGAACAGTCTATTACGCCTTGCGACCTCGGCCGCGACGTCGATCGGCTTTTTTGCTGGCTTTTTTACGGCCGCCTTTTTGGCCACCCGCTTGGGGCTGGCTTTCTTCTTTTTTGCCTTCGTGGGCATTTTGTTCCTCTTTGTGAAACGGTAAAAACACGGCTTCAAATCCGGCGCCGAGGATTACAAACGAGAATCCCCAGCCCCATTCGTACGTGTAATACGTGCATTCTGTGGTCGGTTGAAATCGAAACCCGTACTCACGCACATCGCCGTACGTACGGAAACCGACAAACGCAATAGGCCAGTACCACTTGATGCTGGTCGGCCAATAGTCGTTAATTATTCTTAGCATTTGGCAAATAGCTTGCGGACAGCATCACGCCGCAAAACATAAGGCTCAATAAGGGCCCGGTCGAATTTCCCGCCATAACCCAGCAGCGGGTCAAACCAGCGATCGAGGCTGTAGCCGCGCCAGGCGATTACGACAGTCTTTTTGTTGACTTTGGTAACGACATACCACGCGTAGCCGTCGCCCCGCGGGATACTAAAAAGTTTGCCGACGAACAGCCCGTCGGGAAGTGCGTCCGACAACGTCCGTGCCGCTTCGGCTTCATTGTTTACGTAGTTGTCGTATTCGCTGCCAAAACTCGTAGGGATTTCACGGACGTCTGTTTCTTTTACAAGATACGTCTTGCCGGTAATAGCGTCTGAAATTGTCAACAATTTATGGTCGTTGTAGTTTGCAATCGCTGCACCGCCGTAGCGATCCAGAATGCCGTACACCGTGTGACCGGCAACACCCGGCAATTGAAACTTGACTTGATAGTAGTCGGGAATTTTACTCATCGAACATTCCTTGTGCGTTTTGTACGATGTGCTGTATGACGTCAATAACGACGCTATTGCCAAATTGTTTTATGGCTTCGGTAGTGCGGGCGTGAGGCTCGAATGTTTCTGGGAATCCGTTGAGGCGGGCACACTCGCGGGGCGTCAGCCGGCGGACAGCCTTGTGAGCGTAATACATGCCCGTCTTGGCCCCTACGCCGCCGCCAGAGGCCGATATGGTGACCGCGTGGCCGTCCACATGGTATATCCGCTCTCCCTGCCGCCCTAGGCCAACCTGGCCGATCCTGACGGGTTTTGGGGTGCCGGGTTTTACCTTGGTAAGCACGTTGACGACTGGCGGGTATTTAACCTCGTCAATATGCATGTCTTCTACGCCCGGAAACTTTGCGGGCTGTAGGATGTCGCGGACTCGAATTGTTTTATTAACAGGTTCTGGCCATTCGTAACGATGGCACCGGAACGGGCGCTTTCGGTCGAAGCCCAGGATGTAAATACGTTCTCGTTTTTGCGGGACGCCGTAATGGCTGGCGTTTAACACGCGCCACGTTACGTCGTACCCAATGCCAACCAGCGTGTTGAGGATCGTGGTCAGCGTGCGGCCGTTGTCGTGGGCCGCAAGGTTCTTGACGTTTTCCAGCAACAGCAAGCGGGGCTTGTGGTGCTTGGCTACGCGCACTATCTCGTGAAAGAGTGTGCCGCGGGTCAGATCTGCAAAGCCTTCTTGTTGGCCTGCAATAGAGAACGGCTGGCAAGGAAACCCAGCACACAGGATATCGTGTGCTGGGATTTCCTTGGCCGCAATCTTGGTGATATCGCCCGACGGGCACTCACCGAAATTGTTTAAATACACTTCCCGGGCGTTGGCGTCGATGTCAGAAGAAAATACACACTTCCCACCAAACGACTCCAAGGCGAATCGAAAACCACCGATCCCGGCAAAAAGGTCTATAAACGTAGCGTTACGCAGAAACCTTTTCTTCGGCTCGATAGTGATCACGGGTGCTTCCTTGCATAGGTACTACCGGGTGAATTTGGTTCCGGTAGCGAACGGGCGCCGACCAGCGGCCCCCGAATGCGGCAGCGTACCGTGCTTTCGGCTCCTGTGCAACAACTGCCAGACGTGAAAACCCGTCATATGCAGGTTGTGCATTGAGTTTAGGTGATTGACGGTCCTATCCATCAACGGCGTATACGGCCAGTGATCGCTGGGGACCGCCGGACCAGCCGCGTAAAGAAGTTCAACGCCGGTTAAGACGTCAAATAACTTGTCGTTGTCAGCAATGCCGACTTCGAGCAGCGTATTGGCGCCCATTGCACTGGCAACGGCGTCAATATGCTTACGCATCAACGTTAAACTAGCTTCACGTTCGGCTTTAGTTAACTTTTTCTTGGTAGACACAACACTATCCTTTTTACTCAAAGACCTGGAATATTGCCCGTTAAAAACTTTTTGCTACCGACGCGGTTGTTGTACAAGTCAAGAAAACACTTCGCCGCTACTTTGTAACGGTCGCCGCTTTTCAGTTTTCTTAGGCTTGTCTTTGACTGCCCCTCGATAGCGTCGACCACCTTTTCGGGCGTAACTCGTTTCATTCTTTTTAAAAGGTGATGCAGGTTTACGCGGTCATCAAAAACTGTCAAGAAGTACGACAGCCCGCGCGGAATATCGTCCTGCAGTGCTTCTTTTTTTCCGGGCCACGCGTCGTGAATGAGATCTAAGACGGTTTTAAGTTGTGCAATCCCGCCGTCGCTGACGATGTTTTGCACCGCCTTCACGGCCCGAAAATTCGGGTAGCCCGTCTTGTTCGACAGGCATGTAAAATCAAAGCCACAACTACGCACAGTCTTGAGCACCGATATGGCGTGCGGGTCTTTTTTTGCCAAGTCGGCAATAAACAACTCCTGAGCCCCGACGTTAACCCGGTTTTTATTTATGCGGACAAAGACCTCGGCTTCATGAGCAACCCCTTTCGACTCAAACATAATGCAACGCGCCATGTTGTGCTCGTCGGCGTTTTCTGGGTCTTTTTCAGCCATAATTTGTTTGGCCGTAATGCGCTGTTGACCGTCAACACCCCACCGTGTCCCATCCTCCCGTACGCCGATAATCGGTGCGCCGAACGACACCGGACAATAGTTCGCTACGATCTCGTTAATCACTTTGGGTTTTAAAACCCGCTGATACACTTTTCCAATTCTTGTTGGATGTTTGTCGTCAAAGATATAATCCCTGCAAAATTGCACCGTTGTTAGGTCTATATTCTCAACCCGAGTATTAACACCCAGTATTTTTGAGTGGACAACGGGCGACGACTTTAACCGAGCAGTTGTTGCGACCATTCTCTTTTCTCCAAGGAATACCGCTACATAGCGGCGTAATATCGACAAAAATCAACGCACGATGTCGGAGTGGGTTTTGGCAAACCAGTAATCCGCCATCTTTTTCTTAGCAAAGAACTTCCGCAGGTGCATGAGGTCAGACGCTTTGTGCTCGTCCTTGGAGTAGTACAGGTCCAGGGCGTCCTTGAACTTCGGGGAGAAGTTTTCAGACGGCCGCCTAGCCGGCTTGAACAACTCCTTGACCATCTTCACAACCGCACAGCAGTTCTTGACGAACCGAGCCTCTTGCGACGTAAAGCCCTTTGAGCCGGGGCATACTTCAAAGCCCATCAGCCCGTCGCACGCTTCACGGCTAATGTCTGACGCGAGATTCTCGATCAGCTCAGGCGGTGTGGTCTTCAGCAGATGCCCGGTCATGCTGCTGTGAATAAACCCAGGCCGCTCAAACACGTCGACGTACATGCACCAGCCGGCCAGCGAGTCAGCCGTGATTGCCGACGTATGGCCGTTCCACTCGGGGTAGGCCGGATCGCCAAGCAACTCTAGCACACGCCCGAGCACTTCCGGCCCGTAACGGTAATAGAGCTTTTCGACCGTCTGGATCGCCGTAATCTCGAAGCGGCTACTGCGAGTGCCGGCGTGCGTGGAAAACTTGAACCCGTGATGCTCCACCAGCTTCACGATTTCCTCAAGCCGCTCGTCCTTCTCGGCGATGCGGGCCCGATAAATATCTCGCTTTGCGTGAGCACGGCGGTTGTAGTTTTCGTCCTTGTAGATCTGTGCTTCGTCGCGCATTTCTTCCACGATGAGCACGGTGGCCCGTACATGCGTGAAGCCCAGTTCCTTTAACGCTACGGTGCGGTGTACGCCGTCCGTTAAAGAAATAACTACGGACTGCAGTTTTCCGTTTGCCGCAAAAACCTTACGGAACGTAATCTTCGGCAGCGACAGCGAGCCTGGGTTAAAGTCCACCACGATCTGTGCGACGTGATTCCAGTCAACTTTTCGTTGCCGGCACCAAGCCTCATCGACTGTAATGAAACTGATTGGCACAAGCCCAATAATTGTGCCGCCGTTGGTTTTGATGCCCTGCTCTTTCTCTAACTTAAGCAGCGCTTCGTTAAGTTCTTCCAGTTCGTAAGCAACCATGTCGTACAGGTCGCTTTTTTCCTTGAGCGATCCTTCGCTCTCGGTGAACATGTCCGGGCCTTGGCGGGCAGAAGTAAAGTTCTTGAACGTATACTTCTGCTTGGTGTTTCTAGTCGCAACGGTAAACGGTCGCGACTTTGTTGCCGTGCCTTCGGACTCGTGCTCGTCCGAGGACGTGCTTTCTTCGTGCGGGATGATGTTGTCGTCGTTTTCGTCGTTAATAGCGTCCACGTGCTTTGCGTGTCCTTTCATGGAGCGTTGTGATACTAGTCGACCGCAGCGGGCACAACTTCCCGCGTCGGCATCGGCGGCAATTTTTCGAACAACTCGCACGGGATGTCGAGAAACAGCCCGCGAAATAGGTCTGACGCTGGATGCAAAATTTGCAACGAGCATCGGAGGTGCGGATCTACGGGTTTTCCGGCCGCATGTTCGTGAATCATGATTGGCGACACAGCCACAATGACGTCATCGGGCAATCGTTCTATTGCCTCCGGCACGACTTGCCGGTTGTAGTTCATGTGGTTTGCAGCCTCGTTCAGTTTTGCCAGGAGCTTTTTGTCAGCGAGTCGAATCATTTTTACCTGTTTTTTCGTTGCTGTTGTGCTTCGTGAAACCGCATCACTGCGTCAGCCGCTTGGCGAGATTCAGCGGCGTTGTAGCCTTCTTGCTTGAATCGCTCTTGCACATACCTGTGCTCGAAAGAACCGCTGCTTGCGGGTGGCGTTGTAGAGCTCGAGTTGGAGCTCGTGCTGCCGCCACCGCCGACTAGTTGGCCAAGCATAGCAATGCCAAATACGATGGCAAGTACCACCCAAAATCCGCCGTTATTTCCGTTATTTTGTGCTGTCATGATTGTCCTTTCTGCGTTTGAAATCAGTCCCACCACATCGGATAGTGCTGGTTTATGATGGCAAAAAACCAACGAGCCTCTCTGGCCTGCGTGGCTTCGTCGGCGTCAATTGCCGCCATGAATTCTTGTCGTTCTTGTTCTGCGGTGGCCGGTGTCACGTTTTGTCGCTTGGTCACCATTACGGCCCCGCCTCGGCCAGCAAACTTTCCGTTTTCAAACTTTCCGGCTGGCTCAAACGTTGTTTCTGGTTCGCCCCACTTTTTGTTGTGGCAGTTCATTGCTTGGTCGTAGTTCTCGCGGCTAAGGCGTTCGCCCAAGCGAATGGCGACGCGTAAAGCCTGCAAAGTCTTTGCGTCGTGCTTGCACACAGAGTCGTTAACTAAACAACGTTGAATGCGTTTTAATTTAAACACTATCAACGCAATTAAATATGCGCCGTCAAAGTCGTAATTTTCTCGCCCGAACATTGCAAACGCCCACATACGCTGCACTTGTTTTCGGGTGCGGTATTGCCAATTACGCACGGCGCGAAACGGCTTGAAGAACCAATGGTCTTCAAACAATATCAATGCCTCTTCCCACCATTTCGTCATGCAAGTGTCGTCGTGCGGCTTCAAGGGCTTCGTTAGGTGTTGTATATTCATGCCCGTACTTAAGTGCGTTTCGTAACCACAGGTCAATACTTTCGACAGTCAGCTTCCAGTCCATGCCATGTATGGCGGCCATCATTTCGCTGTGGTCTTCACTGCTGTCGAACTCAAGAATGGTCTTCGCCATCGCGCATTTCTTTCGTAATAACGTCCCAGCCAATTTGTGCAAAGACACGCTTTGTGGCTATGTAGTCTTCGTCAGTTTCGGTGCCGGTGACGAGAATAAGACGTTGATTCTTTTTGTCAATTTTAAAGGCTATCCCTGAGCGCGGAATGCCCCATACACCGCCGTCTTTCAGCGTTTGCGTTAAATTTCGGCACCACTGTAAAACGTGTTCGGGTTCTTTTGGTTCCGTCACGAAAACTGTTACCTCGTTATAAATGCCGCCAGTTGTTCGCCGATGTGTTGCGTATACGCGGGCGGCAATCCTTCTTTAAGTTCGTTCCACGTTACTTTACGTGTAACGCCCATAGCCCACATGCCTTCTTCCAACGTCTTGGCTGTTGAGCCGCCAATGACCAGTTTGCCTGTTTTCTTGCACACGCCTTTGCATGTGTCGCCCATGACGTGGTACACGCCAATAGGCTTTCCCTGCTCTTTGTGGCGGCACGGGAGCCGCACGAGGGGTACGGCGTCTGAAAGAAACAGGCGATGCCGGCGAACCTTCAAAGCATGTGAAGATCCGCATTCGATAACCGCGGCCTCCATTCCTGGAGCGCCGGGAACATTTTCAACTACCCATGGAATTTTCAACTCACGCAACAGAGCAAGTGCGGGAGTAAGCAGGTCGCCTGCTTTACTTTTGCCGCCTTGTGCGTCCCGCAAATGCTTGGCCCGGGTATGGGCTTGGCACGGCGGACTGGCGTGAATACCGTCGAACTGCTTAAGAAACTCTTTGTCTTTTAAAAGTTCTAGTGCGTCGGTCTGTATAAATTTGTGCGGGTAATTAGGCTGTGGGCGAATATCCACTCCGGTGACTTTAAAACCTGCGGCTGCATAGCCGTCAGAAGCAAGCCCGGCACAGCAAAATAAATCTAATAACTGCAGCACTGTAAAATTCCTTTACAACAGCGCCCGCCGCTACGCGACGAGTTCTATCTCTTTCGTGTCGTTCTCGGGTGTCGGCGGTTCAAGCAATTCTTTCTCAAGGCTTTTACGGTTGCCGTACATCCAACTCTGAACCGCGATGTGGCGAAACCAGTCGTTGATCGACGGAATACGCCCCAAATCTTCTTGTACGTGTTGTTCGCCGATATAGCGAACCATTACCTCGCGTCCGGCAGAATTTGTAATAGTGTGGCCGAAAATCCTTTCCGCCATAAAGATACCTTCTGAATGGTGCCGCAGGGCTCGATGCCGGAAATCTGCCATGTGGCTTTTAGACTCATCGAACCAGTCGTGAATGGCTTGATAGTCTTCGGGTTTGCCGCCCCATTTTTTGACGCTTGAAAGTGCGTGATGGTAAGGGTGGGCCATTTAATCCCCGTTTTTCTCGTCTGTTAAAAGAGATTCTAGGCAATAAAGAATGTCGTCGTGCGTAGAAGACCAGTCAAACTTGTCGTCAATTTGCTCGACGTCGGCAGCCCACGCTTCGTCGTCTTGCCGGTCAAACATATCAGCGTTCCACCACGCAAGAATAATGCTTTTTACGCCCGCGGCTTTTTCAGCTTCTAGTAGTTTAATGGCTTCGTCAATCGTCATTTTCTACAGCCTCGCGCATGAATGCGGCATCAGCGTCAAACGCGTAGCAACTAGCCAGCGCGTCGCAATCCTCGCAGTCGACGGCGTAGATATCGACAATAACGCCCTCGTCTGTCTTTTTAATGTAAACAGAAAAGTCTTTCGTACCGACCCAGGTGCTTTCAGCCAGGTCGTCTATAACGGCGTCTGATTCTTCGTCTAGGACAGGCCTACTCATTTTCTTCCTCATGACAGAGCTGCTCGTACAAATTAAAGTCTTCGCAGATTTTGTGGGGGATGTGCTCTTCGAGCCACTGCACGGTGTTGTCAAAACCTTCTAGTGACCACTCTACGTCCACCCCGTAATTAAACTCACCAACATAGCCCATGCTAAGTTCGCAGTATGTGGCAGCAACACCAAAACCAAGTGCCGTCATTTTTGAGTAAAACTCAACTGGCGGTGACCACGCAGACCGAAAACTTAGCGTAATTTTCTTGTCATTATTTGTGACAACTACATCAGGTGCTCCCTCATGTCGTGCAACGCCCCATTTAGTGCCCCAGTTAGCGACCTGCCAGTCGTACCAATTCGCATGACCGTAAAGTTTGACGTTTATTTTTTCGCGCTGCTCTTGAATAAATTTCTCGGGGGTATTGCTGGGATAGTGGGCTGACGGCGTATTTTTTACATCTTCTGGGCACGGCACAAATGTCTCCATAAGTGCGTTGTTGTTCCAGGCCTCTGCTACGCGTCTAATCTGCGTGGGGTCGGAATGTGTGAATGTGACTACGTTATCGCACCAGTTTGGCACAGCATCCTCGTAATTAAAACTAATTGTCGTTGTATTCTTCTGACTCGTAGTCGTCGTGATCGTTGTAGTTCTCGTTGAAATCGATAACTACGGGATCTGTTTTGTGGTACTGAGCCAGTGGCGTAAATGTAATGTGACCATACGCGCCGGCGTCTATTTCCCAGCCGGCGTGCTTTGTTTCTAGGAGCAGTTCCGCTACGTCAACCACAAGTTCTACGAGCGTTAGCGGTTTCTTTTTGAAATCGCGGGGTTTGATTGCACCGCCCAAGTAACTGTCGTCGAAATAGGTGTGCGACAGGTCCTCGTTGGCGACGTCTGTAAACACAATTGTTTCTAGTGACTGGTGCGACAGTTCAACGTCGTCAATAGTTTTAGCGTGCACAGATGACACGCAGCCGCTGTCACCTGAGCCGTCAAAATACGCAATGGCGTATTTGATTTCGTGATACCGCAGTTTTTCCAGTAGAAAATCTAAGGTAGTTTTTGTTTTACTTGTCATCGCGGTTTCCGGAAATAAATGTCGAACGCGGCGTCGCTCACGTCGATACAGAACTCTTCATATTTTTCTAGAGAACTTTTCCAGTTCTTTGGCACGGCGATAAACTCACCAAAATCATCGCCGCCGACGAGGGCTCGGGCAGTCTCCCACCACTCTTCGTCAATTGCCGGATTGCAGTCTTGCGCGTAAGCACAGTAGGACGAGTCAGTGCCGGCAACTAGATCTCGCGGGTTGCCGTTCGACATTAAATAAACGCCTTGGTCGTGCACGAACAGAAAGCCTGGCTGGGCAGGTGCGTCCGACCACGCCATGTTCCAGTGTTTTGACATCAAGGCGTGTTCAACACATCGGCGTATGGCTGTTGTTTTAAAAACACATAGCCCCATTAGTAACGCCTCACATCACGGCTAGACTCGGTGTAATAGGTCGTATGGTCAACAACTATCCGGCCTGTTTTAGTTGTAATTTTGATAGTGCCTTCGCCGCCTTCGTTGTTTTCGAATCCAACGGGCAGCAGTTCCCACAATTCACGCTCGACGTCTTTAAGCGTAAAACCGCCGGTGAACACGGTCGTCACGTCCGAGAAATGAAATTCTTCTTCTTCGTTGGCGATAGAAAATTCAAAGTCGCTGCAGCTGTCGCCGGAACCTGAGTATGTTACGCACATACTTTTCCATCCGGCAGCGTACAGCTCTTTGCAGTATTTTTTGATTTTCTGCGCGTGGTCTATAGCCGGAGCTTTGCCGATTATTTTACGCAGTTCAAGCTCCATATCCCGTTCGGTGCCCTTTTTAGTAGGAGGCGAGGACGGTGCAGGGCTCTCCAGTTTCTTTTTCTTTTCTTTCGGCAAGTGCGACAAACTCCCTAAACGATTTTGTAACTTCGTAAATATAGTCTTCCCCGTCTTCCGGGTAGAGCGAATTGCAGCGCAGGCGAATCGCCTCCTCGACAGACATAGGTGCGGTGTGTACGTTTCCGCTGTGGGCGCCAGAGATTGTTACCGGTTCTTTATCCTCGCTGCCGTTGTGTATTTTTTTGAGCAGTTCCGGAAGCAGCATCGCTAGCATGTCACCGCCCTCGACGCCCCGGGCTGGCTCTGTGACGCATTTGAGCCGCATCCGCATCGTGGCGGCAGGGATCTGGGCTTCGCATTCGCTAGCCTCAAACGCCTCACGCACCAAAATCTTTGTCGCATATGGCCCGCCGTGATAGGCCTCTCGCAGGTAACCGACGTTGCCAGAAGTTGTGGAGTAGCCCGTTATTTGATTTTGCTTCTCTTCATCAGTCATACCGGGCCACTTTAAATAGATGTCAATTCCCATCAGTTTTGCCCTCGTTATTCTTGGCTTCAGTTTCGCGGGCACAGGCCTCAAGCCAGCCTTCGCGCGTCGCCTCGCTCACGTCTACAGACGCACCTACGTCTTCTCGTAGAAACTTGACATTTTCGGGTGTGCCGCCGTGGAGTCGTTCAGCGGCTGCTCGCTTTGCGTCGTCAGCGTTGGCCGCGATTACAACAAGTTCTTGGCTGTTCTGGTTGCTGACGCGGACATGGTAGTACTTCATTGTTCAAAATCCTTAACATTGTGGGTGTAAAACAAAAAGGGCGTCGAGTACATACTCGACGCCCTCCTTAGCGCGAACTTGTTAGTTGCCCGCCGAGATCACTGGCAGCGACCGGCAGCACAGCAGCCGCGACGAACGCGAACCGCCCGAGCCGGAGCCGTCACAACCTTGACAGGCACCTCAACAACCGCACGCGTAACGGTACGCGTCCGCTCGATCGTGCGACCGAACAGACCTGGACGGCACGTAGCACGGGTCGAACTTTCCGCACAACACGTACCTTGAGCACAAGCATTGCAGTCTGTAGCTGGAGCAGCGACGACCACGGGGGTCGGCTCCGGCGTCTTGACGAGAACACTTTCCTCGCCGGCGAGGCCGCAAGCGCAGAACAGAGCGAACGCAAAAGAAGCAATACAGGTCTTCATTACTAGAAATCTCCTTGAAAAATCGAACAACAAGGTGCACGCGTCCGTTGCGTGAACCGATCTTCTAACACAAACACACCGGGCGGTCCAGAGTGGGCTGAAAAATTTCAGCCCACCCCAGACTACCTAGTTTCCTTAGTCTCCGATCCCGACCAACTTCCGTTCTTGCTGCATTGCGTTTCTGAGGAAACGCACAATTTGCGGCAAGCACTTCGCGACATCGTTGACAAACACAACGTGCTTGTCGCCATACTGTCGCTTAAAAGCACCCTGCTGCGTACCGTGCACGCCAACAGCGAACGCATATGTGCTGATCTTGAGGCGCTCACGTGTGAATTTGCACACGCTCGTGACATGCTTTTCAGCAGTTTCACCGCCGTAGCCAGAACCAGCTGGCAAACCGTCGGCAATTACAAACAAGTACTTCTTTTTAGCCTGATCCTCTGACAGCCGTTTTGCTACATCTTTGATAGCGTAGCCGTCGTAATTGTTGGAATGTGCACGAATACCGCCGAGCCTGGTTAAATTTTCACCGTCGCGCGGCGTATAGTGCTCAAAAATAGTCATTGAGTCGGCACCAAACTCATTAGCAGTGTGACCGTAAACATACAAACGCACTCCCGCGATCTTTCTGACCGCCTCGGCGAGCATAATGCAGATGTCACGGGCACTGTTGATTTTGGGGCCTGACATGCTACCAGACTGGTCAACGAGTAAACCGACTGCCACGTCGGGCAGTTTGCTTATCGTCTTTTGCGACCAGATATGTTCGCAGTCGTAATCCAACTTATGCAGGCTGCCCTCGTCGAGATCGCCGGACAATAAGCCGTGAACTTCAACGCTGCGGCGGCCCGCCTGGAACTGCAATGCACTCCGAATACGTGCAATAGCGTTTTTGTTTTTCGTACGTACGATTTGCACAGTCTTTTGGCTGTCACCGAGGCGACCACTTTCTTCGCGCACCCGTGCCTTTGGTTTTGTAGAATCGCTGTTGTTTAAATACGCAACATACTCTTCTTCTTGGGCGTTGCTGGCCTCGTCATTAACGTGACCGATAGCGTCGCCAGTCAAAACCTTGGTCTTAGCCTCAACCTTTTCGCCGAACAAACCACCGTCAACCGGACTAAATGCCGCATGTGCGGCCCCCATCTTTTCATTAACGTTTTCCGCGGTCTTTTCTGCAGCACTGCTGTCTTTGGCGGAACCCCTGAGCGTATTCAATGCCCGAATTAACTTTTCCATCGTATCTAGGTCGAGCTTGGGCGCGGCTATCGCGTTACGGCGCTCTATCGGTTCCAGCCCGCTTAACTTTGACAGAAAGCCGCCCGACAGCGTCTCAAGCAACTGTGCGAGAAATCCAACGTCGGAGATTGCCTCGTGGCCCATGGTATTTTCTACGGCCACGGGCACAGCCGCTGATTTAGGCAGGTCATCATGTTGCATCGCCTGGCTCAACTCGCGAACCAAGTTCCGCAGCAGTCCACTAGTGTGCAACTCATAGTTGTCATAAAACGTATGTGCAGCACGACTATTAAGTGCCGACATTACGGATCTGACTGCGTTAAGCTGTGTTACCAGTTTGTCTGACGTACGACACTCCGCGACAAGATTCTCAGAATGCTCGATGCGCGGCAGATTGTCTTTGATTGTCTGAATATAAGTGGAAACACCCTCAATAAGTTTATTTAACAACGCTGTTGCACACACTTTTTCGCCGTGTAACGTGGGGCCGGCCGCAACGTCATTTCGCAGTTTTTCAAGTTTTGCTTGAATCTCTACGAACTTTTCTCGCTGGGTTTCAAAATGAGTTTTTGCCCCGTGAATTGCCTCTTGAACTTCTGTCTTGTTTGGGCCGTGAAGCGTCTTAGCTGCGGCTTTTGCCTTTTTAACAAGATCTTCTAGCAGGCTTTGGACTTTTTCGACGTCCTTTTCGGTCGGCGCTGTACTCATTAATTCGGCGTGCAGTTTATCGAGATTCGGTACAAACTCGCGAGCTTCTGCCACACCCGCTTTTTCCAAAGCCTCTATTGCCTGCGGCCGAGCCTGCAGCGCGTAGGCTATTTGATGCCGCAGCGTGTCAACGGTTGAACGCTTGGCGGCGGGGGTGAGATGCTCGTCGGCACAACTAGACTTAACACTTTCAAGCTGCTTATCGAGCGACTTAATCGCTTTGATTAACTGCTCAATAGACTGCTCACCACGCGCCTTGCTGCCTGCCCGTGCCAACAATTCTTCTTGCTCGTTGCTTTTTGCCAACCCGTTGCGCTGCTGCTCTGCAATATCGCCCATACCCTCGCCGAGACAGGTCAGCATATCCTTCATTGCACTGGCACCAGTACTCGTCTTACTCTGCTCTTCTTGTGCCTGCTTGAACATATCCTGCAGGGCGTTTTCAATATCGCCTGCGGGGGCATCTTCGTTTTCTTTATGCAACAAATCGCTGATGTCGTGTACAAGCTTCTGACACGTCTCAAGCAAGTTTGCCGGCTCGACCTCGGCACCCAAATGCTTTGACGCGAGTTCGGCTACTTGCTCTGGAATGGCTAGCGGGTCCTCATCAGCGATCATGTTGTAAGCCAGCCGGCCTACAATCGCTTCTAACGACGGTTCTGCCTTTTCCAGGTTTTCACGTACCGTAATAAACTTTTTCGCGTGACGCACGAAGTAGGGCGCGAAACCACCCCAGTCTGACACCACCGTACGGCGAGCCAGCCGCGTGAGCATGCTTTTTGCAAGCATTCCAGCCAGGTAGTACTCGGTTGTAGCGAGTGCCATTTTCTTGGCGTCTAACTTGCTAAAATTTGCGTCATTTGCGAAAAATTCTTTGGCCGCGTGAAAGCCAATCAATTGCAGACCTGTGCCGTTAATTGGTCCCAGCACGTCAGGAGTGATATCCTGCGAAATCTGCACACGAAGCAATACAAACCCTGTAAGTGCGTCGACAATCGCGTCTTCGACTTCGGCCGTATCGCTCGCCAGCAGGTCGTCGGGCGACACAAAAACGACACGCTGTTTGTTGTCGTTTAATGCGTCGGTGACGCCGTTGCTGTCAGAGCCCTGGCTAAACTGCACAGCAAATGACGTCTTATTTTGACCAGTCTTATCGACAATCGTATTGGCACTGCGTGTCAGGTTGCGCAGTGCACGGATCGCCTTGTTCTGTGCGTCGCTGTCTGTACCGTAAGCAAATGACGTACGACTAGAAAACGTCGAACGAAACAAGCTAGAAGGCGAGTAATCGACATTGCGACTATATCGAAAACTGTTTCGGCGATACCAGTCCATGTCCGAATCGTCAAACGACTCGCTGTAACTGTAGCCGCTGTATCCGTATCCGCCGTAATCAGAACCCGCGCGATCATCGGCAGCATAATCGCCGTAAGAGGAATAACCGCCTGACTTTTCAGTGTGAAAACCAATTGGTCCGTGTTCGTCGCCGTCGTCTTCAATAGATCGATAATCTGGATTTGGCCGAGGACCGCGAGGCTTCTTAGCCTCGTCGGTATCCTTTTCGGCTTCGTAGTTGCCCCACAGAGACTTCCACTTTTTATCTGCCATTAATTAGGCTCCCTTGCTGGTCGCCGCCGCCTGGGCCGCGATCAGGTCACCAAACTTGCCCTGAATAATGCTCTGCACCTTGACGCGCTCGGAATCGTCGTCGCCTTCGGGAGAGAAATGGTTTGTGATTGTAAACTGCAGGGTGTCAACGCCGCCCAGCACAAAGTCGTGGGCTGCCGCGATCAACTGCCGGGTAGACAGGCTTTCCGTCAGCGTAGCCGACAGTCCAGTCGAATCTTGCCGGATCTTGTTAGCCATCTGTACGAGCCGCGACGCAATGTCCTTGGTTACGCCAGTACGGTTAACAAGCAACTTTACCTCGTCGCTTTCGGCAAGATACGTCAGTTCGACGGCACGCGGGAAACGATCTCGAATCGCACGGTCGAGTGCCGACGTACCGGTATAGCCGGCGCCCTCGTTCATCGACGCAAAGAACACCGTACCCGGCCCGACGATGATCTTGTCGCCCTTCTCCTCAAGGTATGTAAACCGGCGGGCGTCCAGAATCGGCATCAACGTATTGAGCAGATTCGGATTTGCACGGTTAAGCTCGTCGAGCAGGATGACGTGGTTGCCGTTCTGCACCGCACGCACAAACTGCGACTCATGCCAGAACACGGTGCCCTCGCGGGCAGACTTGTACCCGAACCAGTCGCGAGCCTCACGGAGATTAGCGCAGTCCATGATCAGCAGCGGCCGATCGTGTCGGGCTGCAAACTGGATGGCCAGTTCAGTCTTACCGCAACCATGTGGTCCGATAAGATTAACATTTTGCGGGCACTTTTTGCTGGACGTTTCCAGAATTCCAAACAGGCGCTCGATTTGCGGGTTAATGATGTACGTCGTGTCAGACTTCGGATAAAAGACGCCGTGCTCTTCGTCCTTTTCCTTTTCGGCTTCCGCACTAACCACACCGAGCTTTGGAGACTCCTTGGTCATCCGGGCGAAGCCGTAATCGTTACCCGCAACCGGCGTTCCAAACGACATTTCGGCCGCCTTCTCTGCGGCGGCAATTGCCTTGGGGTGACCGTTAATGAACCAGCCGTACTTTCGCTCGTTCATGATCGAGTTCACAGCCCGCTTGTTCAAGTTAATAACAGCCACTGCACGACCCATCCAGTCAGAACCTGGGCAGCCGTCGGCAGCGTTGAATTCGTCTACAAGTGCCTGAAGGGAGTTACGCTGTTTCTCCCACATCGAGCCGGACAGCGTATCGATCATCGCGACGAGCACGCCATAGGCGACCGATTCGCCGGACACTGCGTCGCTATCAGAGGCAGACCCGTTCTCGATTACCCAGTCCTTTAACTTCTTGGCAGTCGTGCCTTCAGCGCTGATAAGTTCGTTTGGAACAACGCTGACAGCCACTTCAATATCTTCGCGGTTATAGTGATTCGCGGCCATACGACCACGGTTGCTCGGCATAAAACCAACAGCGTCAGCGTCTTCGTTCACGTACAGGTACATGCGTTATTTCTTTTTCTTGTTTTGTTTATGCTCTTGAATGGCACAAACAATAGTGTTTTCAAAATCTTCCGGCGCAATGTAGTCGGCGCCGTTGAAATAATCTAAGACGTGTTGTGCCGTTTCTCGGTCAAACATGTCTTTAAACAACTTTACACCGCTGGCGGTTTCCAGGCGGTATTCGGTGATGTCGTGGAGGGTCACGACCTCTGGAATAGCGACAACGTCTTTGTACGCCTCACGCAATTGAAATAATGCGTCTAAGGCGTCCAAAATACGTTCTTTGTCCTCGACGTATTTTTGGTCTGTGCTCATTTAATGGGCGGCACGGCCGGCATCGGCCAGCATAGCCGAAGCGAGAGAGAACCTCAAATACCGCGTGCTGGCCGGGCATAAACGCCTCGACCAGCGACGCGGCTTTGGGCTAAGAGGCTCAGAGAACGTCGGTCAGCTGCTGGTGCAGCTCCAAGACGTTACGTGCCTCTTCGTACGAATCGCCGCAGGCGGCGATAAATGCCTTTGCCGCTCGCAGATGAGCGACAGGCAGGGAGTCAGTGGTGTCGGCCGCGGGACGCACCTTATTGGCTGGCCGCTTCAGTTCCACGCCTTTGCGTGTGCTTACGGCAGCACGGTGCTGCTCGGCGGTTTCAGCCGCCTTGGTCTTCCGCGGGTTACGACCCTTGGCACTAACGCCCGCCTTCTTTAAAAGCTGGCTTACTTGTGCTGGGCTAACCTTAACGCCCTTCTTCGTGAGTGCGTTAACAATGTCAACGCCGCGGAGAGATTCGCCAGCGGCGTTGCGCCGGTCAATCTCGTCACGGACGTAATCGGACATGCTCTTCTTCTTCTTATCAGCCATGGCAGTAACTACCCTCGTGGTCTTACTTGGTTCTTCGTCGGCGTCCACAGCGGAGTCGACCTCTTCGTCATCTTCCTCGTCGGCGTCGTCGCCGGTTTCGGAATCGAATCCGTCAGCGTCGTCATCGGCGCTGTCGTCTTCAACGTCATCACTTACCGCGGAACCAACAAGCTCAGCATCAGTGGGCTCGTCTTCGAGTTCCGCGTCGACGTCCGAGTCGATCTCATCATCAGGCAACATCCGTGTTTCCTTTTCCTTTGAAGTTTTTAGGGCTGGCGCCGGGCGGTTGCCAAGCGGTTTTCCCCAAAGATTTGCCGGGTTAATAATTTCTCCGGCTTCTACCTTTTTGGACATGACTACTCCTTGTTGCCGTCGGCAATGCCGACAACATCTACAATAGACCCAGAAAAACAGAAATCAATAGCCGACAAATTTTGCCGACTAGATTAGCGATTTGAAGCAGCAACAAGGGCTCTAAGTGCTTCAAACGTACTGGTCGTTTGCACTACTTGTTGCTGCGGTGGCGGTACGGGCGTTGGTACCGGAAGGTTAGACGCCGTCGGTGCCCGACTGGCGGCGACATTCGGCGGGGCACCGCAATTTTCTGTACGCAGCAAGTCTTTGTTCAGATGCGGCCACAGTTCCATTGAGTGGATCGCCCCGAGCAGATTCCAGGCTGCATGTGCCAAATGTTCTTCACTGCGGTCACCGCCAAGAAAATTGTATATGTGTGCGATTGCGTGATTCAGCATGTCAGTAACCGGCATGCCGTTCTCCCAGTTGCCGGCCCCAAATTTTTCCGCACCTTCAGCATACGTGCGTGCTAGAGCCCGCAGCCCAATCGGCGAAATCAAATCGTAGCGTACGTTATCGCAATCAGCACTTCGAACAGCGCCGGTGTCGTATTCATGACGATTATTGCTCATCGTGAGTCTCTGCGACGAAGGAGAAATAAAACCTGGGTGTATCAAGAAACAGCACTGTACCACGCTGGCCGTCTTTTTTACGGATTACGTAAACGTACGGTGCATCGAAAAAGGCGACCTCGAATATTTTTAGCAGTTCTTCGTCGGTCCACACTTCATCGGCGTACGCGTTTTCCAGCAGTGTCCGTATTTCGCCGCGCTCATACCTGCCGTATTGATGCGCCAGTATAGTTACAAGTGCCTCGCGAGAACCGGTGAACGGAATAGATATTTTTTCCGGACATTTTTTATTGCTCATTACGCTGTTGTTCGTCAGTGGGCTGATTTAATGCATTTAATTGATCGACTCGATCTTTAATGCGTTCTGCGAGCTCGGCGGCATACCGATCGAACATTTGCAATTGATTTACAAAGTCGCGTTGCACGTCTACGCTGAACGCTGCAATGCGTTTTAATAACGCTAAGAGGCCTGCGATGTACGGCGGCTGTTGCTGCCGCAACCGCAACAGACCCGCGGGCAAGTTTTCGGGTTGGTTTGTCCAGATTGGAATGATCGCCACGCCGGCAAGTTCTGGCACTGCCGTGAGGGCTTCGACACAAAAATCATCGCAACGCTTATAGAATTCGGCGTCAAAAGGCAGACGGGCTGGTTCTATCTGATTACTCTGATCGGGTGTCGGCTGACTGTCCATGATTGTCTCCAAAAGGGTCTTGTACATATCGCATACGGGCTGGTAATAAGCCGTCTACGATGTTGCTCACGCGTGTTGCGGCGAGGCTGTAGATAATTAATCGTGCCGCCGCGGCCATCGTATCACCGAGCCAGACTCCCGCCAAGAGGGCGATGAAAAAATAGAATGGTACGTGATAACTCTTGCAAAACGGGCAATTCAGCAACTCAAGTAATTTGCCTTTTATCGAGTCTGGCGCTGTGACGTCTTGCACAGCCTGCGAGTACGCCCGCAAATGGTCGAATATCGAGCCTTTGTGCCAGACCTCGATCACCGCACCAGTGGCGAAAATGACAGCAATAAAATCGAGAAGTGTGAATGTCATTGGCGTTTCTTTTGCCGGGCTTTCTTTTCGCCGCGGCTGATAGCGTTTGTGGCGGTAAGCATGAAGTACATGGCGACATAAATAGGAATTACAGCACCAGCACCAAATACCGGCCCGCACACCAAAGACGCCAGCAGCATTAGACCAGCGAGCGTAATAAACGAATTGGTGGGACTAGAGCTCATTTAATTTGTCCTAGGGCGCATTGGCATCTCCATTTGGCCAGGCTTCAGTTAGGTTTGAAGTATTAACAATCGGGCTGTCGGTAACGCAGTCTATTTCTACTGGTTTAGGTGCCGGATACGGCGCCGTCAGCGTAATGTGATGCACCGGATTATCAGGGAGGTACACTTGAGGTTTCGGGCCACGGGACGTTCCCGGAAACTCGGCCTGCCGGCGATCCTGATATAGACGTGCACTTTTTCCAACTTGAGCCATGCTATACTCCTTCGATTAAGTAGGCAGCGGGTCACCGTTTAGTATACCCGCCGCCTACTTAAATACTCGGTCTACTGCTTACACAAACTTCGGTACGCATACACCGGCAACATAAGCACACCGAAAAGCACGGTCAGGATTAAGCCTCCTGTTATTATGCATAGTTCGGTGGCTATGTTTTCGAGCCACTGTAGTTCGACCGGATCTGAGTCGTGCCGAGACGACCGATTAAACCTACGCCTACGTTTGCACATATGGCACCAGAAAAAATAATGCAGGATGGTAGCCTGCACGAATCAACAGCGGTTGAAATTCCAGACGCAGGAGTTCAATCGCTGTTACAAGAACTGCTGTCAATTAACACGGCCGACCAAGCGTCCGTTACATCGCGGACGGCTGTGTTGAAAGAACTGGCAACAAGATGCGCGTTTCCGTCGCTTGAGCCAATTCTTCCGCTTGTATTGAATTTAAATGGTAAGCCGTACAGTATTAAAGATCATTACCCGTTCGGCCCATTATTCAGAGTATTAACACCCAAAAATCAAGTGTGGAAAACCGGGCGTCAGTTAAGTAAATCTACGTCGCTCGCGGCGCATGGAATTGTAGTCGCTAACTCTATTCCATTTTTTAAGACGTTGTATGTCACGCCGCTGTACGAGCAGATTCGCCGTTTTTCCAACAATTACGTGCGACCGTTTATCGACCAGTCGCCTGTCAAGTCTCAGTGGTCGAGCAGCGAGACTGAGAACTCTGTGTTGCAGCGCAGCTTCAAGAACAAGTCTTTAATGCTGTTTTCTTTTGCACTGCTTGACGCTGACCGTGTCCGCGGTGTGTCGTCTGATCGAATGTGCATCGACGAAGTTCAAGACATGGACCCTGACCACATTCCAATTATTCAAGAGACGATGAGTTATTCGCGTTACGCGATTTCTCATTTTACGGGGACGCCAAAATCGACTGATAACCCGTTAGAGGGGTTGTATAAAAGGAGCAGTCAAGCCGAGTGGTTCATTCCGTGTTACTCGTGCGGCAAGTGGAACATACCGTCTATCGAGCACGATCTTGATGCCATGATCGGGCCCATGAACATTCACATCAGCGAGAAAAACCCTGGTACTGTATGTGCAAAGTGTCGCAAACCGATTAGCCCGCGGCATGGGCGGTGGGTGCATAGACACCCTGACCGCCGCTGGCAATTTGCCGGGTATCACGTGCCGCAATTAATTTTGCCGCTGCACTTCTCAGATCCTGAAAAATGGAACACGCTGCTACTGAAGCGCGAAGGTTACGGCAACATGACGCAGGCACAGTTCTACAACGAAGTCATGGGCGAATCTATCGACGCCGGTCAAAAACTTATTAGCGAAACAGAACTACGTGCGGCGTGCCTGTTGCCATGGGAAAACAAAAAAGAACCCGTACGTGAAGTGTTTGAAAATTTGAATGATTACCGCTCACGCGTGCTGGCCATCGACTGGGGCGGCGGTGGCGAAGAGGGTATTTCGTTTACTGTGTTGACGGTTCTTGGTTTTCGTCACGACGGCACAATTGACGTCCTCTGGGGGAAACGTCTGCTCATCGGCGGCGATCACTTAGCAGAAGCCGTTGAATGCATGAAATACTCTGATTTATTTCAGTGCGAATTTGTGGCTCACGATTACACCGGGGCCGGCACGGTACGTGAAACCGTTATGGTGCAGGCGGGGTTTAACCTAGACCGCGTGCTAGCGATGCGTTTGGTGCGGTCAGCGTCGCAGGATCTTATGGTGTACAAACCGCCGACAGCGATCAACCACCGCGCACATTACAGCCTAGATAAAACACGTTCTATTCTTTACACGTGTCAGGCTATCAAATTAAAACAAGTCAGGTTTTTCCAGTACGACTGGGCTTCGCAGGACTCGCCTGGTTTGATTTCTGACTTTTTAGCGCTGGTAGAGAACAAAGCAGAATCACGCATGGGCGGCGACATTTACACCATCACGCGAAACACGCTTCTTAGCGATGATTTCGCGCAGGCTGTAAACATCGGCTGTGCCGCGTTGTGGCACATCAACGAAGCCTGGCCTAACTTTGCCCAGTTGGCCGGTCTCGGCCGCATTACGCAGCAGCAGGCCAAAAACGAACTTGAAGACGACCACTGGGCAGACGACGCTACGGCAGATCGTTTTTTCGGCTATTAAGTGCCTGCAGCGGCGACTGGCTGCGTAATAACCTCAATGATATCAGGCGGGCAGATACACGACAGCCCGCGACCGTTATCCCACTTTACGTGCAATTGCGTGAACTTCTCTCGTGCCCAGCCCGCGTTAACGTGTGTCACATCTTCGATAGTACCCTCGGTGCCGGGCGGGATTGGCTGTGGGTCATTAGGCATAAAAACCATGCGAATGCGGTCACCCGGCTTGTACATCGTCATCGTCCTTTTCAAATAGACTTCTGTGGTTGGCAACAAACTGACGGCCATTGTCGTTTACGGAAAACGCAAAACTATCATTGTCAGAATCGAAAGAGACATCAATAAGATCTCTGCTGACGCCTGCTGAAATGACGTTTGACATGATTCGCGTAAACAGTGCTTCCATCAACTTATGCAGTTGCTCCATGGCTGCCTTCTTGGAATTGCCACCGACAGCAAACAGCGCTCCGTTATCCGCGGCACTGAAGTCGCGCACGATGGTTTCGGTTTCCTGCAGCGACAGAAACGCGCATTTTTCTTCAAACGACGCGCTGTTGGCATCGACTGCTATGCCGCTTTGCTCGGCAATGTAGTGATCGAACAACTTGATCGCTGAGTCTCGCAAACATTCCATAGGCAGAACTGGGGCGCCTGGGTTTTCAAAGTCCGGCTGCCCGTCAGAACTACGATGGAAAAATTCGTCTAGTGGGCTGGTGTCTTCGTCAAACACGGGAATCCTCCTGCAGTCGGGCCGCGGCCAGGCTGGCCTCGTAGTTACCGCGGGCAAGAATACGGGCACGGACAGCGTTACGCATGTCGGCAAGGTAATCCTGATACTGCACGTCAGTGTTTACGATCGCTTCTGCAGACGAATACGAGTGCGGCTTGCCCGTCAGTGCATTGTCGCCGCTAGCCATGATTCTTTCAATAGCCGCCAACTTTACCGCGATCCGGTTATCTTCGAGTCGCATTTCAGCGAGCGTGGCATCAGCGAGATTAGAGGCTGTTACTTCGATGTTACGCACAAAATCAGTCATTTTTTTCTCTAAGTGGTTTCGTAATCTTTGAAGTCGTAATTTGACTTCTGTTCTTTAATAGTCAGTTGCCGTTTGGGGTATTTTTCCGGGTGGCATACCTGACAACGAGCTCGGGCGCAGCCAGCACAACGTAAAGACTTTCTGAATCGACCGGCTTCTACTTCTGGCCAATTTCCGATTAAAGACCAAAGTAAGTGCCGGCGCAACTTAGCGCGATTTTCTAGAATGTGCTTTTCTTCGTGATAGCGTTTCATTTTTAACTCCGTGTACAAGTAACTACATAGTTATTGTAACACGCGGGAATCAGACCTTGACGAGCGACTTCGAAGCACGACGCTTCTTCATCGCAGCCTCAGTGGGCTCTTCGCCGTACACGGCACTCATGCCAGGCGTGAGGCAATCAGCCGTGAAGCGCCCGAACCTAGGCCGCCACTCGCACAGGCCGCACATCGTGCCCGCTTTCTTGATCCAGCGATCAAGTTGGGCAAAATTGATGATTGAGTCCTCGAACGAAATCGACACAACAGCCGACCAGTCATGGAAGATTGGCCGAGTCGAGACGACGCGAGACTGCTGCCGCGCCACCAGCGTGGTGAACCGGAAACCTTCGGCTTCCGGAGTCGGGCGGGGCGACGTGTCTTCAAACATTGCTTCCGGCTCGCGCGGACCGGCGTACTCTAACTTAAAGAATCCCGGGGGCGCCGCGAACACAGCGCACTTGGCGAGCTGGCCTTCCTTGGTCTTTCGAGCCGCGGCGTTAATCGCTGCTACGATGGTCGCACCGGGCAGTACGGGACCCAACTCCTCGTGCATATGCAGGCTGCCGAGGAACTCAATATGCCCCATCTCGATGTGGTCGGCGTCGGTCTTGACGCGCTTCGAACTGACGCTCTTGAGCGCCTTAGAGAACTTGTTCAGCGGGTTTGCCATCTGAACGTTTTTCACAACCATCGGGCCGTCCCCGGTGATCTTGTAATCAACATTAACCCAACTCATTGATCTATGTCCTTCCGTTGATGAATCGTGGGAACAATGTAATTACAGCCCAAGTCTTTGTTTTTGTAGCGACGAGCTCGTATTACATTTGTTATTGCTTCGTGACACTCGCTGCATAGCGTAATTAAATCTTTTTCGACATCCTCTTCGCCAAACCGTTCATACGTCTTGTGATGCACTTCGAGCTGATATACAGATCCGTCGTGCAAACACGTTTGGCATTCATAGTTGTCAATCACTAGACGTTGCGTGCGCTTTTCACACCAGTCATATCTGGCCATGCGCACGGCATAATTTAACGTCGTTGAATCCATTTGTTACCCCTGGTTTATGTGTAGTTTCCGCAGCACATAAAACCGCAACCTACCCTAATTGTTTTGAAAGAAAAAACCAAACCCAACGTCACCCTGCGTTACCTTACCGGACGTTACCCGACCTTACCGGACCATATTTTGTTTGAAAGAAAAAACCAGACCTGACCAAACCCCAGCTTATGCCACCCCACCGAGCCAAACCCTATTTTGTTTGAAAGAGAAAACCAGACCTTACCGTGCCTGACGTTACGCTACCGAACCAGACCGCACCCTAAATTGTTTTGAAAGAAAAAACCGAACCAAACCCAATAGCGCCATGCGTTACCGAACGAAATCAAACGTTGCCAAAACAGACACTACCGAACCGTACCGGACCTAACGCAAATTATTTGAAAAAACCATACCGAAAGCTACCGGACAAAACGCAACGATACCGGACCTGACCGCAAAATTTTGAGAAGAGAAAACCAAACAAAACCGAGCCTAACGATACCCTGCCGTACGCTTGTTGAGAAAAAAACCATACCTGACCTGATCCCGCCATACCGTACCATGCCGTACCGGACAAGACCCTACACGACGTTACAACACCTTATATGTTTGAAAGAAAAAACCAGATCTGACCAAACCCCAACTTACCCTGCCCCACGCTACAGTTTTGAAAAAGAAAAACCCTGCCACACCGTACCAAACCTAACCCGACGGCATTCGACCGAAGCTAACCACAAAGTTTTGAAAGAAAAAACCATACCCGATCGAACGTTACAACACCTCACGTCACCAGACCCGACCTAACGATAAAGTTTTGAAAGAAAAAACCTAACCTTACGCCGCCATACCGAGCCGGACCTGACCTTACGCCAGCCGACCATAAGTATGTTATTTAGCGCTGTCGCCAAGAATGACGTTGCGACAGCCGCACGATGTTGCGAGAGGAAGCACATCATCTGCATAGCCCGCGACTAGTTTCTCTTTGTCGAGATAACCAGTGCTGATAAGTGCCTGCAAGCCTAATCGAGCAAAGCCCCGCCGCCGGAACGCCGGGTCGACAAAGCATTCCACCGTCTGCACAGCGACAAACGTGTCTTTTACATGCTCGCGCCATGGGCGTGTGCCCACCCAGCCGACTAAAACACCTTTAAGCCACACGAAGGCTATTGCCATGTTGGGGTGCGGGCCTGGCTGCGGGTTGAGGTAACGCTTATCCAGTTCTTTTTGAATAGAGCTCGCACTGCCTGAGTCTGGCCACGAAAGCCGCGAACAAATAGCAGCGACATCAACCGGCCGCAATTGATTGATGTCTTTGATGTAAATGTTAATCTCGTCCATATAGGCCTCCATACCTGGCACACGAGTTTAACTATAGCCGGCGGCGGGAGTCGAACCCGCAACCTACTGATTACAAATCAGTTGCGCTGCCAATTGTGCCACGCCGGCGATCCGCACAGTTTACCCAAAATCGATGGCGCTAATAGCCGCAAATTGTCGCATGGTCATGAATTTAACGCGTTCGCGGTAAAAAGCCGCGTCGTGATGAGCACTGATTGATTCGCCCTCGTTATCATTGCCAAGAACTAAACCGTAACCCGCCAGCGGTTGCGGGTAGTCGGGCAGTGCAAAAAACTTAGTGCTGGGCTCGAGTTTGAGTAAGCCTTCGTCGTCAACAAAGACGTCATCGTCATCAGCCAGACGCACCAACGCAAAACAATCGACCTTGATGTGCTCATAGATTTGCTTGTAGTCGCCGTTATACGTGACGTCTGTGACTTCTTCTTTGTACGGGTCAATCAGGACAGCCTTGTGTTCAGCAGTCATACGGGCTCCAGTTTTGTAGGCCATACGTACGGCAGGTAGATCTCTTCCATCCAGCCAAATTTGGAATAGTGCGCGTAATCTTTACGCAAGAGATTGCCGCGGTGAGACGCATGAAAGTCATCGTCGCCAAACCACGGCGGGTAATTATTTGCTTTTATTGTCGGTCTAATAATTGAGTACCGATGTTCAAATTCCCGGCATAGATTGTCTGTAAACTTGCGGCGGCGCCACTCACGGCACATGACGATGCTATAAACAAGCAGGGCTGTTTCATAGCCTGCCCACATTTGCACCGCCGGGTGGTTACGCCAGCGAGAGACGCTTGGCATATGGGCACCAATCGGCACGCCTAGGCACAGCAGTATTTGTTTACACTCTACGCGCTGTTTGCCTAGACGCTTATTGTCCAGCACCGCCGCCGACCGCCGAAAACTCGGCAGGGGCAGAAATGTTTGCATGTTAATTAGTCATCGTAATCGTCGGAATCAAAGTCGTGCTCGTACTCGGGCTCTTCTTCGTCTTCGTCTTCGTCGTCTTCGTCTTCGTCATTCCAGCTAAATGACTCTTCGTCATCTTCTTCTTCGTAATCCTCGTCTTCGTAATCCTCATCTTCGTCTTCGTCATCTTCGTCGGCGTACCAGTCGACATTTGGCTTGTATAAGACGTCGTCATCGTCGTCATCGTCATCGTCATCGTTGTCGCTGACGAACTGCCACTCTTCTTCAATGAAATCGTCGTCCAACCCGTCGTCGTGGTCTTTTTTGCTAAAAATGGATTGTTCAGCCCGTCGACGATCATATGCCATAGACGTTATCCAATTTCTCTTGCAGGAATCTCGTTGTTTGTCCAGTAGTTATCACACCACGGCGTACTGACTAAAATGCCCGGCATACCTTGGACGGTTTCTTCTCCGCCAAACACGCCGTCATTAATTAGCAAGTTTATAACACCGAGCCAGTTTGGCGGAATATTTTTATCGTTTGTGAAATAGTTATCTATGGCCCGGCGATTTAACCACCAAAACTCTTTGCGGCGGAGCAGGTAATTTTTTGGCTGCATTTTTCGCCGGGGCCTAGGAATTACGTCTAATTTTTCGTGGTGCACGCCGCGAACTATTTCTTGGATTAAAGCCTCGTGGGCACGTTCCGACACGCCAAATTGCTGGAGCGTTTGGGGTAAATGAAACGTGGCGCCGTAAACCTCGTCGAGCCATGTGTGCAAATCTGTTAAAACGCTGATGACCAAATTTGGTGACTTGGCGACCAGATTCATGCGGCTAAGCAGGGTATGGCGGATATAGGCCGGCAGTACATAACGCAAATCGCTAAAATCGTTTAGCGTGTCGGGCGCTACGCCGGTGCTTATTTTGTTCCAGCCGTAACCTAGTGCGGCAACCGCCCCGGACTCTGGCATGCGCACGATTACCGGTCTGTTATGAATATGTGTAATGCTAGGTGCTGTGTCGGCGTCGTTGAACTCACTGGCTAGAAACACCGGCCAGAGTAAATCGGCCGAGTTTTTACGCAAGAAGTCGGCGACGCTGGCGCGGTGCAGTGTGGATGTCACCCGCTGCTGGCAACCAAGTGCTGCCCCGATTCGAGCGGCGGTATTAAACGCGACTCCAGATATAGCCGTGGCGACGCAATCTTTTCTGACAATTGGTGCAATTAAATTAGCGGCTATGGTGCCAAAGACGCCCCAGACAAACGCGTTCTTATTTTCTGCTGTTAGAAAGCGCCGCACGCCAATCGGGCCGGCATCGAGCGGCTCTGGGAAACTAACCGCCTGTGATTGTTTAATTATCGCCGGCGTGTTTATAGTTTCCCCGGCATTGGTGAACGCATAGTCACGGAAACGAAACATGCTCGCCTGCTCGTCCCAGCCTGTTTTTGTGGAAACAAGCGTGAGCACGGGGCTGTGCAGTTGTATAGAAATAAGGTGGCTGCGCTTATTCCAGGACCTGTCGTAGGTGATGAGTTTCCCGTGAGGGGCGGCGATGGCGGCTGCATAAGCAAGAAGCCCCATGTGCTCGATTCGTCGTGCGTTTTCTGTGAACGTTATCTCCCAATCCCGCATGCAGACACGCCCGGCGTAAATTTTTTCACCGTCGTCTGCCTGCATAATTTGCGTGATTACCACGCGGGCATTGCACACCTGCTGCCCGACATGGTTCCACCACGCATTGTCCTGCTCGACCAAAACCCATTTTTTATGCGTTCTTGTCGGCGCTGTCGGGGCCAGATCTATTGTCTGCAGTACGCGTTTCACAAAGTCTTCAGAGAATTGATCGCCGTGGTTTTTAAAGAACAACTGTAGCCGGCTATGTTCGATAGCCAGTTTTGTCGCAAATGAGTACGACGTCATCTCGTTGTGCCCGGCGAGCGTTTTATTCAATACGCTTTGCCAAGTATCCGCGGCACTACATATTTTTGCGAGACACTGCAGCGTATACCGGCAACTAGGCCGGGCCGCGACGTCAGGAGCCACGACGCTTACGTAGCCTTTTCCATTGGCCGCCTGACTCAGTAATTCTGGTGTAGCGGCATTGCCCTGAAAAAATCTGGGCGTGGGTGGCAGGGCGCTCCAATTAGTGCCGTAACTAATCGCCTCCGGCCCGGCGTACCCGGCGACGATGGGCAGTGCGGGTAGGCCGTACTTAAATTGCCGGCACTGCTCTTTTAATGCCCACAGCTGGTCCTCTACGACAAACTGTTTGTTTTTTAGCACGGTCGGTGGCGGCAATAAAAGATTCGGCAAGAAGCAATAACCGGCATCAACGCGTTGGCGGTCATACCCGCTGACCGGGATAAATGTTTTACGCATTTCTGCGTCAGCGGAGTAATGGAGCAATAAGAAACCAGACAGGCGGCCCGGAAGCGTGTAATACGGCAGCACAAGACTAGAGCCGTCTTTACGGGCTAGACGTGGCTTTGCTCGCCCGAGTTCGCGACACAACTTTAATACTTGATCAGGATGTGCGGCTCCGACAAGGTTTGTTACGTCATACTCTGGTTTTAAACCGATGTCGTAGATCCGGCAGGCTAGCAAATCGTCGCTGTGATTCCAGAGTTGACTTGCCGCTGCCGTCCAGAATGTTTCAGCCGCTTTTTGACGACTAAACGCCCGGTCGTAATCAGCCGCTGCTTTGTCGGCTTCGGACGGCGTTATTACCCCTAGTTCCGCCATTTTTGACAGGGCATGCGGTAAACTTGTATTCCAGATTTGAGCCCCAAAGGTTATGATATCTCCATGGGCTAAACACGAATTACAGTGCAGCCAGATACCGTCAGTGACAATATCGTCAAACAAATGTAGGGTATTTTCCTGACATAATGGACATAGAACCACAGCCGGAAACGCAGGAGTTTCCGGGGCTACCCCAAGAGCCGACAGGGCGCGAATGTGGTTATGTCGGCGAATTAAACAGGTAGGTAAACCCATGACGAATATTCCGCTGGATCACGCACACGACGTCAGTGGTCGCGAAACGCACCGTTTAACGTCGCTGTATGCCGCGCCCGACTTTGTTAAAAATGCATCCGAGGATCGACTGGTCGGTACAGACCTTCCGCGTCATTTATACGCTGACCAGCACAATAAACTTTACCCGTGTCACACCGGTCCCGCAACATGGATGTCTGCGTTATTCTTCGCGGACAAGCAGGCTGAGTTTAACGAAAAGGTTGCGGGTGAGATCCGGCAACGTATTAATACCGCCGCAGAATACTTCGGTATTGCCGGGTTGGTACGCGGGCTGGAAGAGAAGGTAGCCGCCTCGAACGCCTCCGATCTGACAACGCTGCCCGATTCTGATTTCGCTATTGTGTGGGCTAGCGAGGGCGGGGCTGTTCGCCAGTGGCCGCTGCGTAACGCCACTGAAGTTAAATTTGCCGCGGCGCATTTTAAAAAGTACCGTGACGAGTTTACGTTTAACGACCGGCACGTTATTGCCACAAAAATCTTAAACAAAGCGGCGCAGTATGACGCCGACGTTAGCGAGGCCGACGATACGCTGGCACTCGCGGCTGGCCTGGGGGTTTGTGCTTCCAAGGTTGCCAGTGACATGCTCAAAGATCGCGTAAGGCTTACTCAGCGCAAGTATCATGACTTGGCGGGTGAGTTGTCCAAGTTAGCCGACGCTATCGACCAAAACCCTGAACGGGCCCGGTCGGTCGAGGTGCGTCTTAAGTTGGCGAGCGCGGTCGACACTTTTGATAGGAATACGCATCTTAATCGCCTGTACGATTCGGGCGGGCTGTCCAGGCCTGAAGAGGTGCTCTTTGCTATCACGGAAAAGGTCGCTCGGGCGTTTATGGCCGACAACGTCGAAACCACAACTGGTAATGTTTACTCGTTATCCGATCTTGAGAAACTGGCGGTTGAGGACGTCCGGGAATGGCTGGGTGATGACTTCGTAGACGCTGTCAGTGCTGGTGGCGTGTACATGGACCGCGACAAGCTCGCGGCGATTATCCCCACACTTGATCGCGGCATGGCCATGACTTTAGACCGGCTGCTGCAAGAAAGCGGTGCGACGGCCGTCGTGAAACAAGCCTCTGAAGATTCACTGCTTCCGTTGGCCAAACTGTACGAACTGGCTAACAGTTAACCTTGGTCCCGATAGGGACTAACCTTGACCCGCCGGGTGTGGCTACGAGCGTGCCCCGGCGGGTTTCTTTTTTACAGTCTTCGGCCGGCGAAGTGTCGCCGTATCGCGAAGCAGTTTCTTGAGCCGCTTTAAAACAGTTGCGGCCGGAACGTCATGCCATGCAACCTTATCCCACGCAATACGCTCGTCAACGTTGCGCCTGCCGGCTTCGGCGTGCAGCTTGCGAGCGTACTTTGGATTTATCCAGCGATATGCCTGCTGCCGCCGAGACTCACGATTATCTACGGCCGTTATTTCGCAGACTTGCTGGTCGGTAAGGCTAATGACCGCCTGCGCAGAGCCAAGGCTTAAAGCTATATCAACGTCAAAGAATGACGCCTTTGGGCCGTAGCACGACCAGCAATACCGACTAACTTCGTTTAGATTAAATTCCGCAGCAGCGAAAAAGTCGGCCGGTGTTGGGGCTGGCGGCACAGCCGGGGCTTTTGCTGCTTTCTTTTTTACAACTGTCTTTGCGGTTTTCTTTGCGGTCTTCTTTTTGGTGGGTGATCGTCTTGACTTCGTCATGTGTTTCAATCCATACACGAGCGCCGCAGTCGAGCGGCTCTTTGGGCTGGTATACGACCCTACACGGGCCAGAGATTATGACTTCGTGGCATTTAGTGTTGCTGTTATACGTCTTGACAGTCAGCGGCGGTTCCAGTTGTCCCGCTGTCGCATTCTTCTTGATGATGTGTTGGTTGACGTGAATTATCGTTCGCTTCTTTCTCATTGCTCTCATCGACTATGTCGGTCAGTCGTCGAATGTCGTCTTTTGATATATTCTGGGACGAGATGCCCGCATTGGCTTCTGCTTCATCTAACTGGCTTTCAAGGTAGGCGCACCAGTTTTCGTAAGAGTCGCGATCGTCGTTGTTCTGTTCAGGCCAATACGGATCTTCAAACAGTCGATCGTTCCAACCCATAAAGCACCTTTAGGCTGAGCGGCCGAGACTATTTTGCAGTAGTTCTGCAACTTGCTTTGTCTTGCCGTTTTTAAGTTGCAGTGCTGCTAATTGCGCGGCCAGCAGTTTTGTACGCAATACAATCGTGTGGTTGATGTCTTCTGTCTTGCCCGTCTCCAAATCGTAGACGGCATTGAACATTGTAGGGTCGTCCGAGAAGTCGCCAATTGTCGGCGAGACTCGGGCGGCTCTGAGGGCAATCCGCAAGACATCAGGCGGATTGATGATGCCCTCGCTATCCAGCACGGCACCGATGTAGGCCCGTATCTCGTCCGTGAACGGCTCTGGGTCGTCGTCGTCAGGCGGGCTGATGAGGACACTTTCCGTAATCCCCCACGCCACCTCTTCGGCATCCGCCGGATTGAACACGTCCGGGCGGTACTCGTCGCCGCTCAGGACGTTGCAGAACATGATGAAGTCGGGCAGGTTTTTGTAGAACCTGTCGGTAGTCAGGATCTGAATTGCGGCAATTAACTTGTCGAAAGTTTCTTGCGGCAAGTCGACGTTAAACTCCTCTTCGACCTCAAGCGCGATGGTCGCGGGGTCCCAGGTGAGTGCCTCGGTCCCGAAGGCGTCAAGAAACAGCGTTAGCAGAACGGCTGCAAACGTCTCCTGACTTGTCCACGCTTCCTGCATTATATTTTTGACCATGGAATCCGTTCCTGTTTTCGAGCATTAGAACACCCTGCCTATACAGCTCGCTTAAATTGTACCCGATTGAGATGACGGGCACGGCGGGCATACAGGTAACGTTTTCGCCGCTCTGCAGGTCAAGAAAGCCCGTATAGCCGGTCCACGTGCTGTACCGGTTGTCGGCAAACAGCAGGTGTATTAAATCCGTAGCCGGGTCAGCATTAAACACCGTACGCAATTCTGTTAAAAGCAGCGTGCGCTGTTCCGGCTGCAGAGCGGATATCCGTTCTAAGGCGTCAGCCACGAGCAGGCAAAACAAGTCTTCTTGGGCTATTTCGCTGGTATCGGCAGGCATTGACTTTTGTAGTATTGTCGTGAAAATAGTCCTCACCTGTAACTTGCTGAAATTCAAACCAGCTGTTACCATACCCAGAGTTAACTTGTTTCTTTCTTTGGAGGTTTCTTCCATGGTCTCAATTCTCGAGGATATTTCGGTCGTCACGAACGGGCGAGCAGAATTTGTTGTGTCGGGCGCCAGCATCAAGGAACTGATGGCCGGCGACACGTCACACATCGTACTGCAGAAAGCGGCTGAGCTTGGATTAAATCGTCCCGGCGTTTCTAGCGCAAGTGGCCCGTACCCGGTAGACGCCGCCGGCAAGACCGACGATGACCTGTTAATGGGCAAGCGTGGTCCGATCAGTGGTTATCGCCGGGACTTTGTGGTGCTCGCGTCGATCTGACCGCCTCACTTTTGTGCCCGCTGTTTTTCAAGTTGCGCCCGAATGTGGGGATGCTTGAGGGCGTGCGGCAGAAGTGCGGGCGGCTGCATTTCTTTTTTGCCCGTCTCGATGTTCTCTGTGTAGATATGCATCTTGTAGCCAAGAGCGTGAAACATCTTGGCGATGTCGAAGAGCGTGGGACTACCGCCCATGATATCTTCGATGTGCTTGGTTGTAAGGCGCATCTTTCTAGCCACGATGCTGTTTGACATCTTTGTGTTTAACTGCAACGTGGCAAGCCAATCAGTCGCAGTGATTTCGACGCCTACGGCATACGTATCGCCGTCTGTAGTCGGATTACGCTTCATCGTCTTCCTCCTCAAGCGGATCGCTATCAACCACTGTGTAGCGTGCCTCTCCGCCGCATTCCTCACAGAAGGTGTTGTCGTACGGGCCGCCGGCAACAGCACCGCCGAGATCAACCCATGCATCGAACCACACCTCGCCGCCGCATTCGTCGCACCTGGCCCACTGTCGTTTGCTGTCACTCATTTTCTTCTGCGCCAAACTTTTCAATGTGAGCTAGCCGGGCAGCATAAAATTCCGCTACCATTCCGCTTACGGCACGGAACCGCTCTAAAATATCAGTCATAACCCGCTGCTCGAATACGGCCATAACGGTCTTGTTGAACTTTTTAATAGCTTCGGTCGAGTAACCAGCACTCTTTACTTTTTCCGCGCCTGCTCGAATTGCCGGCTCTGCGTCGAGCAGCATCTGCACGTAACCAGTGCATATGAAGTCTATATTGTGCCCGTAGATATTTCGCGTCTCTAAACTTGTCGGGACGGTAAACACATACGGCCCTGGCCACGGGTCGGTATCTTTTGGATCTGCGTTCGGGTCTTTGTGCCGCAGTTTACCCAGTGACCAGCCGAACGCCTCTGCATCATCGTTGGGTGGCGGCATAACGTATGCGGCTGCCGGCTTTTTTTCTGCGTCTTTCTTTTTGAGCGTATGCTTTTTCATTTGCTGATATCTAAGGAAAAGGCCCGATAGTTAAACACACATACCCTACCTAGTGGCGGACGACCAGAGCACTGCACCTTTTTGGGGTGGAGTGTCCGGGCGTCATCGCCACTAGACAGGGATTGTTCTACGTCAAAGACGCAACTGACGCCACGTAGGCGTCGTAGGCTGCTCGCGCGTGGCCGCCGTACAACGGAATCGTGGGGCTGTCGTCGTCATCGGACATCGCCATCTCGCCTCGGATAGAGGCTGCCACGTACTCGTGAAAGTACACGGCGAAGAGACCGCGTTTGTTGTTCTCGACCGATTCGAGAACTTGCTCTTTCCAGAAGTGCACGCGGCACTTCTTATCGGCGAGAGAGTTCGTCGACCAGCGATCGAACGCTTCGTCGTGATTGAGCATAATGACGCTTTCGATGGTATGGATGGCATCTTCCGCCACCACCTGAAAGGTCGGATGTCGGCCGATTCGTCCTTGAATCGCCGCCCAGGTCTGTTCAACTTCCCTGTTATCCAAAACGAGATGAGACATCACACTCTCCCAGTGAGATGAGAACCGAACAATGCCCGTTGATACCGAACAACGGGAACAATTAATATGCCGCGATTCTGGGAGAAATTTAGCGGCGTACTAGAAGGTCAACTGCACGGTTTGCCCGGCACCGTTGACGTAAAGAATGCGCACTTGCTGTGCGTCTAACTTTTGCCGGATAAGTGCTTTCTTATCCGGGCTTAAACCTGAAAGGCACGTTTTTATCGTTGCCATTTCTCGGCGGTATTTTTCTTGTCTTTTACGAGCACACGAACTGCACCCGCCGGCTCCGGGCCTGAACACTTCTCTCTTGTTGTATAAGCACGGAATCTGCGTAGAAAACTCTACGTCATTAACTAATGACATAATCAGACTGTCGTCGAGTACAACGAGCGGGCGCATGTGTTGAATCCTACGGTGGCGGGTTTCCGATCCACGTCATTCCGCCCGGTAACAAATTATCCGAGACGTCCAGTGTATCCTTCAACGCGTTTACGTCGGCCGTGACGTCGCGAATAAAGGCGTCTACTTCTTCCCTAGACCGCAACAACACATCTACGTACGGCAGCCGAAACCAGGCTGGCCGCACGTTGGGGATCGGGTCATCCTCGGGGTACTCTTCCAGATCCACAGCCGAGCACACATGATCGAACGCCCCGACGCGAAAATCGTCGCCCGGCCGAACTGGCATCAGCATGTAAGCGAATATCTTTGTTGGCATAAGGTTCGCATTGCTGGCAGTAATGCGTACGCGAATACCGTTGCCGTCCGTAGAACTGGCGTAATATCGGCTCACCTGCCACGTTAATTTAATTCTGCGTGCTGTAGGCATCGTTAGGCTATGAACTCGTATTTTTGCGGATTAGTTTCGCCGGCTTTGGCAAAATAGATGCTGACGCATGTTTGTTGACCGGGCAGCACCGGCCGACCGTTAACATATTCTACAAATGTTTGCACCACGCCGACGTCTGTGGTTTTTGCCTGCTCTAAAAGCATTATAAACTGTTCAATGCACGGCAGCATGTGTTGAATGTTTCCGCCACAGCCACAACTACTTTTTTGTTTTGACTGCGCGTATTGCTCGCGACAAGTTGCCACATCTGGCAACAATGGCTGGAAGCCTGGATTTTTTTCGTAGAACGAGTCATCCAGTAAATACCGTAAAATGTTGTCGCGGGAGATAGAAATGCTTGTGGTTATGTGTGACATTTTTGGCACCTAGTGGGGATCAAATTTTGTCGGCAATTTGCCTGCCTGTCAACGCAGCCGCATCAAACGTTGCGGATAGCAGTCCGTAATGCCGCATTCGTATTAATTGCGACAATTAACTGCGCCAAGAAATCCGCTGTTAACATTGCTCCGCCGGTGGGACCTGTAGACCCGGTAATACCCTGCTCGCCTGGGGCACCGGGAGGCCCGCATAAACCTGTCGGCCCAGTCACGCCAGTTAAGCCTGTGACGCCTGTTGTGCCTTTGTCGCCCTTTGGACCCGTCAGCCCTGTTACGCCCGTTACGCCTAATCCTGCAGGCCCTGTGGCTCCTGTAACGCCCGTCAGCCCAGGCACACCCTGCAGGCCTAATCCTGACGGTCCGGTAGCCCCGGGCGAGCCAGACGGGCCTGTAGACCCTGGCGGGCCAGATGGGCCTGTAGCCCCTGTACGACCAGTTGGGCCGGTGCTGCCAGTAACACCCTTTTCGCCCCTGTCGCCCTTTGTACCCCTATCGCCTTTGGAGCCGCTTGGGCCTGTACCGCCGCTGGCGCCGCTCGGGCCACGCCCGCCGCTTGGGCCTGTGCCGCCGGTGGCGCCGCTTGGGCCGTCTGGCCCCGTAGGTCCAGTTGGACCTGTGACGCCTGTAATACCTGTAACACCCGTGACTCCTGACGGGCCTTCGGCGCCGGTTGGGCCTGTAACCCCCGTCATCCCCATAAGGCCCGGAGAGCCGTCGAAACCGCGTGGGCCGCCCAGACCAATAGGGCCGCTGGGGCCGCTAAGACCTGTAGCGCCCGTTACACCTGTCATGCCGCTCGGGCCGGTCATGCCCGTCATACCGTCTAAGCCGTTATTACCCGGCTGCCCGGGTGGCCCCTGAAAACCTGTTACGCCGGTTACACCGGTAATACCAGTCGGACCTGTAACGCCGGTAATACCTTTGTCGCCCTGCTCACCTTTTTCTCCCTTCGGCCCCGTCGGTCCCGTAATCGGCTCCGGACAATCGCCGCCACTAGAACCACCACCGCTACCACCACCGCTACCGCCACCGGTGTCGCTGTCAGGTTCCGGGCAAGTCGTAGTTTGAAAATTTAAATCTAAGTCAATGAAAGTCATGCCGCTTTCTTCGACAAATTTTATTTCACCAGTACCGATACCCTCTGGAGTTATTGTGACTTTCCCGCCACGTAATGCCTTTGGTTTAATTTTTAACTTTGGCTTATACGTTAACGAATTGCCGCCGCCACTGCCGCAGCCGCCGCCATCAGTCGTGGCCTCTAGTTTGATGTACTCGACTGGGTTGTAAACGCCGCCGACAAGCCCCGTCCCGCCGCCGATCTGGTAACCCACATATTCAGTTTCTTGCGGCTCAAAAACTGGAAGTTCAATATTTAATCTGATGTACGGCGCAATCCAGTATTTGCACTTGTCATACTGGTCACGCACGACGGCGATTGCCGCTTTATGCTGCCCGCCGGGAGACGCCGAGCCTTTTTTGTGATAGCAAATAACGACGCGCTGGTTCTCTGGCCCGACGCCGGTTTTCTGCCCTGTGAAGTCGTACTCAATTGTCGTTTTGCAAAACGGCAGATTAAGTTGCAGACCAATGTTGTAGTTGCAGTAATATCCTGGATTGGTGGCTGACGTTACTGTCAACTGGCCTGTCGGATTTTGGTCCGGATCAATTTTTCTGATTATGACCGGCCCCGGCGAGATAGTCGGGCACGGCGGCTTCGGAATGCGAATGTCTATCGACAAGTAGAAATCAAAGTTGCATTCGTCTACTTCGCAGTCTTTGACGATAGGTCGTTTGACAATTCGAAAGTCTAGGTTTGTGTTATTTTCATACGACGCGTTAAGCCGACTTGAAATAACGTTTAACGTCGGGCACGGTGGTTTTGGCAAGGCAATGGATACACCTAGACCAAATTCAAATACGCAGATCGGCGGTGTTTTGCACGTGGCGGGAATGTTGCGGGATACGATGTAAAACGCTGAAGCATTACCGTTGCCAAAACTTCTGGCATTCGGTAATGACATAACCGCTGATTGGTTTGCCGCCGCGCATGTTGAGCCTGCATATGCACCGGCGGCAAAGTTTGACGACACTACAAACGCGGGGCACACCGGCCCGATCAGCGGAATGTATATCTCTAATTCAATATCAAAAATACACTGCCCAGGATCATTACAGGTGGGCTCAGTGTGGTTTGGCGTAATCGCGAATTTGTTTTGTTTAGTAATGCAGCCGCCGTAATTTACGTAGCCGCTGTCCACGCTAAATTTTTTGACGTTTAACTGCGGGCATCGTGGCACCGGAATAGGTATGTCAATAATAAGTTCGACGTCAAACGTACACTGACCCGGCCCATCACACGTGGGCTCAGTGTGTCTTGGTGTAATTGAAAATTTAGTGTTCTCTTTTTTGCAACCCGGTTTATTGAAATACGAATTTACCTTGGCGGGCAAGACATTAAATTGCGGGCATGGCGGCAGCGGTATCGGAATGTCGATGACCAGCTCGACCTCGAAATCGCAACGGCCCGGGTCGTCGCATGTTGCCGGACTTTGCCGGACCGGATAAATGCGAAACTTGTTTTCTCTTACCGGGCACTCTGGCCGGTCTATATGCGGATTTACAGTAAACTCTGTAACGGTTATTTCGGGGCACGGGATGCGTGGAATTGGTACGTTGATGTAGACTTCGACATCAAAGATGCACGCGTTTGGATCTTTACAACTTGAGGCAGTTGCTGGACTAAACGTGGCGGCATCTGTCCCGAGCGTAAAGTTTTCAACAACGTTTAACTCGAACAATTTTGATTTGTTCGTCAGTCCGTCAGCGACTAAAAACTGGCGATAGTTGTTCGTTAGAAAATCTGCTGAACTATTTAAATACTCTACACGTGTTATGACGTTAAACGGATCACCGCCAGTTGCTTTTGTATAATCGACAACGTATACGCCGGCTCTGTGGTTGTCGCTAACGACTGTGCCCGCGCCGCCCGGGTTTGTGTTTTTTGGCGTCCAGATAAACACTTCGTCTTGATTTAAAACAACGCCATCGGCCGTTATTTTATTGGTGACATTATTAAGCAGGTAGACGCTATCTTTTGCTTTAACTGGTGTCGCGGTGGCGGCTGAGCCGCTATTGCGGCGTGCAATGCTAAATTTGTTTTCTTTAATCGTGCAACCAGTAACCGAGTCATCACCGACAAAATATGTGCTGACGCCGAAATCAAGAAGATTGAACTCAGGGCACGGTATCCGCGGAATCGGTACCTCGATGACCAGTTCGACATCAAATATGCACTGGCCGGGGTCGTTGCAATTTTGCGGTTCAATGTGCCGAGGAATGATTCGAAATTTGTTGTTGTTAGCGCCGCTACCACAAATATCGTCTGGGTCGTTCGGGTCATAAAAATATGTGTCAACGTTGAACTCTGTGACCGAGATTATCGGGCACTTAATTCTCGGAACCGGGATATTGATAGCGAGCTCAACGTCAAAAATACATCGACCCGGGTCGTTACAGTTTTGCGGCTCTTCATGCCGCGGCGTAATAAAGAAGACGTTATTAATTTTGCAGGCGTCAGAATTTTCGTCTTCAAAATACGTATTGACCCTGAACCGATTTAAACTGAACTCAGGGCATTTGAGACGCGGAATAGGTATGTTGATGTCCAACACAATGTCGAACGTGCATTGCCCGGGGTCGCTACAGGTAGGAGGCGTGTGCCGTCGGTTAATTGTTAGCGTGCTTGTCTTAGCCGGGCAATTTGAGTTGTCAACGAAGTAAACCGACTGCGACGTGGGAGCGATATTAATCTGCGGGCACGGAATGTTTGGTACCGGAACATTGATGTCTAAGTTAATTTCATATTCGCACGGATTTGTTTCTTTGCTCGGTCGCGTAATTGTGAGCAAAGCTCGCGGAGTATTGTCGCACCCAGCTGCGGCGGTCGCGACGCGAATCGTAGATTCGGCTGTAAATTCTGGGCATTGGAAATCAGGCGTACGCGGCACGATTGGCAACACGCACTCAAAGATCGGCGGCGGTGTCGGCGCGATACGACAATCTTGAATAAAGTCAAAATTGACTTTTGGTACCGGCGCCACTTGGCAGTCGGGATCAGACTCTACAAAAAGATTGTCGGATGTGTTGTCAGCCATGATTTAACAGTTGCCGGCGTTATTGATATTTCTTGTGATCGTAATTTTTGGTGGATCAGTTTGCGTGGCAATATTTATACCTTGCCCACCAAGAAGTGTCACGTTGGGACCACTTAGGCCGTTTAAAGTAAAAATCAAATCGTCACACGCCGGGCCATTAGTAAAAAACTTACCTGTGGCTATCTCGCCCGCGAAAAGCGGCAACTCACTGCCGTTAGCGCATAACTCTGCGTCTGTCGGCATTCCGGCGCCTATGGCGGCACCAATTCTTAACTCGTTAGTCCAGCTCGGCTGACGAATGCTGCAATTGTAACCCTCTTTAAATTTTACATCTCCGGTGAGGCAGAGTTTATTTAGTACCACGTCCGGGACAGGCGCGGTATCGTCGTCGCCGCACGCCGGGATAAATGTCCGCTCGTAGTTCCCGACGTTTATTGTGCGGACATAACCTTTGTTTAAGTTCTGTATTCGCGCGGGCTCTATTTGCTGTTCGTTTTGTGCAAATGTTTTAACGCTATCGACGGGCACATCGGCCGCGAGTGCTTGCAACGGCCCCGTAACGATAAAGCCTTCCCAGACTGGGTCATAATTTTCTTCACACGATACGGCGTTGTCCGCCGTGCGGGCCAAGCTCGCACTTTCTCCGTACACAATAGCCCACTCGTTGCTGCTGCTCGGGCATGTGAACGTTAGTGGGGTGGCATGCGCGTTCGTCCGGAACGTAAACGTAAACTGCATTGCGGTGCGGGCCACTTGGGCGAGCCACACAGTATGCAAAGATTCTTCGAACTGGCTATCAATTCTCATGATAAAACCAGCATCAACGACTGCACTTTCCGGCAGCCTGGGTTCGCCGGGCCTAAAAATAAATGGGTAAGCCCGATGCTCGTTGTCGTTGTAAAAACCTGGTTGCGGCATTAGCTCACCTGCGGACCAACGGTGTCAAAATTAATGGCGTCGCCCGTGGGGTATATCCGAACAACTGTATGCGGGTTTTTCTCGCTCGCCACATGCGAGATATTACCCGTGGCTGTAAACGTAAAATTACCGTACTCGTCAGCGCCGCAACCGTTGATAGTGCGTAAAAACTTTTTTGGCGGAAAAGACGTCAGCGGGGCACACACAAAACGTTTAAATAACGGCACGCCTACGACATCAACACGAATTGTGTTAGCACCCTCAACACGCAGTACAACGCCAGCGTTACCAATCAGCCATACGTCGCCAGTGCTTATCTCGGGTGATGACGACGCTGTGATAGCCCGTACGCCGGGTTCTTGTGCCGGCACTGATACGCTGGCAACAAACTCTGCTGTTGCGGCATTAAACCTGTGCTCGCCAGCCGGCCACGCCGCGAGGTCTACAAGTGGCGTCACTTCTTTTATGGTGCCGGCCGCGTCACGAACCGTTGGTGCCGCCACGAGCAAGCCCGCAGGCCGCCCGTACGTGTCGACAAAATTTAATACCCCGCTGTCCGGTGGCGAGGCAGAGGCATAGGTCGCAGTAAATTTTCTATCAGCACCGCTGTCGCCTATTGTGACGGTGACTGTTTGCGTCGTAACGATTACTGCAGATAAATACAGCCCGACGTTCGTGCCAATACCAAAAAAAGACGCGTCTAAAAACAAATCGGTCGGCAGTCTAATGCCGGTGTTTATTGCAAGCAGTGTGACGTGATCGGCAAACGGATACTTTGAATCCGCCTGCTCGTCCCGAAACTGTGGGAATAGAATACGTGCGCTAGACATTGGTTTTACGTAATGGTGAATTTATTGAAGTAGGTGTACGCTCGGCTTGTAAATAAGCCCGCCGCCCCGGTAAATGCACCGTAATTTGCGGCGCTAATATTCACAACAATGTTCGCGGTTGCCGGACTGTTCAGCGTCATCTCCTCGACAATAGCGTTGATAATGACGTTATTACCGTTGATGTTGGGCGTGGCGGATAACCGGTACCACGTATTTGTTTTTATGCGGACATTTACGGTGCTTTCTACCGTAACTGAATTATTAGTGTACCGCAGTACGCGCAACTGGCTTTTAGATGCATCTATGACGATGGCAATGTATGTCGTATAGACGAGTTGCAGAGCGCTTAAATCACGACGAAAGTTTAAGATTAATCCGCCGTTACGCTCTATGCCCGCTGAACTTATTCGTAGTTCAGTTGTGACCGTCTGCCCGATGTTCCAGTTAGTCGCACAATTTTTTAGCGTGGCTATATTTACATTGCCGCTGTCAGTCGCGGCATAGGTATTGTGCGCAGACAGTGTGTAGTTGTCTGATAAAAAGTTAGCGGGGTTTGGGGGAAGCGGGTTGCCGCTTGCGTCGCAGTAGGCACACGGCGGAGGTGCCGCAATACTGGCAGCAAAAAATGTACCGGACTGCGTGTTAAAAGCAGGTGCGGCGCCGTTACACGTGTTGAAGTCGACGCAAAATGGTACGGTAAGGCATGGATAGTTCGCGATGGGCGGAAGTTCCTCTGCGATAATGTCTGGTATTTTATCGGTGGGATCGGGCCACCCGCAGTACTCTTCCGACTCGGCGGCTGTCCATGTGATCAAATCTGCATTAAGCGTAAATCGATTGTTTGTGTCTTTAGTTTTTACAAGCATTCCGGCGGTGCGATTGGAAGACGGTATTGTGTAAATGTCGGCTTCCCGCTCCACCTCAAGATCTGGACTGCAGCAATTGTCTTTGAAGTTGCGCGGCGGATTAACTGTGCCGCACACTGACGGCAAGTCAACGTCGGTAAGCACGTCGACGCCGCCGCACGCGTCAAATAATTTCCCAGTAAGCCCGCCAAAGTCGATGGCTATATTGCCGTTGCAATCAGGCAATATGCCGTTAATACTTTCAATGGGTGTTTTGTCGCAGGTGCCGCTTTCTGGTCGCTGCCCGCACGGCCCAAGAAACTGTTTTAACGGATTGTATTCTGTCGTGATCTGAGTAGTGTCGAGTTCTATGACAATTCCGCTTGCCGCGTTTTTAACAACTGTTTTTGTGCCAGACGTCATGTCGACGATTCGACCGACGTTGGCAACGCGGCTAACTTTTATGGGCACGTCGCCTACAATGTTAATAACGCCCTCAAGCCCTGCACTGACACCATCCTTCCGCAAAGATGTGACGCCGATTGGTCGATAACCGCGGCCATTCCTCGGTGCGACCAGTGTTTGGCGCGGGCTGCCGTAACGCCCCGTAAAATTTGTCAAAATACCAGGACCAAAAACGACCCAGCCGCTTACACCTGGCAACATAGCCGTGACAGGGTAATTAACATACGGCACTACGGGCTTCGGTAGCGACAGCACGGCGACCGTTGGGCCAGTTGCCGCGGCTAGTTCGCTCACCGCTCCGAAGAGCACTGTTACAATGCCAGTCGAAACAGTAATGCCTTGCACATATAAATAACGCCCGACTGCGGCTGGAAACTTTATATGGCAGTCGACGAGAATGTCGTCTCGAATAAGTTGCCCGTCGTCAGAGATACCCGTGCTATTTTCATCTAGCGGATATCGCCGAGTCGACTGCAGGTTATACCAATTGTGATTTCTAACGCTCATGTTAACACGGCATATCTGTATCGCCGTTATCGTCGCAGTACAGTGCCTGTGTCGTTTCGGCTACTGCTACGATACGGTCAGCTTCTGGTGTTTCGGCAGCACAGCCTGTTTTTAGCGGTGCCCCGACCGGCGAATCTAGTGTACCCGTGAGTACGCCCTTTATGGCGAAATTCAATCTCGGTGAAAACTTGAGCCTAAATTTTAAATAAGCAGACGAGCCTGAATTAATTGACGGCATTTTAAAAGTTGCTGCCGTAACATTGCCGTTTGCGGTCACAGTTATACCGACTGACTGGCCGTTGATCCCTGGTGCGAACAACGCCGTGTAACCGCAAACAAGTTCGGCTGATACCGTGCCCGGCTGATTCACTGGGGTTAAAGTTAACTGTAACGTGCTTCCGCTAAGGCAGCTATCGCATGGGTTGCAAATCATGGCAACCACGTCCATAAACGGACAACCTTGCGGAACCAAAATAAGTTTTAATGGGTTACCCAGCGAACAATCACGCTTGTCGAGCCATCGGTCAATGTTAGATTCGTGAATGCCCTTTATGTTTTCTACACGAGTGCCGACAAGTTGATAGCGGCTACCAACGCTATTCATGTACAGTGCGGCTGCCACATAATCGTCGCACTCGCAGCACGGCGGACAGTCGGCGCCCATTTGCTGTTTATGCACTGGATCTGGATAAAGACTGTTCGCTGTAGGCCGCACAGTCGGTCTGCGGAGATACAAACAATCGCCAGCCGACAGCAGGAAGTCGCCGGATGCGTTGGGCGCCGCGCCGTTAATTGTCCTGATTGGTTGCGGCGGGCGCGGGCCGATGCCCTGATCAAAACCGTCACCGCAAACCGGGTAATAGCCAGCGCCGGAACCTGCGACAGCAGACAATCTAACTTCTGTATTTTTTAGGTAATTTGAAACGCTGCTCGTCGCAGTTATTTCTGTGTTGTAGCCGTTTTTAAAAACTACGTTACCGGTGTACGGGCCTAGCACGGTTGTGCCGCTGCGTTGCTTTACGCGCAGGGAAAGCAATCTTTTTGGCAGCTTATACACAACTCGGGCGTCAAGCGTGCCGTTTGCCGGCGCGATATACCGGTCATAATGCCTAGGGGCTGGTTCACCAGTCTTCCAGTTTGTGTGAGCGACGAGATGACACGTGCCAGCGGCAGTTGTCCATTTATAGATCGTGTAGTCTGTGTTCCACGGTGTTGCGGTGTAAGTTACCGTCGCCGCACCAGTGGTGTCGAATACCACGTTGTTATTTATGTCAACAATGACAATGTCAGCCTCGTTGCCGCGCGGGGCGGGCGCCCCAGCAGGCAAGGCATTCGGATTGCAACCGACGTTGTATAAATACTTCACACGATATGGCGGCTGCCGCTCGGCTGTGCCTGGCACGGCCACTGCCGGGTCGTCAAACGCTACATGCAGGTCAGCAACAAGAAAACGGATATCCTCCGACGGCGCCACGAATGGGTAGTCAAGACCGCTCTGCGGCTGGCAGATCCCGATACCTTCACGGCCATGCGGTGTAAATGTGAAACCGGGGCAACTCATGGGTTACTCCGGTGTGCAGGCTGCGTAATCGGAAAAGCGGCTACCCAGTACGACCAGGCTCATTTGCGTGACCTCAGAGCCCAGGCGCGTTACAAAGTTTTGGAGCGTGGTCACGCCATCGCCAAAGCGGTCAATCTGCGTGTTGATTGCGTCTAACTCATTGCAACCACAGCACGGCGACGCGCACGTGTCAGTAAATGATAAGCCGTTTGTGATCTGTGAAATTTCTACGCATGCGTCTTGTGCAAACGTGAACGTCCCGTCGTCCGAGCAGACACCGTTAATGCAACGAATACATTCTCCGCTTGGCGGTACGTTGCAAAGACAGTCTTGATTTAGATTTGCACCAGAGATGGCATTGAACACGATCTCTGTTTGATTGCCGCTCGTCTGCACGTCTATACGTACATTGGTGCCGGCTACTAACGTGACATGGCCGTAAATCGGGTCACTGTATTCATTGTTGTTTAAAATTTGCAGACGCTGCACGGCACGCAGCATCGGGCGTATGGCGTCGGGCTCTACGGCGCCGCCTGCTGGTGTAAAGGTATAAAATCCGGGGGCCAAGCGGTCGATATCGTCAAGCACGCCGAGCACAATAGTTCCAATAGAATCATCAAACTCGTCTATGCCGCCAAGGGCGTACGAACGGTTTGGCACGTGTGTGCCACGCACGACGTTAGCACTGGCTACGTCAATATTGCTTATACCGTCGCTGTAGCCGAGCGTGATTGCAAAGCCAGTTGGTGCAATCATCAAACTCTTAATAAAAAAGTTTGTTGGCAGAAAATTGCCGCCGGCGTGCGTAGGAAAATAAAGACCTACAATAAAGTTATCTGGAATTATGACGGTGTTCGTAATGTCCGTCTTGGTAGCGGCCTCTGTCAGCGGATAAGATCGCTGCGAGTTGTGGTTAAGCCACTGTAGATTCCAGTTACCGATTGGCATGATAATTCGTTATGTAAGCGATAAGATTCCGGCTACACGTAAAACGCCAACCTCCGGATATGTGTCACCTGCTGTGCGGCCGATAGTGACAAGCACTGTGTCGCCAGCGGTTACGCTAAACGCCTCGCTATCACGAACAATGGCGGCGTTCGCACTGACTGCTAATGCTGTATCAATGTTAAGCGGCGTGTCAGTATTCAGCAGAGATATCGCCGTCGTCGGTGTAGTGCCGGGTTTCTGCAGTTTGCGGTACGACATATAAAGCGCTGGCATGGTCTGCGTGCCCTTGCCAAACAATTGCAGCCGCACACGCATTAAAACACCCGTGCCGATGTTTGCGTCCGGTACATTAAATCGCAAACGCATAGACGACGCCTGCCCGGCAGGAAAGCCCAGATACGGAATGTCATTGTAAAGGCGTTCAACTGTGTCGTTCAGGCGGATAATTTGAGGCGTCAGTTCTTTATCTGCTAACACGTCAAAATTCAATTTCACGAGGCCGCGATGTAGTTGCACAGTGGCCCCGGTAGGCAGGGCGAGTGCTGTTTTTTCAGCCGTCGTCAAGTTGCGCTGATTCGTACTTGATACTGACACTTGCGGTAAATTGTGGGCGACAATTCCGCCGGCCACCCAGCCGCGCTGCAACCGCCGACCAGATGGCGTCTTACCGGTAACAATTAAACCTTGTTCTGCCGGCGTGTTAGCGTCATCGCGTGCGTCGTTATCCACGGCGTACTGAAGGCTAAGATTTAATTCAAGGTCGCCTGTGCCTGGGTTTGCCGCGGTTGCCGGCAGGCCTGTGGCGCACGTAATGATTTGCACGGGGCTGTCTGTGCCAGGAATTAAACTAGTCACCAAACTGCGATCGTTGCCGACGAGCATTCGGATGAATACCACGACGACGCGCATGCTCTCGGCACGCGGACATTCTGTTTCCGTAATAACAGTGTCTTCTTCCGGTGTGCCGCTGTAGTTTTCAGGCCAGGGCACATCGCCGCGACAATCGCTCATCCACCAGATGCCGTGCAGATCGCAAATAACGAGGCCGTCGGGACCTGTTGGGACCTCAGTAGCCCCGGCGTAACTCGTTGCCTTATCGACTAGCACGGCCACTGATTGCACTGGCAGTGGCGGCCACACGCTGTTCAGTGCCGGGTGCCGAGACAAGTTGTAACCAAAAACAGCGCCAGCCGGAGCCTTACCGTTAAACACGGCATCATCAAATGGAAGCCAGCCGGGCAGATCGCTGTCGGCGTTGCCGATTTCGTGGCGCTCATTGCTGTCACCATCTACGACGATTTGATTGTTACCGGCCGGGCGGGCAACTAATTCAAAACGATAATGTGTGTGCTCGTCAATTAACTCGCGCGTGTTCGGCATAACAACGACGCGCGGTGCTGGGTTACACGTGTCTGTAGCACCCTGCACATAGCACACGCTGACAGTAACGCCCGGTTTTTGTTTTACGAGTTTTCCGGGCTCAGCGGCCGACAAGTAATAGCGGCCCGGCGTGAGTGTGCCGACCACGCTATTAGCAATTTCCGGCAAAGTGACGATACCGTTTAACACAATATCGCCGAGCGTCTCGTTGATTTTGCGGCAACACAGCCCGACGCAATCAGACGATGGCAGTACGGTATACGTCTGGCTTTCTTCGTTTAACTCTACGGCGGCCAGTGCCTTCTCATATTGTTTTGTTGTGTAGTTCCAGTACACGGCGTGGCCGGGCTGCACGTCGGGCGCAACGGTGGCACCCGTGTCGAAAATGGCTTTGCCAAGTTCGGCGGCGTCTAAGCGCTGCCGCAAATATTCAGTTCTGTCTTGCAGGGCCTGGTCAGGTCGACTTACGACGCCTGCCTGTACCGGCTCGCCCGGCGTCACATGTTTAATGTTGTACAGCCAATTTTCGGACATCCTTGTCCTCCAGTCAGACGGGCGATTATTCGAACGAGATGTCCCACGTGATGCCGATTTGCGACGACGCCTCTTTTGTTACTTGGTTGGCCGACGAAAAAACTGTTCTGGCAAAAATTACGTCTTTGGTGCGGTCACTAAACACAGGTGCGGCTACCAGTGCCGCGGCAAACACTTTGCTGTTTACCGTGTCATTAAACGCACGTCCGTGTGCGCCCACGGCCCCAGACGTCTGCACGAAAAACGTTAGTTTGTTGCCTTGTTGATTAACATCCAGATATGACTCAAAACCGGTCGAGACACCGATGGCCGGTTCAACAATGATTGGTACACGTAAGAAGTCACGATTTGTAGAACTACCTAAAGAGTTATAGTAATTGACACTAAGTGTGCGGGGGAAATTTGACGCCTCAGATACCGCAAGTTCAGGATCTGACTGATTCTCATATTCAATGTACATTGCGGAGATACTGTAGTCAGGCCTATCTGGCTGAGCACGACGACCAAGCTGCTTGGCGGCAACAAACCCCCATGAATACTGAATCTGGTTTAGCTGCGAGCAGACAGGCAGTTTTAAACCAGTCGCCTCATCGACAGCCCACAGCGTCACATGGCCACGCACGCCGAACTGCTCTGGGCTAATGTTGTCAGCAAGCATAAGTAATCCTTATTGGCACGTGCCGGATATCAGACGGACGGTTACGCCGCGATCGTTAATTTGATTGCTGATTGTATCGCTTACGGGTGCCATACCTGTAAAAAAACTAGTACCCTCGGTCAACTGCCGATCGCCGCGAATCCTGTCTTCTGGTGCGTTTAATTCAAATACCAACAACATTGCGGTGCCAGGCGGCAGCAACTGACGCAGGTGTCTAATATTGTACAAACCCAGCCTATTTTGCCCTAGGGCGCTTATGTTGATTCTGACAACAAAAACATTGTTACGGAGCACGTTTTCAACAACAAATTTCAGGGGGTTTATAGTTTTCGGCAGATGTGTCGCATCGGGCTCGCTTAGCGGGTTTTTACGCCGGTCGAGCCACTGGGCAAGCGTGTGTCTTTTATATCCTGGCGGACACGGTGCCGCTGCCTGTGCCGCGAGAACACCCCGGTAGTGAATCTCGTCAAAAAACCGCTCTACGTCCGCCGGCAAACCGACGACTGGAAAACTAACATACGTGTAATCTGTTACATGATTTGTGTTGACATGTACCGGCACTTCTTTGTTCTCAAATACTAGGTCGCCGTAAAAGCAGGCAGACAAAAAGCCACGATCAAGACTCAAAGCCGCTAACGCCTTTCGGCCGTAGCAGCTCTGCAGATTTGGGTCTAGTAAAAGATCTTCGTCTGTTTCAGTGAGCAAGTCGTGGTAAGCATTGGTAGCCAGTAAAAGATTTGGTGCCGGGCAGCAGATCAGTTCATCGTCTGGCGGCGGACCATACGTGCTACCTACAAAAAACTCGTCAATCTCAAAGCCGCGCACCAACTGTGAGCCGGCCTTAAGTTTTTGGCCGACGATTACAACAGGTACTGCTGTTGCGGCAAAGCGGTATAGGTTTTTATCCGTGCTTATGAATACGCCGTGCGTATCACTGTCAACGACTTCTACTGTCTCGTGGTTATCGAGCGTTACCGGAATTCCGCAGATAGCAGATAGTGCCAGATCCAAATCTGCGGCAGACGCACCGCCATTAATTAAGCCGTTGAAAACGGCATTCATTAAATCTTTGTAACCTTGACTGCTCTTTAGCCGGATACCCAGTGCGTACGCAAACTGCTCAAAAACGTAGTTATAATCAAACTGCCCGCAGAAACCCCACAGTACAATTTCTTCATCCGGCTGTCCGCTGGTGACTGCAGCACGTTTCAAAATAGCCGGGTTATCGAACGGGTTTTCAGAGAAGACGATAGCACTAGATTTTGTATCAATGATGTAGTCGATGTGTTCGAGCAGGGCGACAGTCGGAAAAATAATCTTGTTGAAGATTTGCCCGACACCGACTAAGTTTTTTGGCGCCGGGGCGTAAAACAACTCAGTCTGTGCCGATCCGTCAAAGACCGCAGTTGTCTGATTAAACTTATCTGCAGTACCATCAAAAAAATTATTAACTAAGCGCTGGCCGTTGATGTCAGATTTTTTAATGACAATCGGCACCCAGTATTCGCTGTGGAACACTGGCACGTCAAAACGGCTAACCGCGGCGACAGCCTCTAGAATATTTCGATACGTCTGTGCTACGAGCGTCGCAGTCGCGTCCGCATAAGATGTCAGTTGATCTTTGGCGGAATAAATGCGGGACCAAAAACTACCCAGCATCGCCAGCATGTTTCTGCTGCGATCAATATCTGATCCCGGGTAAATAAAAGTGCGCTTGTACATTAGTAAGCAAAGCCCGCAACAACAGTAGATACGGTGACGTCTTCGGGTCGCGTCATGAATGCGGTTGTGCGGCCTGTTATTAAATGCCCGGGGTCATTGGGGATCTGCAGGATCGCCGAATCACGCACGTAGATGTTTTTACCGTCAGGCCGTCTAATCCGGCCAAACATGTCGATGGGGCCTAGACCCTGTTTGCCAGACAATAACTGCTGTGCAACAGATGAAATGTGGGATGCGTGCAGTTGCCCGGAAAACCCAATTGTGCTGATTTTATTACTGACCGCCTGCTGAATGGCCGCGATATCTGGATCTAAGTCGTTCGCATCTTTGCGAATTTGAAACGAGATCTTTGTAAAGCACGGCAGTGCGGCACGCACAAGCACGTCAGTTGTACGTGAACGATTTTCGCGGGCACTGAACATGTCTTGCACATCTGAGATCAGGGGCATGCACACGGCTTCTACGTCGTACTTTGCTTTGCTCTGATTAGCCACAAGATTAATAATCGATGTATCGGTGTCCTCAAACTGAATCATGACGGTCTGATACCGCGTGTATGCGCTTTCATGCATGTATTTGATTGACGGCACAAATGCTAATTCTGAAAAATTGACGCCGCGGTACTCGTTAACAATTTTGTAGCCTGTCGTTGTTAACGCGTTCGGCTTCGCTACGCGTGAAATCTCGTACAGCGCGGGAAACGTATCGCGATCTAGTATGATCTGCCACCGACCACCTGTAACACCGGGACCGATGTACGTCGCCTCCAGCAGTTGTGTTTGTGTCTGCGGGTACGGGTAACTCTGCAAATAAATGTCAACTTTGCCGCCGCCCGATATTGGAAACAAACCGTGCTGATCACGTTGCTGCTCAACGTCGCCAGCACCGATAATTGAAATGTGCTGGATATCTGCGAACGCTGCATTGGCCCTGATTGCGGCGACGTAACTCTGCCGCCCGCCGATTGTTTTCGCTGCTAGGGCCGGAGCAAGTTTTGAAATGTAATTTTCGTTTGTCGCTACATCGCGCCCGTTTACGAAATCTACAGTGGCGTAAATTTTGCTAACGTTAACAGGTTGAAAATCTGGTACTAACTCTGTGCCCTTATTTATGTTGCCGCTGGTGCCAACTTCTTCAGCCTGCACCGTTATTGTCGCTACATATGTGCCGTCACCGACGGGCTGCATTACGCGCTCTGTGGCAAGCGACGCTGTGCTGCCCGGGGCTAAAATAATGAATGTGGCTGTTGGCCGGAATATGGCGACGCCGGCAGTCATGCGCGTCTCAACGGCAACAGTGGTCTGGGCAGCGAGAGGCAGGACGAGCGTTATGGTTCCAGACGCTGCACGCCCCTGATCCCGCGAGAGCCCGTAGTTAGACAGCACCTGGTCGACAAGTTCCGGCTCGGCTAAGGCCGGGTTGGCCGATATGCTGAGTAAACTATTGCTTTGTCGGACGCGGTCTACGTTTTCCTGGATGGCCGCGTTAAGTACGCCATTAAAATACAGCACTAAGTCGTGAAATACACCCCGAGTTAATTCTACCTCCGGGTGGCGCTCCTGCATTAACTGGCTCAAAGTGTTAAACATGGCCTCGATTTTTTCGGGAGCCAGTTCTTTTAGACTTGTAATTTCAATAGCCATGGCGGCACCTACGGCAGGGTATTGATCGGCATAATTGCGGCCCGCGACGTGCCTGCAACGCTCTCAATCATAACATGTAACGATAAATATCCCGGATAAAATGTAACAGACGTGAGCGTCGCCGATTTAAACTTTTCGTCGTCGGGCATGTCGGCGTATTCTTCGTTTTTCAAATTGCGTGTAATGTCGATATCAGCCGATAAAAACGCCCATATTATTTCTTGCTCTGTACGAGCCGTCTGCGTTCGGACGGCTGCCATGAACTCGCAGCCGCGCTCGGGCAGGCCGGGCATTGACCCCACCTCTGTAAGAAACTCGAGTGCCCAGCGCTGCGCCAGTTTTTGTACGCCAACGCAAATCTGACCGGAACTATCTTCGCTGTACAACGCCAGCCCCAGTTGCCGCTCGCCTCGCGGGGCGACGTTTCTAAAACCTAGAAAGTCGTATTTTCGTCCTTCATATGCTGTTGCCATAGCTCACCTTAACTGCTTACACGACCGGCATTGATAATGCTGTCAATTGAGTTTAAAACAAACGAAAACACGCCGCGGTCTTTTTTGCCGTACCCGTCCAAGCGGCCATGTGCCATAGCAGCACATCGGGAGTAAGTTGCGTGGCGTAATCTAAACGCACGCTCCTCGACGGCCATGAAATCGATTTGCGATTTGACACCGATGCAGTCAGCTACGGTACCGCCAGCATCACCCGGACCCGCGAGCACCTGCGAGCAATACATCTCGTTTAATTTGTTGCGGTCCCAAGCAGGGTTATGCAGCGATGGCACGTCTAGAAGATCTTTCACTTCTTTTGGCGTGCACCACTTTAAATACGTAGAGTAGCCATCGCGAAAAGCGTCCGCTGACGCCTGCGCCGCTTCTTCTAAATGCCGAATGCGCTTTTCAAATGTGCTGTCTATGCTCGCACGGGAAACGCCGTTTGCCATTAAAAGCCTCCGTAGTCAAAACGTTTATCGAGCATTTGCTGTATCTTTGCCGCACGCTGACTGACCGCCCCGGGCGTTATTTTTAATCGCGCTGCGATATCTTGCGTCGACGCACGTCGTCTACCGTTCCTGCCCAGCGTCATGTCCATGATCATTTTATCGGTCGGTCCGAGATCGTCGTATACGAAGTTCATCCACGCATCTGTTCCACGGTTGCTGCCTGGGATGTGACTTGCAACATCGCCACCGGCTGACTCTTCTGTGACACGAGAAACAGAACCTTCTGCAAGCGGCTGATTAAACGCACGAATCTTACGAATTCGCCGTGTAGACAAATTGGTGTGATCGGCTAGTTCGTCGTCTGTCGGATCGCGGCCAAGTGCATCAGTAAGCTCACTTTCAGCTAGCGTCAATTTTTGAAAATCTAGCCCTACTTGTTCTGGCAGGCTAATGATGTGTTGCTCTTTTGCTGACAGCCGCCGCAGGCTTTGCAACTGAGACAACAAATGCGTGCGCACATTGCCTCGTTTGGGGTCATATGTGTCAAGCGCTTTAAGAGCCATGAGTTTGGCACGAGACTTAAGATTTGGAGTAGCGTTGGCGCCACCGTATGACGAAACAGCGGTGTCAATAACCGGCTGTAATGCGGCTAGCACCTTGGTGTTGTTTTCTGGCGTCTTTGTCGTTTGCCAGGTCGTGTACAGGTCATCAAATTCCGGCGCGACGCCGGTAATAGATCTTGGTGCCGAATATGGCGGCGTGACGTCGCCCAGAATGGACGGCATACCTTTTGGGCTATTCGTTTGCGGCATGTTTGGTTTCATGTGTATTTAATTTTTGAGGAGAGCGGGCCGCCGGCCCAGCGTTCATTGTATAACGGCGGCGTGTCGGACCCAGCGATTAAACGATCGTCGTTTTCAGCAGGTGAACGAATATGTGATACGGAAAACGCCGTACCTGCGTTTGCGTTTTCAGCGTTAATGGAGAACGAAACTTGCACGACAGTTGCTATCATGTCCGTGTTATCTGACAACTGCGGCATGTTTTCTGTGGGTGCTTTAATTTTAATGACGCTGCCCGGAGCTATATCAAAGCGTAACTTGCCGGAAAACTCGCCGTAACGCTGCTGCAGTAATTCTGTTTTAAACCACTGTTCGGCAAACCTGTCTAACACCGGACTGTCTTTTATATTTTGCTGCAGTTCAGATTCTTTTTTTGCTTTTTCTGTAGCGTCGGCACCTTTGCTGGCGTCGTTATTAGCGCCTAGCACGCTACCGCTTAACCCGGCCGTCCGAGATGTATTCGATATTTTGCTCATGATGTTGCCGAACCAACTCGGTGGTTCTTTTACAAGCACAGTGCCCGGCCGCGTTTTGCGGGCTTCATGTGACGGAAAAAGACCTGGCGGGTCGCAAAACGACGGCGGGCGATAATCGTTCTGTACCGGCGTGCCGGCGACTAAACCAGAGCCAAAACTTGCAGGCCAGATAATGTCTATGCCGCCAAGTGTTTGACGGGTGTTGCCCATAAAATTAGCGTAGCCGTACTCGTCAGCGTAAACGACTTTGTCGCCGTCGCGCCACTTTAACCCGCCGAAGACAGGCACGACTTGTGCAAAGTCAACTCCGGGCGACAGTGCGAACAAAAATTGCGGTGCGTATTCGCCGGTAAGTTTGCTCCAAAAAGTTGAGTAACTAAACGCTTGCACGCCAACTTTTGTTAAAGCATCGTTGACGGAATCTCTAATGAGATCTCCCGTAAGCCCGCCGGGGCCGTCAAGGTTTAAGCCAAGTTTTACTTTGTTCGGTGCGGAGCCAGGCATCTTCTCTAAGGCCGCTTTGATCTTTTTTTCATGCTCGGTGTCTACGCCTGTGGCGCACTTATTCGTGCCCCAACCAGCAATAACTGTTAGAACAGGCTTCAGCACATCGCCCCACAGGTCGTTCGTGATATTTGAATACGTTATGATTTGATTGTCAGGATCAATTGCCGGGGCCATTACAAAGCCAGAGCCCTGTGCCTGGTTCGTCGCCGTGTAGTAGCCCGCGTTATCGGCTACGTTAAACGGCGCCCCGGGGAACCACTGCCCGTTTAACATCGAGCCTATGTTTAAGTCATCGAGCCAGTGCACTAGGTGCAGCGTGTAATTTGCATTATTGTTCGAACGCTGAAAACCAAACCCCGCATAGTATCCGTCAAACACCATGAACGTTTTTTCGCTCGGCATTTTTTCCTTGTAGCCATCGGTCGTGTCTACTTCTAAGTACACGGACACGCGAGCACGTGACTTTATTTTGCCCATAATTTTTGAGTGGGCACTGGCCTGCGCGTTCGTTGTAGCGTTAATACCGCAAGCCAAAATGAGTGCAGCTGTTGGAATCGTGTTTAACGCAAAGTTGCCGGATATGGCGACAATATCGTCTACACGCCCGATGTCTTCTATCATGGCGTAAAGTTTAAACTGCGAGAATACGTAATTGTCAGGCATGTTTATTCTTCCGCAATTCTTCCGTACGATAGATCAGGGCCATGGTCAGGCCGGCGAGGCGATACACCGGCGAATTATGGTCGCGCCATAAATTTCTAAACGTGGCGTAGGGTTCTTCATCCCCCAGCCCAAATAAGCCCAACATAATTGGCTCGCCGAGCAGTTCGATCGTCGGAATGCCGGTTGTAATAATTGGCGATGGGACAGCACGTACAGTGACAAACCACTGGGCGATAACTTCCGCGATGGGCGGAGCCGTCAACGCAATAGTTGTCGACATCTGATCGGATATAAGGTTGCCGGCACTATCACCGTAGATTTCGTGCATTAAAAAGTTGCCGGCTTCGGTTACGATGCTTGCGTACAAATCGTTTTCAGACTGATTAGCGAAATCGAGCAATACTTTTAAACCTGTGTTTTCAAGCCGCATAACTTCGGACTCTGCGGCTGTACCAACGTCTGCCGTAATTGGGGCAGCAGTTGTGCTCAGTTCTTGGGCTGTTGCAATGAGCGGGAGGTCGGTAGAGAACGCCAGGGCTTGCATGGGCAACGTTGGCGTTTCTGTGCCCGCACTAATCATGTACTGAAACAGTGACCGACCTACGCTGTTGTCTGCCTGATAGTCGCCGATAATCGTAAGGCGCTGCGGCGGGCCGTTTAGTTGCGTAACGGTTACTGTTTTTTTTGACGTGTCATAAAAATCAACGACGCTTAACGGCCAGTACGTCATCCGGTTATCGAGTGCATGTACGTAATCCGCTAACTCTGTCTGATGGACGTAACTCATCAACTCGCGCACGCGCAGATTGATAAAACGCGCGTCCGGATTACTGCCAAAGAGCACCCGGCGTAACAATTTTAGTTCGTTAGATAACCGTACCGGCACAAACTCCAGTGGCACATATTCTGCCCCTGTGTCGCGTGTAATGTGATTGTCTTTGTAGGCTTTGTTAAGTAAAAGCGTTCTTGCGTGATTAATCATTTTGTTGTGTCTTGTGGCGGGATGACATGAAACCGCAGCGACCACTGCCCAATCGGCACACCGCTATTGGCCGCGGTAACCTCTAAGCGCATTCCGGTAAGAAACGCCTGAAACGAGCCGCAATTGCTCGCGCCAATTTTAACTGCTTTTTTTAATTTGGACTGTTTCTTTTCAGCGTATAACTCGTACAGGTTGCAAATTGTCGGCGGCTTTGTACCCGCCGCAGCCGGACCGCATGGTGCTGCGGCAAAAGAAATACCAGACACGGTAATCTCGCCGATGCGGTCACCAAACGAATAAAAATACACAAAGCGATCAAGGGCGTGAAGGAACTGATAGTTGCCCTGCATTTCATGCACAAAGCCGGTCACAGGTAAGGATATAGCGGCGCCGTCAATTGTTACGTTAAAAGTTCCGCCGCCGGTGCCGCCAGAACCTTCGCACAGGTTGACGCGCACAACTGCGCCTTCGCATGGTGTAAATACAGAGGTTGCCATTTTCGACTCGTCAGGTTTTTGCGATTGTTATACCGCCAGGGTTGGTTTGCATTTGAGGCATGGTGGCTGTCAGGATTGCCCAGTCGAGCCCTACGATATTTAAGCGCCCTGTAATTTGGGTTGTGCCGCCGTCTTTACCTGCCGGTGTCGGGGCTGGTGGTGGCGTAGCCGCAACATTTGTTCCCGCAGTTTTTGCCTGGGCCACTTGTGCCGCGGAGTCTTGCACTCCTGGCTGCTCACCCGCTGTGGGTTTTTGTGCTTTAATGACAGCAATTAGCTCGGTGAACGATTTGTTAAGTTCGCCGGCGGTCGTGGCCAGCAACTTGAACGACTCGTCAGTTGCCGCCGCAGTGTCTGCGGTTTTTTTCGTGCCGGCCTTATCGTCGACTTGTTCGCCCGTCGGCTGCCCGCTCGCCTCGCGGGCCTCTTTAACTTCCCGCTGCCGCGCGGTGTAATCTAGTACTTCTTTTTTCTTGTCGTCGCTTAAACCTAACGTGTCTAACTGCTTCAAGAACGCGTCAGAGTGTTTGCCGTCTGCACCTTTCTCTAAACTAGCGGTTACTAACTGTTCTAGTTTTTCGCCTTTTAGCGTGCCACCGGTAGCGTCTTCTAATACAGCTGCCGTGCCGCGTCGCTGATCTTCGACGGTCGCACCGATAATGCCCGCGGCCTTACGATCTTCGCGATCTGCTTTTCGGCGATTCTCCGCGATCTCGGCCTCTGTTTTACCGCGGCCTTTGCCCACCTCTGTCTCGGCGGCACTGCGCATCTGCCCGACGGTATACTGCCCCTTATCGAGCAGATCTTGTTCACGTAAGCCGACTTCTTTAGACAGGTCAACGCCGGACGCCGACAACTCTTGTATCATCTCGTCGTTTGTACGGCCGGTACGATCGCTGAATTTTCTTGAATAGACGGCTTTTAATTTAGCGTCGTCCATGCCTTTTAATGCTTCGGCACGTTTTGCTGATAGTTCCTGTTCGGTCACCAGCCCGTCGGCTTTCTCAAACCGCTTATCGCGGCGAGCGGCGATTGCACGGAGTTCTTCAGCCGCCGCGGCGCTTTCTTTTTTGTCGCCTGACCGGGTCTTCTGTTCGAGATCGTCTAGGTGCCGAGTGGTGACAAGGTGTTGATTTCCCGCGTCCCGCGAGGCGTTTAACTGCGGCATCAGTTGGTCGGCCAGCGTCTCCCTAAACTTTTGATCGGGGATTATGCCAGCCAACTCTTTAATCAGGTTTTCTTTCGTAACGGCTTCGCCAGTCATACCGGTCTCAGCCAGATAATCCGACAGTCGGCCGAGCGGTGAACTATCTAATCCAAAGCCAAGCTTATATCGGCGATCGGCTTCTTCTTTTCGGGCTGTCTGTGCGTTGGCAAATTGTGCTTGCTGATCCTTGCTAAAAAGTTGATATGTGGCCACAGTGCCGCGGCCAGTTAACTGCTCAGACGAGGTGTTGAAACCCGCCAGCCGTGACTGCAGTGTTTGGTCGCGGCGATTTGGGTCATCGCCCAAGATTCCACGCACCGCGAACTCTGCTTGTTTGTTGGCTTCTGCACGGGCAGCGTCATCGATCGTAATGCCTTGGCGCTCGGCGTCTGCGATTAATGCTGCCGCAAACTCATCTTTGATTGTCTTATTGATGTGATCGACGCGCTCTTTTTCGTCCATGTGTGCGGTGTCAAGTGCTATCTCCGCAAACTTAGTGGCGATAACATTACGACCACGCACTGCCGCAGCGTCGCGACCATCGAGTTTATTGTCCGGGTCTTTGATATTGTCGAGGCCCTGTGCCAAGAATCCGCCAAACGCGTTACCACCCACACGCTCTAAATATTCTTGCCGCATGGTTCGCATGGCAGCACCCGACTGGCTGTACTCCATGGTGGCCGAGTCAGCATGTAACGTCATGAACTCTTGATGCGTCATGCCGCCGGTTGCCGCAATACGCGACGCCTCTCGGAAGCCGCCGGTGCCAAGTTGCTCGTAAATATTGCCGGTTTTTACAACGTTACCGCTAGCGTCTTTAACTTCGTAGTTACCGTCGCCGCCTTCCTTGAGCGAATTAACAGCTGCTTCCAATTCTGTGCCGGCATACTTGCTCGGATCTAACTCGTACGCACGGACCAATGCGGCGACAGACTTGGCGTTTGACGAGCCTTCGCCGCGGGCGGCCAACATGCCCGCCTGCTGTAACGCCTCTTCTTGGCTCATTGCGCCGTAGCGTTCAATAGATAATGCACCGCTCTGTCGCATTGACTGCACCATAGTTAGTGCTTCATTGACGGCATTCATTTTTGACGGGCCGGACAATCCAAGTGTGTCGCCGTACGCGCCCACAGATGCGGAGAAGCCTGCCAACTGGTCAAAGCCCATGCCGATCTCTTTAGCTGTCCCGCGCATCTCACGCATAATGCCAGCAACTCTTCCCGCGCCGACTTGGTGCATCGAGCCATGGCTTAAGTGATCGAGAGCCGCAAGCAGGGCGGGCACGGGAGCGTTTGGATTACCGCTGTCTCCGAAAATCTCTCTAATCGCGGCTAATGCTTCTGTGTGCTTTTTGACCGCATTACCCGCTTTACTTGCGTCGACCTGGTTAGCGACGACGTCCATGCCTTCAAGTTGCAGTAAATCTTCAGGGTTCGCCGTGCCGACAGCGCCCTTTAACTGCGACATATTAAATCGCAGTTGACCTTTGAAGTCTTCCGTGTTGTCATCAAGCACTTTATTTTGTTTAACGATATCTGTGCCTGCGGCTCTGAACGCGGCACCGGCGTCTGAATTACGGCCACCGCCTTCTGTTAAATAGTGTCGCCCATATTCTTTGGCGAGCCTGGTAAGCGTCTCGTCATCCATATTTTGATCGGCCAGCACTTTGACGCGCTCAGCCGGCGACAAGGCGCCGATGCTTTGCGGTAACAAACCTTTTTGAAATAAGTTCTCAGTGACTGTTGCCGCCTGTGACGCGGAGAAGCCGTGCATGCTATCAAGCCCGGCACGCTTTGCTTTTCGCTCCATACCGCCGAACGTCACCTCGTCTGCCGAAAGAACGTTGGCGTCATTTACAGCACGATCAAATTTTGTAAGGGCTGCCGCTTTATCGGTTACTGTTGTCGCGGTGCCGCTTGGCTGATATCGCTTATACAGATCATTTACGCGGTCTTCTCCCTGATCGATAAGACGCTGGCTTACTTCGTCGTCGCGTACAATTCTTGAACTCTCAGCACGAGCGGCTTTTTGTAACGCTGCAGTCTGAGTTGGATCACCTGCCCGAGCATCGGCCACCATTTTTTCTACGTCCCCGGCAGGTTCGTACATAGTCGCGTACATACCGCGGGAAAAAGACTCTAGCGACCGGGCACTCATTTTTTTCGCGCCAGTAAGTGCGTCAGGCCGGTAATACCCAATACGGTTCGCGGCAGCGGCCATAGCCATGGGGTCGCCGGCACTGCCGAACATAATTTGCTCAAGATTCTCAGGGCCGACCATCATGCCCACCAGACCTTTAACTGTGGGGTCGTTTAACATTTGGGCCATGTTTAAAGCCTGGCCTCGATTTAAATCAGAGGCCGGCTTGTCAGTAACCATGCCGCGGGTGCCTAATAGCACATTGGCAAACCGCTGGTCACCTGCGGCGTTTGTTCTGTATAAATTTTGCTGGCTGCGGTTAAAGTACTCCCGCATTATGAACTGGTCGGCTTTGGCCTGCCCGGGGAACTGATGCGGCAAAAAATTGGTGGGGCCAGCAAATTGCTGCAAATAACTCGTCATTAACGGGCCCGCAATAGCACCAAAGCCAGACGGGTTAAAACCCATGCTCATAGCCGGGTTGTAGGGTGCGGCGTATGTCCACGGCACGGGGCCGGGTGCTTGGAACCCATTCATTTTTGTTCGTCTCCGCCGCCAAATTCGCGCTTATATTGCTCTACAAGTTTCTGCGTTTCTGCATCTAACATTGTATCGTTTTGAAGCAGTTGTTTAGGCTCAGTCTTTTCGACCCACGGCAAAATTAACTCCTGCAGGCGGTCGAGGGCCTCGTTCGCCTGGCTTTTTACGGAGTCAAAGCTTTCTGGCGTGAGCCGGCCGTGCGATATGTACGCCAGCCACTGCTGGTGTATCGCCGTGTGGATCTGCAGATCCTCTTGGCGCTGTATTTCACGCAGCACCAGGTTTTGCTTTAACCGCCAGTTTCTGTCCGTGGGATCGGCTCGGGAGTAGTCAATTGCCCCCGATACTGCAGCCCGCACCATGTAGGCTGCTATTCGATCCCGGTCCAAAAACTTGGTTCTAACGCCATGGCTTCAAGTGCCTCAACAAGCCGCTGAAATTGTCGGAGGTGCGTTCCGACAAGCCGCTTGGTGACTTCTTGTGCCAATACTTTTGTATTTACGTAATCCAGCGTTGCTACTAATGGTGTCGCCAGCGGGTTGTCCTTGTCAGGCGTAAACGGCATTTCAGCCATCTCCGGCACGACCGAGATTAATTTGCCGTCTTTATCGGCAAGGCTCTCTACGGAACAAGCCAGCCGGTAGTCCATCATCTGCGCGAACCACTCCGCCTCAGAGTTAACAACCCCCTGCTGCTGGTCGATAATTAACTGCTTATAAATGGCTTTGGTTTCTTCTGTCAGAAGTGCCCGTAGCGTCACCCTGAGTTTCCCGCCAAAGAGCTCAAAAGTTCGTTTAAATCGCGTGTTGCCCAGCAGGCAAGCCACAAAATCTTCTTTGTCCCTGTCGGTAGCGTTTACGTCATACTTCTGTCGCATGTCCCAGCCACAGCGCGGGCAAAACGGCATAAAGGCCATTGCCGGCATCAGGGCCTCGTCCACTGAATCGGGCACTACAGGTGCCTCTGGCTGCGGTGCGGGCTTTGGTGCCGGGGCTGCCTCTGCTGCTGGAGTGGAAGCCATCGTCGCCCGGTCATCTACGATTTGCGGGCCTAAAATTTGTTCAACGGCCGCGGCGACATTCGGCGCCATACCCTCGGTTACGCTTTGTAGTTCTTTCTGTCGCGCCTGCCGTGCCTTTTCTTTGTCGCCAATGACGCGGGCTTCGGCGAGCATCGCGTTCACCTGTGCGACGGCCTCGGCAGGCATTTTTTCAGCGTCTATCAACACGTCAGTGCGCGAGGACGCTGGAATCGTTTCTTTAGTTTTCAACAGAAAATCGCCAAGCGTCGCCGGGATTGGATCGCCGTCTTTCCAATTAAACTGCAGCAGCGTTTTTTTTGTGAAATCCGACAGGTACGGGTTTTCAACCAGTTCCATGTTTGCTCCTCGTTATTAGTCGCGACCAATGATTGGGTACATGCCGTTGATTTTCTGTTTTTTAATCTCTTTGAATTCGGGATTACGGTACTCTTCCGCCAGCGTTCCTTGGTTCCCGCGATCTTTATCGCGCATGCTTCCGCCGGCGGACGTAACGATATTAAAGTCAACCATAGCGAAGCCCTCAGACTCCAGCCATTTCTTTCCCGGAAACGGATACGTCGGTCCGCAAGAAACATTCGTAACCGGTTTCTCGGTCCAACGTTTTGGAATGTCGCCCGTGAGGCGGGCCATCTGCTGCCAGCGATCTTCGAACAATAAGAAGTCTGGAATTTTGTATTGTTCGTCGGTACGGAACGAGAACTCCATGATGTCCATCGTTCCGGCATTGCCCGGCCGGCCAGTTTTGTACCAAAGTTGTTCCAGCATTTGATCGTCGATTTGATCAGCAATCTTTGGCAGTTCTTTTTCAATAAGTTGTTTCACCGTATCAAGTGCTGGCAATGCTTGATCAGCACAGTCGCCGTCACATGGGGCAACGAAGATCATTCCCTTCGCGGCTTGGCCCGTAAAAATATGGCCATTTTGACTGGCACACAATATGCTGCCGTCCAAGATCATATTGCCGCCAGCAATAATGTCTCGGTCTGTCATGACTGGGCCGCAAAGCAGCGTGGCACTGCTTCTGAAGGCATTTGCTTTTTTCGTTTCGTCGTCGGCACCAGCACGGAAGAAGTGGAGGATCTGCCCGTTTTGCCCAACGTAGTTAAACAGGTTATTGGACTTTGTGACGATGTCTGCTTCGCCGCGGCCGGCGTCAATTGTGATATTGCCCGGTTTAATTTTGCTCCCGCCGCCGCCAGTGCGAAGGTAGATCTTTTCGCCCAGTGCGACGACTTCAGACTTCGGCGCCCTAAGCACTATGCCGCCGAAGATAACGTCGTCGCCGCATTCTTCAAATTTGTATACGGGACTTTTTGCACGGCTTTCAATAAGCACGCCGCCCTCTTTTTGAGACGAGTCGTTGCCGGCGAGCAGCATGAGGTTTTGCTCGCTTTTAATACGCACGTTTTTCTCTGTCGTTGAGATGTCGACATCGTCTACTGCTCGCACAATGCAGTCGGCTCCGGACCACAGTTGCGTAGAGCGACCAGACTTGAGCCACACGTCGCCGGGCGCGGACATCGTAAGACAGCCGGCAGACATCTTTATTTCTGCGCCGTAACCATCTGTAATTACAACACTGCCGTCTTCAAGCAACGAGATCGAACTTTCCGACTCGTAAAACTTTTGTGTTTTATAGCGGTGGTCTACGCGTATTTGCTTGGGTTGCGGCTCCGGCAAATACATTTTTGATTTAAGCGTTGAAAAACTTGGAATCTTGTGGTTATATTGTGCGTGCTTTAGCTCGCTTTGCTGCCACAGTTTGAAATCTTTCGTGTGCCAGTGGAACGGATGTATTCCAGCGTAATTAAACAAATACCCATGCAAGTCAAGAACAGCACTAGCTCGTTGAAGATGGGGGTGATCACCGCTAGTCTTTATGTCGCCTGTTATCTCATGCTCTGGGCCTGCGCCTGTTTTGCCGCATGCCTTATAATTTGTCTCGGCATCGTCCCCTTTACTATCCTCCGGGCGGCGAAGACGTGTTGGCATAGGAAGCAACATTCGCTTCGCTAACACAATACCTTTTGCCGACGCAATGAACCTGCGGCCGTCCATTGCGATATTGTCTTCGTGCAGACCAACACATGGCTTAAGTTCCATCGTGTTCGTGTCTGGATTGCTTCCGCCGCCGCCGGTACACGGATTTTCGTAATCTTGGCTTCTTACCGTGGCCTCATATACCTTGCCCGCATCTCCGCCGCCTGTTTTTTCGTACGTCCATACGTTTACGCCTTCAGGTGGGGCGTGTAAAACATAGCGACCGCCTTGGCCGAGATAGCCGTAAAAATGTTGCGTCCGATGGTATGGCTGCTGGTAAAGATTTTTACTTTCCCAGTGCGCGAAGTATGGCTTAGCGTTCGGGCAGTGGATGTCTTCGAATTGAAACTCTTTAATGGTCGGCTGCCCTGGCGTAAGTATGCCGACAGCCTCCCACGGAAAAGCCGTGTAACCTTGAATGTCGTTGTACTCGGCTTGGTCCATGAACGCATCACGCTCATGGCCGGCAGTCCAAAGTTGGAATTGCGTGCCAGCAACACGTAGCAAACTGTCATGATAAAAACTGAACACGCCGCAAAACTCATTCACCGATAACTGTGCCATAAAGTCATCGACAGTAACTGCAACACCTGTTGTGCTCACCGCACCCCACTCGCCTCCAAGCGTGGCGTCAAAAGGTTTCAGTGCACTGTAGTTAGCTAAGTTGCTGCTATTCGGCTGCTTGATGTGGACTTTGTGGGCTTCGTCTACGCGCTTTCTGGACGCTTGCGTAATGTAAGGATTAACAGCGCGTTTGCCGGTATCGTACGGGTCGGGAATAGCGCCGATGATGTAATACTTGTTTATCTTGTCGTGCCACATCACCATGACACATGTGCCAAGGCAATAGTGCTGCAGTTCTGTTGGGCCAAAGAAGCCCTGCGTTGTACCGCAAACGGCGGTCGCTAGAATCGGGCATATTGCTTTTTCAAGATGCACGCGATACGAATTTACAATTGGCGTGCCGTCAAGAATCCAGCCAATTAAAATACGCCCGCCTTCTTGCAGGCCGTTTTCGTAACTGCTAAGTTTTTGAAACGGGTCGGCTACGGAGTCAGTCTGCGCTCCGTACGCGGCGTTAGCGCCCTTAGCGGCGTACTGCGTATTGTTCTGAAGAATACGCGTGTGAATCGTGTTGTCGGTAAACTGGGCTGCCGGCGAAATGGGTCTAATACCCACTGGCGTAGGCTGATCACTCATGTTGTCCACCTTTCGGTGTGGTTACGGGCCTAAGCCCCAGGCGTTGCCGCCTATACCATAAACGGCGGCTGCGTAAAACGCAACCGCCGTTTTCTGGTTATACGCTGTCTAATCTACTGCTTACGCCTTCTCGTAACCGAGATCCGTAAACATGAAACCGAGCGATTCGTTAATTACAACATCGTTCGCCGAAACCGACGCACCGACAGAGTTCAAAGTCGCACTAATGAGCGTGTACTTCACGCCACCAGCCTCGCCGCAGCTCTCGCCTTTGCAAGAAGCCTGCGCCGCGTTTAAATAAAGGTTCTTCGGATTGCAGATGTTGCCAAACTTTGTAGCCAAGTCGCGGAATGTGTCAGAGCCGGAAACGACGCGGTTAAACGTCGCGTTACCCTGCCGACGACCGCCAACGTAGTACACAAGCGACGAGCCAATCTCGTACAGCATGTTTACATTACGTTGAATTTGAAACTGCACTTGTTGCACTAAAGCTCCGCCGTTTGCACCGCCGTTGCCCGCGCCGCCAGAATCCTGCGACCACGTGAGCTTAACGTTATCGGCTAAAAACGAACCGCCGTGCGTCTGGTCTTCACCGCATGTGTTTGCGAAAACACTTGTTTTTGCCATACCTTAACTCCTTGTGTAATTAGACCACTAAGTGTAACTCGATGTTATTGAGCGGCGCCGGAACCGTGAGGTCGAGGATCACCTCGATCCGATCCTTTAACAGCGGATGGATACGCAGCACGCGGATGCTTCCATCAATGAGCTGCGAACCGACCTCCGCCGTTGTGCCGTTCGTAGCCAACGCAGAAATTGTCTCTGTCATCCGGTTACGCAACAGCGTTACCATCGACGGAGTCGCGTTAGTGCGGCCGATGTACGGACGCAGCCGACGCAGGAACAGATAAGACATCGAGTCAACATTGCGCCGAATCATTTCTTCACGACGGTTCAAGTCGAGATTGTCCGTGGTCAGAGCGTGCCGCGAGTGCGGCGTACCGTCACGGTCTTCGGTCACAATCCACACGCCAGCTTCCGCAAGCCTGTTTAACTGTGTTTCGTTGAAGTACTTGTACGACCGAGTGAAATCGTCGAACCCAGCTACTTCAACATTTGTTAAACCTTGCTGCGGCACTACGCCACTCGCGAGGCCAGCGATGGCCGCAGCGAGATAGTAGCCCGGCTGCAGGACGCCAGCCTCGCCGACCTGATCGGGCCATACGGCCACGACACGTCGGCTGCTGAGGGCACCGGCCTGCTGTGCAATGTCGTCAGCGATCTCATTCCGGTTGTTGTTGTGGTAGATCTCAACACGCTGCGCTGCGTTAACGGGAGCGTCAGCGCCCGAGTAAAGCCGCAGTGTGTTTTCAGAGAGAACCTCGTCAACAACAAATTCTTCGTACTGCTCTTCAGAAAATCCGTCTACGGTAAACAGGTAGCGAACAACGTCGCCGGGGCGAACATTGTTAGTGATAAAGTAACCAGAACCTGTCGGAACACGCAGTCGTGTGTACTGCATATTTGTCGCGTTCGGATCATCTTCAAGCACCGCAAGCACGGGGTCAGCAATTACATTGCCAGAGACACCGGCGATAGCAGCGCCTTCACCGACAACCAGTACGGTCGGGCGAGACTTGAGGGCTACGACCGCGGCCTTCCAGTTATTAGCAAATTCATTGGACTCCGAAACGGTTTGAGCCGCCCAGAGGTTGTGCACGAGTGTGTTAAACGTCAGCGGAACAAGGTTGTAGAGATCATCGCGACCCTTGAGTCGTTCTAACACCTCAACCCAGCTATCCAGATTTTCAGGGTTACGTACAGCGGTGTACTTCACAGCCGTGCCGTTCGAGTTCGACAGCGCTTTGTACACGCCCCACTTGAGCGGATTGTCCGGATCAAGTTGTCCCTTGATTTGATCAAGGTCGCCAGGGTTGTTGATAGCGTTAACTTCGTCGGCAAGATCAGCAAGCCATTCGCGGTACTGAACGTACATTGTGCCAGAGTACACAGGCAGCGGCTGTTCGGCGCCGGCAGCCGTCCACTCGGGGTGGTACGCTGTTACGCCTTCTTTGACGCAGATCTGTGTGGCTTCGGTTTCGTAATTTACGTCCGGAGCCGCCTCTACCCTGTTTTCGGCAACCTGGATGTTGTCTTTGATGAACAACTTCAGGTCGAGTTCCGTGGCTGAAGCCATCAGTGCCGGCAGGTCGTCGCGCAGGATTAAACGACGGACCGGACCAGCCTGGGACGATGTAACCGGAATGTACCACTTGTCGCCCTTACGAAGGCCGATGATGGTATCTGCGCCGGTTAATGTCGCTGTGGCTGTGGCTGTCGCATTTCCAGCACCAGCCGGAGGCGCAGAAATTGTGATCGTCGGGGCTGATGTATAACCAGCTCCGCGATTTGTCACAGTAATACTGACTACATTATCGCTGTCAGCACCGGTTCCCAGCACCGCTGTGCCGGTCGCGGTAACGCCGCCAGCCGGAGCCGCAGAGAATGTAACGGTAGGTGCGGAGGTGTAACCAACACCGGGCGAAGTAACGGTTATGATGGGATTAACAGACGTGGCTAAAGCACCGCCGGTATCGCCAACGAATTTGACCCGCACACCGCTAGAACCCACCGACACGCCAGTCGCATAAGTGCTAGAAGTTACAGACGTCGGGCCAGAATAATCTAAGCCCTTCGCTGTCCGCACAGAGATCTCAGGCTGCGTGGCCCACGTGCCGCCCTTCGTGCACTCAATGATATAAGTGTCATTTTTGGCGCCAGTATACTGTCCATAAATCTTTCCAGCCGAAACAGTGTTCGGCGACGTGGCAACGATTGCAGCCTCTACGTTATCGTAAGCCTGCCCGACAAGCACACGCCACTTTTGGCCGACCACAAAACTTGTTGCCGGGATGCCGTTCGTTGTAGCAGTGGCGGCACAGGGGCCGGCACTGGCGTTGCTGAACACCAATTTTAAGCCACGCGTGCCGACTGCAACCTCATCACCAAAATCGCCCGGGTCGAGTTCCGCTACGTTGTCGCGACCGCTGGCACTTGTGACGCGCAGCCGAGCAGCCTGACATGTCGCAACAGAACTTTTAATAACTTCGACTAAATACTCTTCTACAACGTCACCGCTGGCTAAACCGTTATAACCGTTATAGCCCACAGCAGCCGACTCGGCGACAGTAACACAGTTAACGAGCGTGCTACCGTGTACGACGCTGATGTTAGCGGCAGCCGCGGCACCGGAAACAGGATCTTGGTTATCGTCATCGGCATAAGCCGCTTCAATTACAGAGTTCGTGGCTTCACTTGCAAAACCGGCGACCGTTGTCGTCAGTTCAGTCTCGACGCATGAATCTGCTGTGTCCGTGACCGATCGCAGATAAACAACGTCGCCGAGTTGCACGTCGCGGTCATTAAATACGTCGCTGCGTGTCTCGCCGCCGTTGGTCTTGAACTTGAGAACGTTCGACTGAATCCAGTTAGTCTTGCCGGCAACTGGCGTAACGTTGTGGTTCGCAGGATCGCCGACATTATGCGAGTAATAAAGTAACAGAGCGTCGTCGATGTAGAGTTTTGTGTAACTCGGATCGACAAGGCTGCCGGGCTCGCGGCCAGGCCACGAATAGCAAGTGTCGTCTAACCGATTATAAAGTCCAAGGCGAGTATCGTTTTTCTCAGCCAGAACGTTATATCGGTGGAGCATCGCATGCGGACCAGCAATGTGGGCACGCAGCGGCTCAGTGATCTCCGTGGGGACGATCGAGAACTCTTGGAAAACAAGAACTTGTGGTTTTACGTAGCTCGACATGCTTCAGGCCTCCATGCCTAAAATTTGTGTGCGGTTCAGCGCGTAACGAGTAGTATACACAACCACTCTAGCAACAAAAAACACTTCTCCGCGATTTAATAGGTCAGTAAATCCGATGCCTTGAAGACAATCCGCTTTAGGCGCGGCGCATACGGCTGGAGCGTCCAAGCCTCCTCGGCCATGTATGCTACGTTAACAGGTACGGCATAACCCTGTATAACTTCTTGGATTTCTCCTATACCGCCGACATCGCTTACAAAGAATCGGTGAAGATCCATTTGCTCGCGGATCATCGGCGAAAACTTGATTAAAAACTTAACTACTTCAGTGGCTAAAAATTCTGTTTCGGCGCCGTTCTGGGACAGGCAGAACAATGTGTGGCTGCCGTCCCATAAACCCGCATACGACGTGCTTCCAGTATAAGCATTGGTACTTGTAATGTCACCAATACCTTGTTTTTGCCACTTCCACCCGTTTCGTTTAATAAGTATTGCGGGTCGTTTGTCTATTTGATTCGGCACCCAGCGTGTAATGCTCTCAATAAGGATAGGGCCGTATACCTTTTCGTACGTATCGTTTTCGGCCGGTTTCCAATCATTTAATTCTTGCAGTTGCTGCCGGAGTTTCGGGTCGTCGATATTGTCGGTGTCTGCGAAATGCCCGATAAGCAGTTGTCGAAGAAAACCGGTCATAACGTGGGGGCGCATGCCGTACGAGCACAAGGCACTCACTTTCGGCAGGCGGTTTTCGGTCTCGCTGCCTTCCGGAAACAGGTCTTCAACTTCCGGCGGGTTTTGGTTTTGCGGGCAGTCGCTCACGGGCTTCTCTCTTTTCAATAAGTTGTAACCGCGGCCAGAGTTGCAGTTTTTTATCGTTAAACACTATCGGCGACGTGAGTTTAATCTTATCAAGAAACATTAGATATCCCAGAATCCGTTCGTACGGTCTTTGCTGTTATTTAATGGTTTAATGTTAGGGCGTGGTGACGGTGCGGCTGCGGGCGCCATTTGCGGTAACGCTGGCACGGTCACTTCTATGTACGCTACATCCGGCCCATACTCGCCTAACTTCTCAAATAAGATAGCGTACTCGCCTGGGTCTAGTTTTAAAGACTCAGTCCATCGGCCATTTGCTCGAGTAGTTGTGCCCGCTACTGCCAAGTTTCGCGGAGTGTCTGTTTCTGCATCGTCAAACACGGCACGCGTAAACACGTACACAGAGGCACCAATTATCGGGCACCCGTCGATGCTTGCGGTGTATATTAAATTTTCTTGTCCGCCGTAATTGTGGTCGATAGCGATGGCACCACAACCTTTCACAGGTAGCGTCGGGCCGGGTCGTGATTCAGGCTCGCCGCCGACCTCTAAACTGTACACCGAGTTATTAAAAGGCACTAAACCCATTTTGACAGAATAAACAATTGGAACTCCGCGAATGCTCGCCGCCACCTGTATTGTCTCTACCCGCCAGCGCTCGTCACTAGCACCGTTTACCCATATATCGTTTTTATTGAGTGCCGGAAAACCAATTACACGGGCAGTGACATACGCGTTCTCTCGCGTCGAGCCCTTTACTTCATTGTTTACGTCTTCTTGAATAATTTCGGGTGATAGATCCCAGCACTGTAGGCCAAGCGGTGGATGGAACCCAATTTCAAACCCTGTGCCGCTACAGATGTCACAGTTGGCGTCTGTAATTTCTTGGGTCAACTGATCACGGCAACGTTTGCACGGCTTTCCGTAGCGATAAGGTTTAATTAGGTAGCCCGGAACAGATACAAGCCTGTTACGCAGTTGCTCTTTACGCATGATCTCACGTGCAAGGAGCCAGTCTTTTTCTGTCAGGTCGCCGTAGCAGTTGGCCGCCTGCGAAACGTATACGCCGACAGAAGTTGTTAATTTAACTCGGTAATGCGACAGAATATCGTACCCGCCCTCGCGCCACGCGGCATCTGCTGCCGTGTATGTATTGACGACAGGATTGCCGATATCTTTCCAATCAGGTGTGTCGCGAAGACCGGTGTGGCCGAACTGAAGTTGAAACGTATACGGGCCGGGGTCATTAAATAACGGCTCTAATTGCCACCACACACGCGTTACGCCGCGAACCATGTGGTCGACTGAGATTCGGCGGAACGGGAAGACGCGCTGTTGGGTCATTTGATAACCTGTGCGGAATGACATAACTTTTTTGATGCGTTCCGCACCAAACGTCCAGCCATTCTACATTTTACACATACCGCTGATATCTAAAAAAATGGGGCTAGGCGGTACTATGATCCGTCCAGCCCCATTTTCCCTACGCTTTTCACTTGGGACGCATCCCAAGGCTACCGATTACTCGGCAGCGGCGGCCCACCGACTTTCGTCTTCCCGGTCGTGACGGTAACACTTATATGACGCTGAGTGCCAGACGCGTGTGGCAGCCGACGTTATTATTTTAAAACAGCGTCTAAGTGGCTTGGTGGGAGGAGCATGTTATGTGGCCGTCAAGGGCCACACAACGTGACGCAATTGAGTGTGCACGCGGCACGCGGGTATACAGCATTTGCAATTGTCTTGACCTGCATGCAATGCCTAGTCCCCGCCACAAATGTGATGTGAGCGTTGAGAGCGGGCGGCGTTTCGAATTAATTACAACGGTAGTACTCCCGTTCTTTTTTCGACGTCCCGACCGACTCAAGCCGACATCTAAGGGTTTATTTGTGATTTACCCCCGAAATTGTTAACCCGACAAGGCGTTAACTTTTTTCTCCGGGCTGTATTCGGACAGCCTGTTTTTTCCGTTCGCAACCGCACGAATGCGGTCACTTACCGCGTGTTGCGAATACCCGCAGCTGCCGACGGAAAAAGCAGCAGCCCGGGTTTTTAAAAAGGAACTGTATCAGGGCCAGGTCATGAGGCACCTCCTTTCAGTACCGCGTGCCGGGAATGGTGCCCGTGCATCACGTTTACCGAAGACTTAAAGCAAGCCCTTTAAGCATGCGCCGCTGACTGTGACAGCCCCAGATCAGCGACAACTTCTTAAGGGAGTCCGGTACCCACCCCGGACAGTCTTCGGGCGTCGATGTGACCACACGATTGCGCAGGCCGCCGTGGCGACCACTGGCGTTGTGCAGCCAAATCAACCTTGTTACCTGCCGCAATCCCGCCAGTTGTTCGTACATGTCTACCGCGTCATGGTCGCCGACGGCGATCACTACGCGGAGCTTGTACGAAGACTTGCCCGTAATAATGGTCCGGAACAGCGTCCTTAACGCCGTACCGCGAACATCAACGGGCCTGCCATTAAACCACGGCATGTACGCATCGACGTGTTCTTCGATGCAGCCGTTGCTATGTGGCAGAACGAGTACGTCGGAGCCGCTAACTCCTGCGTACCCGGCGGCATTGGCGATGTCACACGCGGCCTGTGCCTGCTTGGCACAAGACGGCGAAACATCAGGAAGGATTAACGTCACCGGTCGCCCGGAAATGACGTCCTCCTTCAGCGCGTTGGGTAGCGGTCGTTTGACGAGCAACCGCTTAACCAACCTACGACTGTCGTACACAGGAATCGGTCCGACGTTGCCGCCGGTATTTCCTGTGTTGCCCACGAGCCTGTTAAGCAACTCTGCCATCTGGCTTCGCAGCGCCGCGGGTACAGCCCGCAAGCGACCGTTAGCACTCGACAGGGCGTGCCGAGACGCCAGCGACGGCCCAGACGCCTCTGCGGCCTGACTAAACGACACAGCCTGGCGTGCCTTTTTAAGGGCTTGTTTGGCTCCGCAACGGCGGTAACCGCTCGGCTGTCGTTTGGCGTTCTGGGCGGCTTTCTTCGCTTCTGCCAAAGCCTTCGCCTTAGCAGCAGCAAGATTGTCTGCTAACTTCTTTCTTGCCGCCGCGGCCTGTGCCTCGGCTTCGGCTTGCCGCTGCCGTGCCGCTTCGTCTGCACGCCAGTCTTCGGCTGCTTCGCGGGCCTTAGCCATGTCCTTGGCTGAGGTGCTGGGCTCGGCCTGAGTCTCAGCATCTGCGTCCTCGTGGCCGTCCGCATCGGCGTCGCTGCCCTCGCCGCTTTCCGGCTTAGGCGGCTGCGGCGGTTGCTTGGCTGGCTGCTCCTGTTTAATTATGTCTTTAACAGAAGCATTGGGCCCGTACTTGCGGCACAAGCGGTCTACGGCGTGATGCGGGTCCAGGTAGGCATACATCGCCCGCGTGCCGCGCGGTGCGAAGTTACTTGCTACGGACATCCAGAGATGCCCGTTGTGTACAGCCCCGACAGCCACAATATTCAAACCAACTAAGTGGTTTGCCAATTGGGCAATGTCTCGAACACCCTCTGCCACCAAGGTGTTCGGATTCGTCCTCGACTTATGCAGCAAACGCTGCACCTGCCGGATTGTTAAATCCATGCAAACTCCTTGGCGGTAAGGGTAAGGGGGCACGATTCCCGCCACAGAATCGTGCCCCCTGAACAACCGTCACACCCGCTTGATTTCTCCAAGCAGGGCCGCACCCGGCGTGCGGATTTCCTTAACGATCGCCTCTCGGTCGCGCTTGGCCTTCACCAAGAACGCGTCGATCAGCATCTCAGCCTCGTCAATCGACGAGACGAGATCTCTGGCCCGCAGAAGTTCACGCAACTCCTGCAGCGAGGGCTTAGACTCGCCTCGCGTGCGGATAGTGTTAGCCATTCGCACGACGAGCCGGCACGCACCTCCCGGAGCACCCGTTGTCTTGCGGAGAACATCGATCTCGACGTTCTCCGGCAAGAACTCCATCGTCACCCGGAAGCAGCGGCGCTTAACCGCTTCCGGAATCTCCGCTTCTTCGTTCGCGGTTAGAACTACGAACAAATTGCGAAGAGTCGCCTGATGCATTTTGTGTCGTGCATCGGGCACCCGACCGTGCTGAAGAAAGTCCAGCACAAGCGGGTAGAAACGACTGCCAGCCTTTTCCACCTCGTCAAGCACCAGCACGACCTTCTGTTCGTGGCTGGCACGAACTGCACGCAGCAGTTGCCCGTCCAAGTAGGCGTCGTCAGCCTGTTGAACGCCGACCGCCACTTGGCCGATGTCGACACCCTGCTGCATCTCCTCAGCCGTCAACCATGGATGGCACGGCACAAACAGATGCATTGCGTTCATGCTTTTTGCAAAGCACTCGGCAAAGAACGTCTTGCCCGTGCCGGGGTCTCCGACGAGGAGAACCGCACGGAGCAGGTCCGTGATCGTCGCCAGCCATCGCGCGGCCAGCAGTTCACCCTTGCGGGCGTGGTATCCGGGCAACAGGTTTCCAACCATGCACATCTCCTTCTTAGGGAATGAATAGAACCGGGGATACAAAAAATATGCCATTAAATTGCGAATTATTTAGGTGCTCGCCAATAGCTAAAAAAAACACTCCGCGCGGCCGTAGCCAGGCGGAGTGTTAAACTCGAAAGTTTTAAACAACACACCCTAGGGATGATCGCCCACGGCACCGCAAATGCGGCAGCAGCGCTAACTGCCGCATAGGCGTCAGTTTGCCGACGGGTTCCATTTCTGGTTCAGCGGCGTTGCAGTGCCGCTGATGGGCTTTGCCTGCGGCGGCGTGGCAGCCCCGGCTTCTTCCGCCAGCAGTCTCGGAAGATGCGCGTCGTAGAGCGTCTCCACGATGTGCTCCATATCGGTGTGTTCCAGTGCGCACATCGACATAGCCTCAAGCACGCTCATCACCGCGGCCAACTTGTGGGCCGCCTCCATCGCTTTCTCCGCAAGTTCCTCCGGCGCGATCCGGCTCTCCGGCGGAACGTTATCCGGGTCCCCAATGCGGACGAGCACCCGGCCCGCCTGATTGAGAGCCTGCTGCACGCTGTGGATGGTCATCGTGACCAGCAGCGTGGTGCTCACCCCCAAGGCCGCCTTCATGGCGTCTTTGACATCTTTGTCGTGCAACGAGTCGCCGACATTTTTCCGTATCTCGTTGATATCGTCGAGCGGCGTCTTCTTGCCACTCTCTTGTTGCTCGGCGAACATCTTCTTCATCCCCCGCAGAAAAAACTGCGTGATGTCATTCACTGCCTTCACAGGTAGTCTCCACTTCTGTGAGCACACAAAAACCCAAAAACGCAAATGTGCGTGCCAACACAATTGCGTCTGACATGTAGCCCTGGGCTACAAAGAATATGCCAGAAATTGGGCACGTATTTAGGTGTTACAGAACCTATGCCAAAAAGATTTTGGACCGCGATTCTGTAACATGTCCACGGTTCGCGAACTGCGGACAAGCGACATATTCCAAATTCGCGAATTGCGAAAGTGCTAGGAAACAAAGCACTTACGTCAAATTTTCCAGTTTCCAGAATGAGATAGTTTAATAACGAATACGGATGGCGTCGGTGTAGGCGCTGTACTTATACGACGACGTTACTTCACCGTAGCAACTCTCTAAGTTAATGCTGGCTTTCGTAGCTCGCACCCATTCTCGATACGCCTGCCACCTGGCCTGGCCGGCACGTTCGTAGGCTGCTTCTTTATTCTGGTCGTCTACCTGCAGCCCGCCAGCAGAATACGACAACTGATTACGCCTATACTGCTCCGCCACCATAAAAAACAGATTCGCACAAATACCTTCAAGCCAGTGATAGCGGAACGGGAAATTTTGTGTGTTGTATGTCGTGTCGAGCGGCGGCGGGATTTCGTTCCAGTATTGCACAGGGCGCACAATTGCCAATGCGATTTCTGCGTCGTCAAACATCAGATTATCCAGCAAGAAACTTTCGCCGGGGCTTGAGTCGCGAAGGTGCAGTCGAATCTCTGCAACGCTCGGGGGCCCGCCCACACGACCGGCTTCTTCGAATGTGCTGCGATTAATAACGACATAAAACAAGTTTGAAAACACAACGCACGGCTGGGCTGCATTCTCTGCTGCTACGTCAAGCAAAGCCATCTCGGCGTAGTAGATGCCGGGCAAACCAACCATTTGCTTTGTCAACGCTGCCCGGACAATGCCGTGCTCTGCGTCGTGCACTGTTGCTGTCACCTGCGTGACCGGATTCGTATTACCGAGGGCTAGCTGTTCTTTTAAACGCAACACAACTGTAAAAGATAACGGCGCTGTCACGCCGCCAAAGCCACACGGCCGTAAATCTACCGGCACGCCATCCTTGTTAATCATCTGCCATTCGACAGTTGAGCACTGGCCTTGTGTAACCGATATAGCCCGCATCTTTGACAACAATTGCTGCCCGTTCTGCGAAGTTACCGGGGCCTGCAACTTGTTCTGTATTGCACAAGATACGGGATTTAAAACTTGCGGCGTATTGGCGTTGTCGCAGCACTGAACTAACGGATGCGACGTCGGCGTTGCAATTACTACCATAAATCACTCCGTGTATAGTTCTAGTGTACAAACAGCAAGGGCTGGCCGCTTAAGCAGCCAGCCCTTGTAAAAATTCAAACCGATTTTTTTTAATCAAGTCCACCCCGTCGGCGTCACTGTGCCGAGCGTGTTGTTATTGATCCGCAACTGATCAACGCTATTGTCGGTCGCGTCGAGCATGTAAACAGCGGGCGAACTTAAAATATCGATCTTGTTTGTCTCAAGGGCCTTTTCAAGAGCCTTGAATTGTCGCTGACTGCCCCTGCCGCCGTTACCAAGCTTAGCTACGAGGTCGCCCGCAACCGTGTAGGTTGCGTCCGCTTCAAGCCGCTTGCCGTGGGCGCCAAGGAAACCGAACACGCGGGCGGCGCCCGATGTGTTCTTAACTGTCGTGTATAAACCGGGTACTGGCATTGTTAATTACTCCATTCTTCAGGATGCGTTCTGCATAGCAGCGGAAGCCGCGGCTTGCAGCGTCAGAACAGCATTGGCAATCGCCGGCTGCTCTGCCGCCACGTCAGCGGCCCCCTTGAAAGCGGCCACTTTCTCAACCGGGCCAGAAAGGCCCGCCGCGGCGAGGACGGCGTCGAGTCGCTGGTTAGCAGCCGACAGTCCCGAAACCTGCGCCGCAGCGGCCTTTTCTTGTTCCGCCGTGTAGAGCACATGTAACTTGTTCGCAATCGACCACATTTCAGAGGCCTCCTGCTCCGACCGCGGGGCAACCCCGTGGGCGGCAAGTTTCTCGAAGAAATACGGCGCAGCAAGTTCAGCCACAATCGTGGCATAAGCCTGCTCAGCCGCTTGTTTAATCTGATCCATCTCTGTGCTCCTTTGGTTAGTTTTTACACGACTCACTTGAAGTCAACACGGGCCAGACCGTTCGTATGACCGAACGAACCACCCTGCGTGTTGTAGGCAAAGTACTCAAGCATGTAAGCCTCACGACGGATGTACATCGTGGTGGGTTCCAGCTCGTAGTTCTTGCCGATAAACTTCGGCGAAGCGAACATGAACAGCGAATCGTCCGGAACGAGGTCGCGCTTGATCGTGACGATCCAGCGGCAGTTCAGGAAGTTGGTTTCAGCCCAGCCATTCTTGATGATGTCCTGGCTGAAATCGCCACCCATTTCGTCGCGGCCGAACTTGAGAAGTTCCTTGATCGTGATGTTATTCACGAGGCAGGTCTCAACTTCAAAGTGCGACGGCGTACGGGGCATAACCTTGAGGGCGTCAACCAGCGTTTCGCGGGTGATGCCACCAGAGATTTCCTCGTACTGAACCGTTTCCGACATCGTGACTTCGGTGCCAGGCGTCGGGAGTACGGCCTTGAAAGCGGCAATAAACTTCGAGTCTTCCTCGGCGAGCATGTCCTTGATCATGTTGTCGCTGAGCACCTGACGGATGTCGATGACATACGTACGGAGTTCGTCGACGTCCTTCACAGCACGGGGCGACACGATCCGGTCAAACATGACGCGGTAGCGCGGGCCACGGATGTAAAAGTTGATCGGGAGTGTCGCAAACGGAAGCGACACAGCCGCCGGGGAATCGGGCTCCTTGTCCACAACCTTGACGGGCTTGTCAGTGTCAACCTGACGGTCGAGCTCGTCGTTGGTGATGGTCAGCGGCGGCATAATCCGCCGGTAGAACCCGTCTTCACGCATCTTGGTGCGCGTGAAGTCGTTAACAGCATCAATGGCCTGCTTCTGCATGCCGGGGGTATCAAGCTGTTCAAACAGCGTCTCGTTGAGCAGTTGAACTTCTTGCTGAGTGGGCATCGTTTGGAACCTCCATGTTCCTTAGTTAGTTAGTTAATTAGTTAGTTAAGGGTTAGATCACGGATCGATCGTCGCCGCGGTACCAGCCGGCAGCCAGACGCACCAGAACGAGAGCGACTGCACGTTGTTATGGTTCTTCTTCTTACCGCTCGACACTACGCCGCAAACCGGGTTCACGTACTGAACCACGGACGCATTTGTAAGCACACCGCCTGTGGCGGCATTGGAGTTGCTGGCAGTCGCCGTGAGGAGATCGCCAGGAACGTAAGTTCGCGACGAATCAAACTCAGTCGACGAGATCTCGTAGCCACCAGTAGCCACCAGGCCCGACAACTTGCCCGTCGGCGAAATCGCCTTGTGCATGAAGTTGTTCGCAGCCGTCTGGCCGGGGTTGCTTACGTCAGCGTCTTCCGAACCGTTTAACAGGAAAATAGAAACACCAGTAGCGTGGCAGCCGGGACGGAAGTTACCGTCGGCATCGACGTGCACAACGCGACCACGCGGTACGGCAAACGTAACCACGTTAGAAGCAGCGAGCTTGGCGTCGTAATCGAGCGACGCCATATCGAACCAGCCCTTCTTTACGTCAAGGCCGTGTTCAAACATCAGATCGGGAGCAGGCATTGTTAGACCTCCATGTCTTTGTCAATTTGGGACGTTGTATCCCGGGGTTTCGTTATCGAGCTCAGGCTGTGGGCGGATTCAAACCAAGGCCCGTGAACAACTTCACGTCAGAAGCCTTGAGGCGACCATCGCGGGCACCCACATACCCGCTCGTCAGGCTGCCCGCAGGGTCATAACCGGCAGTCTTTGTAGCGACCGGCGTGCCGAGACGGGCCAACTCAGCGGCGTTTTTATGCGTCGCTAACTTGATGACCAGTTCCATTGTGCGAGCCGGGTCACTTAAGGCGGCGGCAAGCGCTTCCTTCTGGTGCGGCTCGATGCGCTCGTTGTCCACGCAAGCCTGAACGGCTTCGGGAATAAGACGGGCGACCTTTTCAGTTTGCTCGTCCCGCTCCTGCAGTACCGCAGCAGCCTTCGTCATCGCCGCATCGGAGTAACCGATGTAGTCGATGATGTTTTGAACAAGCGCGTTATTGTTTTTCGACATTAGAAAACCTCCGTGTATATCAACGGTTTACGAGTTCGATGACGTGCTGCTTCATGATGTCCCGAAGTTGCCGAGACCGCTTGGTGCGGGCCTCTTTGACCTGGAACTTACCAGCACGTTTAAAATTCATTACAGCAGCACCAATGGACCGCAGTTCGCTGGCTCGCTTGGCAGCGGCCATCTTGGGTGCCATGCCAGCGGCTTCCGGCGGCATACCAGCGGCTTCCGGCGGCATACCAGCGGCTTCCGGCGGCATTCCGCCTGCAGCACCACCGCCCTCGCCGCCAGCAATGGCCTCAAGCAGCGCTTCCGGCGGAATGCCGAGTTCTTCCAGCGCCATAGCCAGTTCTTGTACAGCCTCGTCTTCCGAAGGGCCAGCACCTTCCATGCCGGCGCCTTCCATGCCAGCACCACCAGCCGCAGCCGGATCGCCACCCTCAGCACCGAGCATTTCTTCCAGGCCGGCCGGAGCCGCACCGGAACCAACGTCAGCCGGGGCACTGTGATCCTCACCTTCCGACGCTTCCTCTGTCGGGTCCGCGGCGGCCTGCTTTGAACTTAAAAAACCCATGAACAGGTCGGCCATTTCGTCAGCCTCGCGGAGAGTGTTCGCGCACACCTCGCGCACCGAAGCCTCGGCCGCGGCTTTGTCCATCCCAAAGTGTGCGGCTAACTCATAGCCCGCCTTAAACGCAGCCGCTTTCTCGTCGCCAGCGTCGGACTTTTCTTCCTTCTCATCACCGGCGTCGGACTTCTCGTCGCTGTCTTCGCTGCCGGCTTCGGAACCGGCTTCGGCCTTGCCGCTGCGGAGCGCAGCGAGATCCGAGCCGTCGATCTTGCCGTTGTCATTAACGTCTAACTTTTTTTGGCCGCCTATTAGGTGGTCGTCAGACTTCTTTGTTAACTTGTCCGTGCCAAAGTTGATAAGGTTCGCGAGGATGTCGTTGCCGAGGTTACCGCAGTGATTGCGTGCTTCCTTGAACGAGGCCGACGAGTACTTCTCGCCGTCGTTGGTCTTGGCGGGATGCGATGTGCCCGGGTCATCCTTCGTGCCCTTGAAATCCTTTTCGGCAGCGGGATCTTCGCCGGTCGACTTGGCATTTGTATTGATGTTTAACTGCACTTCGTTCTGCCGACCCTCTTGCGACATTTCCGGAGTGTTGTCTACAGCTAACGCACCCTGCTGCTTCTTGATGTCGGTCTCGTACTCGGAAGCACGCGCACCGGTGTCAGCATTCTGCACACTGTTATCAACGCTGGTCGTCGGGTGCGAAGAGGCGCCCTGATAGCCGCCCGGATCAGAAGGCGTGGGGCCAGCTACTTTTTCAGCAGCGGCTTTTGTGCTCTGCGAAATTTCGTCAGCAAGAGCATTGAGTTGAGCGAAAAGGGAACGTTGCATCCGTGCCATTGTTATCTCCTTTGGGGCCTAATCGTTGTGCGATTAGTTTCCGTTACATGATGTAATTTTGCAGTACACAGTGGTTTGCTGTCAACAAGTTATTTCCGTATTTATCACAAATGGCGGCGAAAGCGGCAATCTTATACAACGCGTAATGTTGCGCAAGTGCTGTTTCTGCGTTCCCAGTTGCTTGTTTCTCACACGGAATGTTATCTAACCGAGCGTTACGAATCGCGGCTAAGTATGCACGCTTTTCGATGTTACTCGGTAATACGCTGTGGGTTTGCGCTACTTTCTCTGCCCACACCCTAACAGCAGCCGGAGCCACACTCGAAGGGTAGTAAACATTATTCTCCAAAAGCGTCGCCATGTCTAGATCATTTGCAACTTTTGTAAAAATATTGGGCAGGGCTTTCGCAACAGCCCCGACGAGGTCCTCACTTGCTGTCTTTAAAGTCAGTGCTAAAAAGTCGCGCAGCGGCAGGATAACACCGGCGTCAGCCAGCCCACGCAACACGTCTGACATTTTAACAAATGAGCACGCACTTACATCAATAGGCGGCTGTACTTCCGGCGATGAAGCCAGGGCAAGTTTGGTCCACTCAGCACTGTTCTGGGTGGCTTCGGCTTGGACAAGTAAGTTTAAAGCCTCTAACTGTGCGTGAGCCCGCTTGCTTGAGTTACCATCTAAGTTAAATCCAATCGGTGCGGTGACGCCAAGGTGCTCAGCCAATTCAGCGCCAGAAAGAATGGCTGTACCAGCGGCTTTTTCAAGCCGGCCAGATACATACGCAATTCGGTCAGCCGGGCGAAACACGTGAGAAATGTCAAAAAACGCACACTTCGTATTGTCGGCGTGTAGCACGTGACCGTCCGCCAGCACCCGACCGATGTTGTGCTTTAAACCGCCCGCCTTGCAGTGCCCGCCGTTCTCTGGTGAGTCGCAATACTCAGCCCGGGTACGAGCCGTGTTGCCGCAAGAAGAGCATTTGTCGAAAGGAATTTTGCAGGCCATCGATACCGGGATCTCTTTCCCGTTGGCCAGTTTCTCAAGTTCTTTGTCAGCAATTAAACCGCCATTGCGATCGGCCGCTTCTTTTGTGCCATTTAACGCGCAGACAAGTTCAATTCGGTGCATGGGCTCGTGGTAGGCACTGGCCTTCACGATGCCGAATGACTTGGCCGGATTCTTGTTGGCGTGGTCCCGATAGAACCTGGCTAACTTTTCAAACGTGTTGTGATCTTTACGGCATGTGTCTCGTGTAAAGCCGTCGCCGTTGCGGTTCGGGCCGTAGTCCTCTGTGGCACCAATCGCGATCATGTGCACAGGAACTTCATCTTTTGCAAACTTAATGTTTTCAAGTTTATGGGCAAACTCCGCACCGGCTCGTTTAACGAATGCCTGCTTGTCGGCACCGATGAGGCCGCGGCTTGAGATCTTAATAATCTCCGCGACTGGCTCACTAAAGTCTTGAGCGTGCGGCTGAATAACTTTGATCATGCTCATTTGCTAGTTCCTTATCCGTTAATTTTATCGTGCATTTACGGCGCCACGGCTGCCGGCGTAACCAAAACGACTAGCCTGTTGGCGCGCTTGTTCTGCCGCAGTGTTTTGTATCCACGCTATCGTTTTTGCCATATCGCGGTCGTTGTTCAAATAAAACTCTTCCCCGCCCGGAAACTCACGAATCCTATTAATCATTTGTAGCAAGTTAGTTTTGTCTTGCGGGTTTGTCATCGCAATCGGCTGGCCGCTAGGTGTTTTCGTGTAGATATCTAAATCGTCTTTTGGCAATAAACCAGTCTCCCGCAGTTCAGCCATGCTCGTTGCCGGTTTTCCAGTTTTACGTTCATACGACTCTAATAAACCACGAAAACGGTCTTGATACTGCGTCGTTCGCCCGGTTAATTTCTTATACCACGGCATTTTGCCGGTTTGCACCCAATTTAAAAAATCACTCCCGCCGGCGTTTGGCGACACGCCGTCAGCTAACGGATGCCGAGACGGGCCCTGTTTGTATAAATCAGTTTCCATGTGGGGTTTAATAGCGTCTGGCCTGTAGCCCTTATACGGCACAACGCTTACTGTGCCGTCAGCGTTTGTTGTCAGCGCAACTTGCTCGGTCGGCTTATCGGCTACGCGCATTGGCGTCGTTTCTACTCGCTGTACGTCTTTTGGTTTGACAGCGGCAGGCGCAGCCGACGGTGTAATTTTAGCCGTCGGGGTAGTTGACGGCGTCGGGGCAGCGCTGTTACCGCCGTTCATAAAGTGGGCGAGGCCAAGGCCGCCAAGGCCGCCGAGCGTGCCGTAATAAAGGGCGTTGCGTTTCTTATTGCGGCCCTGCGTCGCACCAATGAGTGCGCCGATACCCGCCCCGCCAAGGCCGCCAAGTAAATAACGCCCGGCGTCACCACCGACGAACGCGGTTTTAATTTGCATTAAGTTTGATGGCAGTGTTTCGCCAGTAACGGCGCTGCGGGCTAACTGACCTGCCAATTTTTCAAAGTCGTTGTTGTTCATGTCTTACGCAAGTTCTTCTTGGAGTTTGCGGGCCGAAAGCATTGTTTGATCCCGCTCGGCTTTGAGTTTATCCATTTCAAGTAATTGTTTCGCGTCAAAATCGGCAAGTTGTCCGGCCTCTAAACGTTTCCGAAGCATGGCACGTAAGACAGCCGGGGACTGCACGACGTTTGGCGCCGCGTCGGCTACTTCATTAAACGCCAATGCTACTTCTTGAGGGCTATAACCAGAGATGACGTCGTCATTAAGCATCAAGTCGTGAAGCGTGGCTTGAGCGCGAATATTTTTAAGCGTCAGTTCGTGGTCGGGCGAGGAGATCTCTTTCAACATCTTTAAACCAATGTCGCGCGGCTCTTTGTCTAAGCCAAGAATGCTTTTAGCCATCCCGGCTGGCGAGGCAGCACCAGCAAGACCAATTTGTTCACCAACAGTGTTGACTGGCCGGTTAGCACTCTCAAAAAACGTTTGTAAGTTTTTTTCGTAATTGCTGGCACCACCCTTGCCGCCACCGCCACCACCACGATTACCGCCGCCACCGCCGCCACGGTTGCCCTGCGGCTTCTTCTCTTCCGGCTTTTCGGGCTTAGGAGATGGCTTTGCCGGCGGTGCAGGCGGTGCAGGCGGAGCAGGCGGGTTAATGCCGAATAATGTCGCCGCAAGACTCGGCGGTAATCCTGGCCCGGCAGATACAGGAAAATGCCCGCCACGCGGGCCTGCTGCTTGCTTTAAAGTTACGCCGTTAGAGAAGTCTACCGGCGCCTGCAGCACCGAACCTGTAAGAAAAGTGGCTACTTTCTTATTACTAATTACTGGCGTCTTTTTTTTTAAGTCCGCGCTCGCTTTGACATATTCTTCCGTCAGGATAACAACATTTTGTACGCGGGCGTACAGGGGGTTATCGCCAAAGTGGTTGTTGTTCGTTGCCGCTTGCTTTTTAAACTGAGGATAAACTTCGGCCACCTTGTGCAGCACCGAAACACCCTCGTCGCCGAAACGTAAGCCAACCTGACGAACAGCGTCGGCGAACGACATGTTTCCCGGAGTGCGGAAATACTCAACTACGCCGTCAAGCGCCGCGGCGGCTTTAGAGTACGCAGCCGTAGCGATGCGGCGCCGCTCCTCGTCAGCCAACTGCTCGGCACGTTTGACGCTATAGGCCCGCTCAGCGGCGAATTGCTCGTCACGCGGATACGGCACATATGTCTTTGCCGGTAATGCCACTTGAGCCGCTGCGGCCTTCTCCTGCTCAGCCACGCGGCGAGCGAGCATGCCGGCAGGCGAAACGGCGTAGTCCGTAGATACAATTTCTTGCCGCACGATTTCTGCCGACGTTTTAACAGCCTTGGGGTACAGAGCATCTAAAACCGTGGGGGCGTCAGCCAGTTGGAAATCAGCCGACTTTTCAGTCGTGTTTTCGCCTTGTTCGCGTTGCTTGGTGGTGCGGCCTGTGTTGTACGCATGCACCATAAGGTTAATATGCCCCGCGGGAATATCGGCGGCGGCGGCACTCTTAATGATTGCAGCGTTTGGCGATAGCCCTTCGTTGACTAATGCTGCAGCTTTTTCAATCGCAGCAATTAACTTTTGTTCGGCTTCTTTGCTCAATGTCTGCATTGTTATTCTCCCGGGAATCGCAGATTTTCGATCAGGGGCTGATTTTCTAGTTTACCACCAGTCGCCACAATGATCATTTCGCTGTTGTTTAATTCTGCCGCGCCACTATCAAAGGGTACCATTTTTATAGCTTCAGAATCCAGTTTCGTCCCAACGCGGAATGGCAGGGCCGTCAACATAGCCCCGATATTCTCCACAATGGATACCTGCGCTTTAGTAGCGTTTTCTGTCGTTCTTTCAATTTCAACATATTTGGCGAACGAGTCGATAAGCGGTAATTGTGTATGCGTGTTGGCCTGCACGGTAAGCGTCGCCAGTGCCGCCTTGTACTTCATGGCACTAATTGCAAAATCCTGGAAAAAGCCAGAGACGTTCTCAGGGTTTTGCGGGCGGCTGACCGGGCAAAATCTGTTAATGACGGCATCTAGCACCATCGGGCCGCCGTGATAACCCATTAACTTCCAGAGCAAGTCGTAGTGTCGTTCCTGCAATCCGCGAGTAACGGCATCACCCATCACGACATTCACAACATAATCGGTGTGGGCCATCTTTTCGCGAACATCAAAAAATACGTTGATATACGCGTTAATAATCTCTGGCGTCGTGCCGACCTTAGCAGCAATCTCGGCGTCCGTTTCTCCTGCTAATACACGGGCTTCCACGGCCCACTTTGACGGTGCTTTATCCTCCACCCACAGTGAGTGGGCCCAGAACAATTCCGGGTCGCGGAGATGCAGGGCGTACAATGCTTGCGGCCTGCTGCCAGCTAACTCAAAATGCCGTTTCAGCCGGCTAGCACGGCGTACCCACTTAAAGCCTTCCGCACCGTCTAATTTGCGAGACGCCTTGGGCCCGCCGGCATCAATATTTACCGCCCGCAGCCACCGCCAACTAGGCGACCGTCGAGGGTTATCGCGAAGGGCGTTTAGCATTAGCGCAGCGTCGGCGTGTCTACGGTGACAGAGAACACAAAGTTTTTAACTGCCGCCGTCGTAATTTTAAGATACAGGTAGCGCTGCGGATTAGTCGGCGAGCCGTCACGATTGAGATACGACACGTTTAAGTCGTTTTTAAAAGCCGCAGCCTGGTCAAACGTCAGCACTTTGAATGTGTCTGCCGGTAACGCGTTGTTCGGCGCCTTATCCTGCTTGCTCGAATACAGCGTGGCAGTGAAGTTACCTGTTGCACCACCAGCCGCCTCGACGAGGTTGTAGCCTTTTAAAACGCCACGATGCGGCATTGGAATGGCCACCGTCGTTGCCGACCCGGCATTCGTCGTAAACTCTTTACTGCCTGACCAAACTGTGCTGGGCATAGTTCACCTATTAAGAGTTGGCAACGGGACCTAAGTCGACGTCGCTGTTGGCTTCTTCTGGATACGGCTCGATTGTCTTTTGCTTCAGGAACAAGATGACGTCGCCAAGCATCTCAAATGCGTTACGCAGCGAATCTTCCAGTTCCGGCATGTCGGCCTTGCCATAACGATCGGCAAACCGGTCGCCATGCCAATAAAACATAAACAAGATGCGCCCCAGTTTGTCGAGGCCCTTTGTCAGTTCACCCATGTAGCGATCTACCATGCCGTCGTCGCGTACAGTTCGCAACATGGAGCCAATCATCGCTGTGTCAAATACTTCGCGTTGACCGCTTTGAGCGGCGTCGATTACCGAGCGTAAATCTTTTTGATCTAACTCAGTGTTCGGGTTGTAAACGCTGCGATCCGTCTGACTAGCAGCCATGCCCGACACAGGCATACCGACGTCAATACCGAGTTGTGTTGGAACGCTCGTGCCCATGATGCTTTCGCCGCCCATGACCGCGCCGGGATCACTCGGAGCGTTCGGGGCACTGTTGATCATCATCGGGCTGCCGTACGGCTCGGCATATTTTACGCGGCACTCAAACTTTCGTTTATCAGCCGCTTGTTTCAGAATGTCGCGGGCGGCTTCTTCTCGTAAACCGTGCTGCCGTACTAACGACACCAGTGCCTGCTTTTCAGACAGTTCTTTTTCAACGAGTTGTTTTTGCCCGCTGTGAATCTCTACAGCGTGACCGTTATTTGTCACAGTTAAAGACGATGTTTTTTGCATCAACTCCATCTGGGCGTCAAGCAGGTTGCCCGGCATCAGCGGCGGATCTTTGCTTTCGCCGCAACCGCATGCACCCTGCCCTTCAGCCGAATCGACGTCGTCTTCGCCCGGCTCGCACTTCAGCATCTTGAACCCTTCCGGCACAAAGATGTCGCCCATGCTGGCACGCAGCGACGAACCCTTTTTACCGTTTAAATGCAGCCGCACGCCGTCGCGGTACTTGTCGTAATTAAGCGGGTCAGAGTAGCAACACGGAGAAATGCTGCCCTTGGGCGGAAACTTTGTGTAATCCTCGAGATGCACTTCGTACACCGTCGAGCCATTTGTTTCGCCATATTCGCGAAGGCTCCGAACCGGGGCGGTAGTGTCGCCGCGCTTGTTAAGCAGCATTACGCGCGAGCGACCGGACGGAAGGCTTTTGGCTTCCGGAAGACCGTCATACCATTTGTCAAACTCTTCGCCCTCTACGCGGGAAAGTGCAAAAACATGGTCAGCCCGTGTGTTAATCCAGTCGGCTTTACCGTCAATGCGAACGACCGTGACGAAGTTAGACCGCTTGGCGGCACCCATCGGGAATACGGCCACGTAGCAGCGTTCAATATTGCCCGGCTTGACGAGGATTTCGTACAGACCGCTCTCGGTCGGATTAAACAGCCGCTTCTCGACTTGGATATGGTAGGGAATCGAAACGTTGTCGCGATCCCGCTTGTCGAGAATCAGCACGCCGTCCCGCAAAAGTTTTTCCTGGTCTTCTTCTGTGTGACCCGGCGGTAACTTAGTCTGCACCGTCGTATCGAGCGTAATGACTTCAAGCGACTTTTCAGCCGCTGGCGTTTTGGGAGCCTCAGACAACACGCTCGCCACTTTTGTGCGGCTTACGCGAGCCGACGCCTGTGCTACGGCCTCTTTGACGATATTTAAACCGTGGAACGAGTCGATGGCCTCGGCGAGTTCGGGGGCTTTCTTGCAGCTGTTAACCAGCGTGCTTAACATTTGCATGCTGGCTTCTTTTAAGAACGCCGGCAGGTTGATCGCACTGCCAAGTTCGGCAAAAGCCTGGGCGGTATTCATCGTGGCCGATTTCGCAAATGCCGGCATGGCCGCAGTCATCATCTCTTTGAGCGTGGGCTGCGCCGAGCCGAACTTTGACGGGCTGCGGGAAAGTTGCGTGAAGTCCGGCTGCCGTTGGCCAAGATTCGACAGATTTCGATCGACGCCGTTGCCAAGGATGTTCGGCTTTCGATTGATTAAATAGTTGATCCAGTTTTCTTTGAGCGGTACGAACATATCCTGATTTTTGATGTACAGGAGTTCGTGCCCTTTCAAGTCGCCGTTTAAAAAGAATACCGGGGCGTAAAGCCACTGGGCACCGACTTTAAAAGCAAATACGCCAACGGCTTTTGTGTTCTCGCGGTTGCGGTCCAATAATTGGAAACCGACTTCGTGATCAAGCAATTTGGGCGCTGAGTCACGCAAGTAAGCGTGGGCCAGGTTAGAAAACGCCTGTTCAAAAGAAGTGTCATCGCCACGGCCGCCAATTTCGGCCTGTTTGACTTGGCTGCGGTCGTGAGACCTAACTACCTTCAGCCAGTGCTGCCACGACGCTTCTTTTTTGCTTTTGTTGTACACGGCCACCTCCATGCGGCACTAAACGTAACGAAACGCTGACTGTTTACTACTTTAGCGTGTTACAGCCTATTATCCTACATTAAACGCCTTCCGGCTTCCACCCGCTTGTAACACCTGTAACGCCAAATTGCTCGCCGCGGGCTAAAGCCGGGACGTAACTGCTGCCGGCCGCGTCGCTCGTTAAACCGCGGTGTACGCTGTTCAGCAGGCCTTTTTCTTGATACGACCCCAGCATGCGCGTCATCCAGTCCGGGTCGTGTGAGATGTTTGACATTCCGCGAATCATTTCAGGCTGAAACGGTGGGGGTTCTTTGTGCGCCTGCACGCTCGCGATGTTGTACTTTTTTAAGTTTTCGTTGACAGATTTACTTATTTTTGTGCCGATAGAATAATGCAGCACGGGCCGCTCAAGATAATGCCCTGTTAACGTTGTAGGGTTGCCCGCAACGCTCCCCGGGCGCGGCTGCCAGTTGCGCTCCAGCATCGAATACGGCACAACGTCTTCTGGCGCGTGGTCGCCGTATTCGTCGAGCATGCGGACATGATTCACAATGCCTCGCGACAGCAATTCGATATTTCGGCGGTGCGGGCTCATGCCGCTGTTTTTCATAACTTGCCGCATAGCTTGCGTAAAGTAACGCCGGCCCTCGCCAATACCCTTGTGCTTAACAATCTCGGCCGGATTCGGCATGCCGTCTGAAATCGCGTCGCCGGCTTCAAGTGTGTCGCCCTTTTTAACGGCGACAGTGCGGTCGGCCCCGACGTAGTGTTCTTCGCCGTCGATGGTGACGTATACGCCGCCTTGCGGTGCTTGGCGGATCTCCTGCACTTTGCCGTCGCGCTGGGCGTGAGCGGCGCCATCCGGGTATGTCTTCGGCACCTGTACCAAGGCATTTAACGCCTTGAAGCCAGAAATAGACCCGGCACCGCCGACACCGCCAGAATGCTTCGACGACAATTGCCCCTGCGATACCGGCTCGGAGAGCGCCTGAACTGCTGCAATTCCAACGTAGTCACCGGCCGGCGGTAGCCGGCCCTTTTCGCGAAATCCGACGTCTTTAGCGAAAACTCCGCCGTCACTCGGACCGCCCACAGTCGGGCTGCGGACAAGAATATCCTTGACGCCCATTTTTTTAATGTCTTGCAGGATTTTGGGCGTCAGGACCGTGTTTCGTTTATACGGCCCCGCAGGTCGCGAAAGCAGGGCACCTTCGTTATCCGGGTCATCGACGTCTGTAGGGAAGCCACGCTCGCTCGCTGTGCTGTTCCATTCTTCGTCATCGTCATCGTCGGCGGTAACGAGCAGGCGGTGCGCCATTTGGGTCAATTGCTTGCCGTAAAAGCCGGCGTCTGCCGTAGCCGTCTTAGTATCAATTACACCCTTGCGGGCGCCGAAGGCGCCCGCAAAATACTCGGCGGGTCTTAAGCCTCGGCTGTAACTGTGCAGCACCGGCAAAGGAATCGGATCGTTTTTGTGGTCGACATATTGCATGTCGGCACCAATGATCGAATTCAGCGAGTATTTATTGCCGACACCAGACCCCAACACCTGGTGCATCAAAGGATTATCATTACCTTTAGCCTCGGCATAAACGTCCTCTACTAGTTTCTGCTGAATAGTTGAGGCTAGTTCTAGGATCTTCTGCGTTCGCTGTTCTTCGGAGAATTTGCCGTTCGCCATGATCGCACGCAGACCGGCACGAGCCTTTATCTGGGCATGGCGAGCGGCAAGCGTCTGCTTAATATCTTTGAGCCCGAAAGACAGGCCGCCGGTCGTATGGGCCGACTCGTGAGCGACGTCGTGCAGCCGCTTCATGACATCTCGATATTTGTCTGGGTACTGCTCGGCTAGTTTTGTCGCCAAGGCACCCATCGTCTTTTTATCTAAGACACGATCGTAGTCCCGCAGATCTTCCGGGAGTGCGTCGTTAATCAGAATTTGACCAAGCGTGGTTTTTAACATCACGGTGTCCAGATAATATCTTGAAGCGGCTTGGGTTTAAATTCTGTTATTTTTACAGTCTTAGTAATGCCGAGAGATCGAAGCACGGACTGGAAGTCGGGGTCATTTACCGTGGAAAACACAATTGACTCGGTCAGTTGTGTTGCCACGATAATTGGATTACCCATGTCGTCTTCAATTACGACGCTATGGGCCGGCGTGTCCGCTGGTTGCAGGTTAAATTGCGTTTTAACCCGCATTGCTCTCTAAACTCCTCCGTAACGCCTTGATCGCCGACGCCTTGGTATGCAGATCTAAAATCTGACCGGCATTCCAGTTGGCACCTTTCGCCATCTCAGGCGGCATAGCCTCGGGAGGCATACCACCGGGAGGCATACCAGCCGCGGCAGGGTCTTGCGGCGGAGGCGGAGCCATAGGACCGCCGGGGAGAGCCGATTCGGCAGGCGGGGCACCAGTCGTGCCCGGAGGAAGAACAAGCGACTCAGGAGCGACTTGCACGCCCATGGCGTTCATAATCGATGTTAACTGCTGTTGCATGTTGTACAGCCGCATATCGATCATCTGCATCATCTGCTCAGGCTTTAACTTCTGGCCGCCGGCCGGCGCAGCGGGAGCGGGCGCAGCCGCAGGCATCGCAGCGGGGGCGGGAGCACCTCCCATTGCAGCCATCGCGGTGGCCGGATCAACCGGTGCAGCCGGGCCGGCGGGTGGAACGGCACCCATAGCAGCCGGGTCCATAGGCGGCGCACCGCCCATAGAAGGATCAACAGGCGGGGCTGCACCCATAGACGGGTCACCGCCGCCAGGCGGAACGACGGCCGACTTCTCGAATTGATCGCGGGCCATCGACATTAAATACGGGTTGATCGCCATGAAAGCCTCCCTGTGTCTATTTATCTTCCACAATGTGTACGGGCGTGTCTACGTTGATTTCGCCGCGCCGGTAAGCCGCCACAGCCTCTAGTTTGCTTTTAAACACGCGTGGTTTACTGCGTTGATTTATTCTACTCGATGCTAGGTACAGCCCAGTCTGGTAATCCTTGTTTGGAACGTAGTGAGCCTTGAAGCTGGACGTACTAAACAAGTTCTTACTAGGTAACATCTTATCAAGTGCTTCTTTTGCCGCCTCATTTGTGCTGGGAACGTGATATTGCATAGCGTCCCCGTCAAAATCTGCACCAAACCCCTTCGTGATTACCGGGTTAACCTCCATGACCTTATTTTTGGTCAAGCGCGGTTTAAATGCCATCACGCCGTAGCGGTGCAAGACGGGCGCCCGGTTAATTACAATGGGCTTAGCGTTCATCTGGGTGTTTAATTCGTCGAAGGCGGCTTTGTTTTTGTCTTCAACAGCCTGGAGTGCCTGCATTCGAGGTAAGCCACGACGAACAAGGCCGCGAATAACAAACGGCTTGTAGATATCCCAGGCTTTCTCTTCAGGCAGGGCTACTTCGTCCATATCCAGATCAGAGTTCGGCGTAATGACAGCGCGGCCGACCAAGTCAACAGTGCTCGAAAGCAGTTTTCGCTGCATGGTGCCGAATTTAGGACTGTCGCCGAAGATCTTGGCTAAAAACCCCTGGACGTTCTTTTCGACGTTCTTGGGGTTAGTCGGAGCACCTAAGCCAGTCACACCCTTCATTGAGTTGTAAACAGCCAGCCGCTCGTCGCCATAGTCTGATAAGGCCCCAGATGCTTCTTTCAGTGTTGAATTAGCATCAAATAACTCTTTGTAAAGGTAATTGGGGTTATCTACGAGCGGGAGCTTCTTTGGCCCCATCGTCGACACAGGGCGGAAAGCAGGCGGAATAACTGGAACCTGATTAATCATCCAGTCTTTCGGATGGATATTGGTCGATTCGGCTGACTTAAGGAATCCAAGGCGCCGAACAGCCTCATCCCGAACTGTCTTCCGACCAGACTTGATGTCTTCCCTTGCCTGCTCGATGGCTTTAGGGAGATTAATGCTGGCCAGGGCTTGTTGAATAGCCTTGGGGCCTGTTGCGTCACCCAGTTGTTCCCGGCCGGCCAAGATCCCCAGGAATTTCTTCTCTGTCAGGCCCAAGACGCGGCGAATAGGTTCTTCCATGACGGGATTGGGCATCGGCTCTTGAAGCGTAATCTTTGCCCACCGACTGCCGCCATGACCGCCCGTAAGTGACTCATCAAACAAGCCGCCTTTAATGGGCTTGAGATTTCCCTTCCAATCGACAGTCTCGGCGCTCTTGAGTTCCCGGTCGCCTGTAAGGGCCGCGGCGTCTTTGTCTGTCATGGCCATAATGTGCGTCTTGGTTCCAGTCCGCACAGTATTGATGCCAGCACCCTTTAATTGATTTACGAACTTCTCATACACGTGTGGAACCTTGGGCAGCGGAGCGTCATACCCGGCCATGAATTGCGACCAGTACTCAGGGTTCGCTTGGCCACGTACCATCTTGGCGTCGCGGATTACTTTGCCAGCACCGTGCGAAAGCAAAGCCCCCAGTTCCAGCATGCCGACACGCTTTGCACCCTCAGAGCCGCCTTTGGCCGGTGTACCTTCGGCTGTATAACCCGCCATCGCTCGGCCCTGGCCTTTGGATTCAGCCGTGTGGTGCAGTTTCATGAAAAACCGCTGGCCAGTTAATATTCCAGGAATTTTATGGCCGCTCTCTGGGTTAATAACTTCTTCGGTGTCAGATAACCCGTGCTTGGCGAGTTCCTGCTGTGCAAACTCGACCAGGTCTTTCTCACTGTCGAAATCTTTGATCTTGTACGGTTTACCGGTCTTAGCCGCGACTTTACCCAACGCTGCTTCAATAATCTGGGCAGGGTTCACGCGTGAAATTAAACCAAGCGGGCTGACAAGCACTTCAAATGGGTTGCCGTCTTTGTCGTGCGGCATTTGATTATCCGGCACAACTTCCGCAATGACGCCCTTATCCCCGTAGCGACCAGTTAACTTATCGCCCGACTCCATCTGGGCCTGGCTCTTTACAACCACGGACACGCCCTTCTTTGTGTGCTCGACGTCAGTGACAATACCTGGCGAATGATGGTCCCAGGTCAGCGTGTCATTCGAGAAACTACCTGCCCGGCCGCGGTGCACTTTTCCGTACACCTGTTCTTTCTTTTTGGCGACTAGCACTAACGGGTCGCCGAAGTTGACGGTCGTGCCTTTTTTGATCGCGCCCTGGTCGTCAAAGTTATCGAGCAGTTTTTTGTCGTACTCACTGGGAAACAGACTGACAAACGCCTTTTTACCGACGTGCGTGTTGTCGTCCCACTCGGCCTCGTTCTGGTACATGTGCTCAGACGTTAGGCGCTTGGCCGCGGATTCCGAGATCACGATGGCGTCTTCGTAGTTCTTGCCGCGGAAAGGCACATACGCCACACGCATATTCATGCCGAGGGCTGCCGCTCCGCTCTTATCGGTAAAGTTGCTTGTGGCGATAATCTGGCCGGGTTTAATCACGTCGCCGGGCTGAACGGCTGCTTTTTGCGTCCAGAACGTCTTCCGATTAAACGGCATGTCGTTGTACAAGTCGACGGTCTTTTTCGTACCGTCACGCAGCCGAAGAACAATGTTGTCGGGTGTAACCTGTAGCACCTCGGCAGGCTCGTCTGCTTTAACCGTGCCCATCTTGGCGCCGATCAGATCTTCGTGCGATATGTTCTCGTCGTCATTTGTAGCAGACTGTACGAGCGGGGCTTCGGCGTTTACGAGCGGCAAAGCCTGTGTAAACATTCGAGCGCCCATGATCACGCGCTGCCCTTTGACCATAGACTTCATCGGCACCATGTTTGTAAGTGCCGAGAAAGTGTTGTCCATGTTCGGAACGGTGTACTGTGCGTCTTTCCGCGGTACATACTTAATCTTGCCGCCAACTAGTGCCGCAACCATCGGAAGATCTGACTTGTCTTCACCGGGGAACATCAGCGGCATGTCCGTAAGTTCTTGCGGCGTTTTGTATTCGGTTTTCCCGGTGTTTGCATTCCGCACCGGGATTACGAACGTATGTAAGTTTTTCCCGCTTTTTCGTGCCCCGGCGGCAAAGCGCATGTCCACGCCGACCTTGCCAGATTCCGGCGTACGCAAATAGTCAATGAATCCGAAATGGCTTGGCTGCACCGAGCGCGATTCGGCCGGGATGGCGTCCATGCTGCCGATCCCGCCTTCGCCGAGCCGGGTGACGCGCGTTTGGTGGTCAAAGATTTCGGCCGGGTTGATTTCTTCAAGACTTGATCCAAGGCCGGACCCTAAAAGAGCGGCCTGAATCGACTTATTGAACACGCCAGTCGGAATGTGGTCTAAAGATTTTTTTGCCGTGGCTTTCCAGAGCAGTTGCCGCAGCACCGAGCGGTCTTTAACGAAACGCTCTGCCAGCAGGTCCTCGGGGCCGAACACAGACTGAAACGCCATGCTGTCTCGATCGTCCGAGTCCGCCTCTTTGCGATTAACGGCAATCAGTTTTTTCGTGATGTCGAGAATGGCGTCAGGCGTTAAATTTTTGTACGGCTTGCCCAGCGTTCGACTAGTGACTTCTTCGTCGAACTCTGTTTTGTTGAACTCAGTGGCAATAGCCTTGATCTTCGCCAGTTCATCCGCTTTCGGATCTGGCGAGTACACAAGGCGCTGATAAAGTTTGTCGAGTGTTCCGGCGTCACCTTGCTGCATGTTGACAGCAGTGATCTCGTTACCCCAGGTATCACGCAGTTGTTTGTCTGTGACACCAAGAGTTTTCAAAAGCGGCATCAGCGGAATCTGCGCCTGCCCAATTTGAATTTTGAACACACCAGTTTGCGGGTCTAAGTAGTACCGGTGCGAACGGCCTTTACCTGGAAGCGTGTTAACGTGGGCCTCTAACTCGCCGTTGTCTTTTTGTCTGGTAAACACGCCGGGACGCAAACGTAATTGATGAGCCAGCGTGTATTCGACGCCCTTGTTCACGAATGTGCCGGAGTCCGTTAAGTACGGCACACTGGCTAACGTGACGGGCCGATTGGCGACGGGCGTATTCGTCTTGTTATCCGTCAGCGTCCATGTGCCACGGAGTTTTCGCGACAGGTTGCCGCGTGTAAGCACAGCACGCTTTTGATCGGCTTTGGTAAACGCTTCCGGGCCGTCGTACGCTACGTCGTTTAATTGCAGCGTGTACAGATCGTTTTTAATTGGCTCGATGCTCTGTGCACTCTGCAAAGCATTGTTAAAAATGCTTTGACGCAAAGCGGGAACATCGCCAAATTCGCGGGGCTGTTCTTGAGGCGCGTTTAAGGGCAGCACGGCTTACCTCCCTGAAAGGGCGGCGAGTGCGTCCGGATCTACGTACGGCGTTTGATTCAGTTCCTGCAGGCGGGCTTTCGAGTTGCGTGCCCGCATTAAATTCTCCGCCTTGGTGCGTGACTTTGTCTGGTCATACATGTACTTTGCCCCGAGTGCGCCGGTGCCAAGTGCAGTTAACAAAGCGGCGGTCCACGCATTGTTGCCAGTTTCTTGTACGGTACGTGCGGCGGCAATCCCTGCATTTTCAAGTGCTCCGGGCCCGCCTGGTTTGCTCAAACCCAACCCCTGCGACATACGAGAGAAAAAGCCCGGAGGTGCCGGTGGTGCTTCGGCTTGCTTCATACAGGCGTAAACATTGTCAAGTTCCGCCGCTTCTTTGCCGGTTAACGCATTAAAGTAAGCACGGCGAGCCGTTTCGACTTCGTCTTCAATATCTTTTTTACGCTTATCAGCCGACATCGAGTTAACAAGTTGCATGCCGCCGTAGCCACCGCCCATCGCCGCAATAATGTTCGCGGCTTGCCGCCAGCCGTGCTGTGCAGTATTTAGACTCGGTGGTGCATTTGGGTCAAAAGTCGGCCAGATGGCAGAAGGGATAAATTGCGTCGGGATTAAATTTTTCGACAGCGATTCTTGAAAGTTCGCCATTAGTCCGCCGGCAGACGCATCCGCGGCTAACTTAAATGACGGCATCGTCATATTTTTCGGCAGCCAACTGGTCTCTTGTTTTTTGGCTACTTGTTTCCGTTTACTGATTTTTTGCTTTTTTTGCGGGGCCGCTTCGGGAGACGGGTTGTGCAGCAGTCCTTGTAACTCAGACAACTGCGAAGAACCAGCACCATTAATAAGGTGATACAGTGCCGTACCACCAGCACCAAGCCCAAGCCCCCAGAGAGCGCTATTTATTAACTCTTTACCGTATTGCTGGTGATACGGCCGCGCGGCTTCCGAGTCGGCCGGCACGCCTACGTTAAATTTTGCACCTTCGGCGTACTCGGCCAAATTTTCAGCGTGTTTCGTAGTCATGCATCAACTCTTTTTTGTTGGCAACATTCCGTATACCTGGAACCACTCTAACCAGACGCGGTAATGATTATTTTCCTCGTCCCAGTGGTCGCTGCGTTTAAGCAGCCTATACCAGCCGTTTACTATTTTATCGTTTATCTCGTCAAACTCTGCTTTTTGCTTTTCGTCCCACAAAACAAACATTTTTGACTTAAAGTCGTACTGCAGTTCAAGATTTTCAACCTCATCCTGCTTAAGATTTCCAAGTGCAGCATCACTACCAATAACCGGAAAACCGTCCATCGTGCCCGGCCAATTCAGAGCATGCTGCCCGTGCTGGCCGCCACCAACTTCTGCGTGATATTTACGCGTGCTCATATGCTCCTGCTTTGTCGGTATTTCTGTGCTTTCCGGTTAGCTTTAGCCCGGGCAGCGTAGATCTTGTAGGTGTCCGCAAGTTCCATAGCTTTAATGTCATCGGCTGAGATGTCGGGTTCTGTAACCCGTGCCGCGCCGTAACCAAGGCCAGCACCTATGCCCAGCCCGGCGGCAGCTGGCAGACCAAGTGCTGTACCCGTCACGCCAGGTGCCTGGCTCGCAAGCCCAATACCACCGCCAAGTAACAGCGTCGGTAAAATGTAGTTCATGTAGGCTTTTTTCTCAGCTGCCAGTTTAATGCGCTGCTGTAGTTGATCGCCGTTTAGACCCTCTTCGGCGCAGCGGGTAATGAACCCGAGCCGAAAAGCCTCGTTAGGGGTCATGTCCATATTAAAAATCTCCCGGCAAAATCAGTTTCTTTGGTGCGGATTGCCCGGCAGTAAAGTCCGGGGTTACGTGCTTTCCAGTATCTTTCCCGATCGGTAAAACACCGGGCAGTGCCGTATTAAAATTAGCACCGCTGGCCAAAGATATCTTACTCTTTTTGCCGGGGCGATGTCGCCTAAACCACTCGTCGACTACAGGGTCATTTCGGTCTCCCTGCTCGCGGGCCTCCTGGGTGCAGGCCACCATATTATCAATAGCCTGCTGTAAATCCATGCGATCCGCGGAAAGCCAGGAAGCTTTACTCGGGTTTGTGGCGGCAATGTGCCGCAGTCGCTTGGCTTCGTCGCTCAGTGCCTGCGCTCGCAAAAGAAACTCTTTGCGGGTTAGCACAAAAAAATCGCCGGTGTCTTCGTCATGAAGACAAACAAAGCCGTTCTGAGCGTAGAACTTTAACCCCCGGAAAGTGTAACACTTTCCAGTAATTTTCTGGACAGACATGTAATTTCCTTACTGGGCGTCAGCCGAAACACTTCTAGCGGGCCAGCCTTTTCCGGGTGCCGTTAGTTTTTCCGCCGGGGCGTCAATAGCCCGCATGCCCGTGCGGTTTTCGCAGTCGGGGCATTTTGTCCAACCCTGGCCATCGCCAGATCGGACCCGGCCTGTGCCGTTACATGTCTTACAGTCTTTTGTGTCCGGCTTTGGTGCCGTATCCGGCGCGACGTGAATCAAAGACGCATAAGCGGCCTCGGCTGCCACTGCGGGAACAAAGTTTGGGTCGGCCGGCGCCGCCGCAGTAAAAAGGCTTAATAACCAAAAAAGCCAGTTAAACATAAAAACCTCGTTAAATGTTGCCGCGAGCGCCGTAGCTCTTGAGTTTCTTAGGCGGCCAACCGGCCGCACCAGACACCGCAATCATGTCGCGATTCTTGATGTCCGACCATCGCGACCAAAATGAGCCGACGGGAATACTGATGTTTGTACCGTAAATAATTCTCGGACCATCGTTCCAATCACCCCAAGAATTTTGGACCAGCACCAGCGGTTCTTTGTAGAGTTTAATAATTTCCGGCCGGTCGTCTACAGCGATATACGCCATCGCGTGCGCCCATTGTTTTGTGCGGCGGCTGACGCCATTAGCGTCACGATTTGATTCAAAGCCCTCACTACCGCACGAGCTAATCCCATAACCGTTCGCCAGCATGTCGCGGAGTTCTTCATATGTATGAAGCACTGTCGCTGTGCGGATAAGATGATCTTTGCCGATTTGCCGCCACGCTTCCGGCGGCGTTTTATTGCCATACAGCCCCGCGTTACGCGAACTGTAACGGGTCAGATCTACACCAATTTCGTCATACTTTTTTCGCAGCCACATGCCGCTGTCGTTCATCGCGACTTTAACAGCGTCAGAGCAGAACCAACCGTCGCCGGAGTGCCGGCGCCAATTATAAAATGCTTCCGTGCTCAACACGCCGTTTAAGCGTGCCTCGTCACTAACCTCGGGTGCACCCTCAAGCCGGCCTGAAACTTCGTCAGGCTGCCCACTTGTGATGTCTGTGCACATCGTGGTTAAGCACGCGTTACGCGTCGACCAACTTACGCAGTCGCCGCGCCCCTGTGCTCCGCCCGGCAAACAGTCCGGGTACAGTTTAAGAATTTCAAGAAACGTCAGGCTGAGTTTGTCTTTACCTGAGTCTTCCAGGCCAAAGGTAGAGCACGCCATGGCTCCGTCGGGAAGGCCGCCCGCAGCAGCAATTTCTGCCTGAAGCTGGGCTGTTTTTTCGGGATCGCATAATGCACCCAAAAAGCCCGCTTCATATGCTGCCACAACGTCATAGACGTTTGCAAACAACTTCTCTTCGAAAGCCATGGCGTCTCTCCAAAATCAAGCGTCAGCGTCAGGGGTGACTTCCGGTTCCGGCGTTACTTCCGGTTCCGGCGTTACTTCCGGTTCCGGCGTTACTTCCGGTGCTGCTTTTTCGCCAACCAGCGTGATCACAAAACCACCAGGCTGGCCCGGCGGCAGCGTGTCTACCGCTACGAAGCGGTGAAATGCCGGTACCGACGAGTTACCCGCATCGTCAACGTCGACGAGCGTTAAGACAACCTCAGCGTTCTGCGGAACAGTTACTGTGCCGAGATCAACCGAGTTGCCAGCAAAAGAAGTCGCACCCTTGTTTTCACCGTTAACGTCAACAGAGAAAACGCGTGTTACTACGTCAGAATCGGTCGGCGGTGCTACGACAACCGCATATGTTAAAAGATCTGCCATGTATTCTCTCCTTACTTGGATACAACGTAAATACTGCGGGGCCACGGGCGGTTCTTGTCCTCGCAGTATAAGGACAAGCCACGCAACTAAACATACTACAACAAAAAGTGTAAACAACGAAGGCATTATTTGGCCGAGTTAATGATGACGTCGCACGCTTCAACAATCTTTGAGCGCGTCTGTTCGTTGCCCGGCAGCACGTCGTCTGTTCCGAGCGTGGTCAAAAATACTTGCTCAATTGCCTCATCTAATCCTGGATACTTATTCACCTGTGTGATTGCGAGTTGCAGCGTGTTCTCCTGCAGATCGCTCCACTGCTCGGTCGTTACGACGCGCTTGCCGGCATCGCGATTAACGACAGCCCGTAATGCTTTGTATATGCCGCGAACGTCCGCCTTGTCAGCAGCTGCAGCGTCGGCAAGCAATTTTTGGATTGTCGGATCAGTCTTGTCAGTGCTGCTGTCTTCGACAACAACCGGCGCCTGCTGATATGTGCCGCGAATATACGGCTCAGCAAACGAGGCCAACAGTACTAGACCGGCCAACCAAACTAACCTTTTCATACAACACCTTTCGACGGTTGCTTGTGCTCAACAATAACGCGAAGAAGATTCGTGCACGCCTCAACGCCTTCGGGGCAGTCTTCGGCAGAAAGTTTATCGCGCAGGTTTGTAACCGCAACGATATCGTTAACGAGCATAACGGCGATCGATTGCTGTACTTCCGGTGCCCTCTCTGCACCGACAGTTTTAGTCAGCAACGACGCAATCTGCTGTCGGTATGCCGCCAGCATTACAGCAACAAACACTACACTCGCTACTATTTGAAACGCAGTCATAGGTTACCTCCAAAACAGTTATTCTATCAAGTTTGCGGCACGAGCACGTACGGCCGCCCATTAATGACTAATGTACCGTGAATATGCGGCGCAGCGTCTTTTGTAATTGCGTATTTTTCTTTACGCTTACCGTATAGTTTGACAATTTCTTTAATGTCGCCCTTTTGTGGGCCAGTTACATTTGGATCGTAATAAGGCGCCATTAAATTGCCAGAATTTAAATGTGGCAAACCAAGCGCGTGCCCAAGTTCGTGGCAGATCACCGCTACGGCCATATTAAATGACCACGGCTCGGCCTCGTCGAACATCTGATCTAATTGCACGTTTTCAGTTACGCCGCACGGTAATTCGCTCCAGGCCAGCGTGCCGCCCTTGTTATCTAATCCGCTAGCACGGCCAACGCCTGATCGAGCATAAATGTTTGCTTTATCTGAGCCGTCAACGCGGGTCGGCTCAATATCGCAAACTTCGGCCCACTGCGAAAAAGCAATGTCGTACGCTTCTTTAACCTGCTCGTCTGTTACGCCTGGAAGCGTAATGTCGTGATAGTACGTAATCTTTTTATGCAGCCACTTGCACGGAGCACCGCCAGGCGCCGTCAGATTAAAATCTGGTAGCCCGCATCGCGGCCTGTGAATGCGACTAGCAGTGCGTGGCTCAACGGCGCCGGTCGGCTCCAGGCCGTTAAACTCCTGATAGGCTTTTACAGCCCGCGATAAATCGGCCCCGCGAATTGTCTTAACCTTCGCCCACGGTGTTTCACCAAAGTAACCAAGGTCAAAGAGTTTTTTCAGTGTTTCATTAGCGGAGAGAATTTCGTTTTTTTGTTTTTTTGGCGTCCTTGCCATACTGTGTCACCTTTATTGTTCTTTCGCTAGTTCGATTAATTCGTCCAGCGTGGCGTCATCAGCCGACTCGCCCAGTTCGTAAAGTGCCGTCAAAATAGGGTTAGCGTCGTGCCGGCTGTCCTGTTTGTCCGCACAACAGTCGCGCCACAAAAGGTTTGCCCGGCGCCGCAAACGAATTAGTTTGCGGGCGGGCAACGATCGAATGTCTTTGATGTCTTGTTTAATCTCGTCGGGTTTTCGCAACTCTCGGCAGTAATAGATAATCTGCAGCATCAACGAAATAATCGCGAGTACCAAAAGCGGGTCGAACTGAACTGAGTTGTCAGCCCGAAACACCAACTCGTTTGTAAGTCGATCCCGCAGTGCCGACAAACGCGGCGAAGCATCGACCCGCTTTTGGAGATCTCCGTTTGTCATGTTATTGCTGTGCGGTCATCCGCATTTTTTCAATGGTGGTCGCTTCCAAATAGTGGTAGCGATGGCTCAGGATAGTCGCCCGCAGTTGATTGCGGTTCGACAGATACTTCCACACCAATGCCGCGTTCACAACAATGACCTGCGTCGCACCCACGACGGCGGTCAACGCCTGCGTCAGCTCAGCAGCTGTTGTGTTGCTGACCCAGCCAATAAGCACAGCCACAGCCACAAGATTAGCCACAGCCGAACCAGCCATTGTCCAAAAATCAGACGACATCCAGTTTCCAACGCCCGTTTCGGCGGTGTTGTTGGCCGCCTCATTTAACATCCGCATTTCTTCGCGGACAGTATCAACGCTTACTTTACGTGTCGACATAGAGCCTCCTAGAGTAAAAGCACAACACTATATTGTGCCTTAACAGTTACAAATTCGCAAGCACGTCAGCGCATGCCTAACATAGATGGCACAATAGCGTGCATCATTCCGCCCCATAACCCCATGTCCTGGAGTTTCTCTTGGGCTAGCGGCGTTAAGCCGGCCATTGCAGACAACGCTTTGCCGGCCATCGTCGCGGTGGCTAGGCCAACGCCGGCGGACGCGATACCGTTAATAACATCAGACGGCCTGATAATCGGCGACTGTAGACCAGTGCCTAAACCAGTCATCATGCCGCTTGCCGCAGCGGCATAAGCCGGCGGTGTGTGATTTTCAAACCCGTTATAAAAACCTTTACGGGCGTCGTTCCAAACTGCGTTGTTAAATTGTTGGATATTAACCGACGGCGCCATGATGCCCGAGTCACCGGGAATAGCCGGATTCAATTCTGGCGCGTAAACGCCAAACTGCGAGTTTTTAATTGTCCAGCCACGCAAAAAACTTGTATTTTTGGCTCGCGCATTCGCTGCCGCATTGTTCGCCCCAAGGCCAACGCCGCCCAAGCCGCCGATAAGCGCCAGCGTATTTCGCAGCTTACCGCGCTCTAAGTAGCGCTCCGGGAATAAGTTTTCAATCAGTGTGCCGGCACCATACCCAAGACCGCCAGCAGCCAAGCCCGTAACAATAGCGTTGGTCAGAGGGGTTGGCCCGCCAAGCGCGTTTTGTGCGGCATCAAATGTTGGCGCGATACCGGTAATGCCTGCTTTTTTTACAACAATCTCTTCGGCAATGTTCAGGGGCGCTAAACGCTGAAATACACACGACCATTGCGGCATAGCCGCTGCGTACTTTTGTTGGGTTTCGCTGCTCGGGTCGTGACTCGCGTACACAGTCAGTGTATTGGTCGCCGGACGCCACGTGACAAAACTGGTGCTCAGTAAGCCGGTGTCTTTTACGGCGTCAACGTGGGCGGCTTTAATGTGTGCCACAACAGGCAGCAACGCAGCCACCCTGTTGGGTACCTGTTCCCACGCGGAAATATCGTGCGACGGCTGCATCACGTTAACACTCGAAATAACTGCACGGCAAAAGCCAGAATTACGACAATCCAGGCAATCAGACCGCTGAGAGCTAAAAAAACAATAAACGACGTCAGAGTCAATGCCGGGAACAATTTCTGAATAGGTATTTTACGAAACAGCAGCAATGCACGCATCCATTGCGGCGACGGCTTGTCCGGCGTTACGTCTGGTGTCGGCGAAGGTTTCGGCTTTGGCTGCCAGGGCCAGTTTATTTTGCTCATCGCGGTGTTCCTAAAAAGTTGCCGCCAAACCGCTCGATTGTTTGATCTACGATTGATGGCTGCGGCATATTGCCGTGAAAAGCCTGCAGGGCTAATTGATGGCGATAAGCCGGGTTAATAAACGCCTGATACGACTGATTATTCCGCTGGGCTTGCAGCATCCAGTCGCCCCGTCTTTTAATTTCAGCCATGTGATTACGGATGTTCTCAAACACAGGCTTCTGCATGTCATACGCGAAAGGACCGCGGCCAAATACCGAGTTCCGCAGTTCATTTAAATACACGCTGTTCGCCGCGGCTTTTACGCCAGCCGGAATAACGGTCGGATCTATGTGGAGCCTGAAATTCGTGGGCCGGTGGGTAATGCCTTTGTATTTCGGCTTAGCGTCGTCGATTACCCAGTCATCAGGCGATTGTGCCATCAAGCGCCGAATGATCGCGGCCTTGTGGTCGTAGCGCTTGTTATCCGAATGTTCTTTTGCCGCTAAAAGGTCTTTGAGGATTTCGGGCTGCGCGGCTTTCTCTATTTTTTCTTGCTTGTCGTAGTAGGCCGCGTCTTCGGACAAGTGATCCTTGGCAATTTCTTTGGCGATTTGATCGTTGTCGGTGTGCTCGTGCTCATGCCGTGTTCCCCTAGTTAATTCTTTTTTCAAAAACTTATTATCGGCCTTGCCGTCGGCTTCGCCACCAGATAACAGATCCGCCTGTTTCTGCTGGCTTTGCAGTTTTTGCAGTAGGGCCGAAAGGTCTTGCCCTGGTTTGTATTTCAGCGTGCCCGGAAGTTTGTCATACGCCGCAATCGTGGGCGTGTGAAACTTATAGACAAGATCGGCAATACGCTTTTTTTCTTGCTCGACGTCCGGCGTCCATTTTTTTGCGGGGTCTTTTTCGTACCGCTGTTTTGTGCGGCTAAGGCGTTGTTCGTACGCCTGCTCGACAGGCGGGTTTACATGCACCCTTTTGTATTTGCTTAAAATCTCAGGCGGAAGATACGACAGCTGCACACCCTCGACCACGGCGGGCCCGTCGTTTTTCTCCAACGTTTGCATAGCCGTTTGCCGCATCAGTGCCCGAAAGTCTTGTTCTTTGGGCGAGCCGGCTGGCAAATGATTATCCGGCGTATTGTCGTCAAGAAACTTTTGAAAATTGGGATCTTGATCGACCGATACGCGCGGCAGTTTTAATTTTTCGGCTAGGGCTTTTGACAGCGTAGATTTGCCGGCCCCAGAATGCCCGCTTACGAGCACAACCTGGCTCGGGTCCGCGGCAGCGGCTTTGCGTACCTCATTGTCGCCGAGCACGTTCTTTTTTCGTACTGCGACCGTGATGTGAAACGGATGGCCCTTCGGCAGCGGCGACAATCCGTAACTCTTGCGAATTGCGGTTAAGCCGGGGCTCGAGACTTGCACGGCCCAAACTTTGCTTACGCCGCTAATGCCTCGGACGGTTATTTCTTTTAACGGCCCAAGTGTGTAGCCAAAGTTGTGGCCACGCTCATTGATCTTATCGGCACCCACCGACTGCACTTCGTCGGCAGTCATCACAGAAATATGGGCGTTCAAAAGATCTGCGTCAACGTTGGGCACATTCATCGCGCCGGCCAACGGCAGTTCTGCCCCGGGCGCCACCAAGGCGTCAAATAATCCACGGACTAACGCGTTTGGCACAGATAGCAGAAGCCATCCGCTTTTTGCCAGATACAAGCGGCCAGATAATGAATGATTTGCAGCCGTCTTTGTTCCCGTGCGGCCAAGCCAGCCAATGGCGTTGCCAAGCTGGTACACGGTTTGATCTTCCAACGATGTTTCCCACAACAGCGGATCAAGACTGAATAAGCTGTTCATGGGTTTTCCTTGTACGCTGCTCGGCTAGGATTCGAACCTAGAACCATCGCATTAACAGTGCGCCGCGCTACCGTTGCGCCACCGAGCAATAATTCAACGCGAGCCGCCGATCGCTTCAGCACTCGTGGCCGAAGACGCGTGGACAGCGGACACGCAATGGTTGACCATGGCCTGTGCGGACAGCAGCAGCAACACCGCACAGAACGCACTGGCGCCCCACGCGGCGACACTCAATTGTTTACGGACGTTCATTGTCATGTTGATGCAACTCCTCATGATCACGTTCATGGTGGATGATGACTTTAATACCGGCACCAGATAACAACGAAATCGCCAAATCGGTTAGCGTCGAGCCGCCCATGCCGGCCAGCACGCAAATCCCAATTAGGCCGTATACATTTTCTGTCCGGCAGTAATTTTGATACCAAATCAGTGCGATGGCTAACCCCAGAAAACCGGCGTTAAGCATCGAGCTGATGACATTAAGTTTAGACAGTTTTTTGGCAAACCGCAAAAGAGTTGCCAAGCCTGCGAAGCCCGCGGCCCCGAAAGCACTGATAAATACGGCAATAGCGTGCAAATTTTCGTCAGACATGATGATAACCGCTTGATATTGCTTGCTTTATGTTAAATGCGTCAAAAGCCCTCGCGATCCCCTTCCGCGAGACCGACCCTGATTTAAACCAGGGTTTTACGACGACTTACAAAAGTAAAATTTACTTTGTGTGGCATTCGCCGTACCTCCAACCGCGCTCACGACTATATCTGACCGCGGAACCTGCCGAACTTTGCCGCATCCCTGCGGTAAAAAACGACCCTAACCAGCCGGCCACCACGACTAACTTTTGACGCACTTCAATTTTAACAGTATTACCCTGGCCGCGATAATCGGGCTGGCAATAAAGATAGGTTGTCAAAGATCGGTGGCTGGCAGTCTTTTACCGCCCGGCTGTCAGTACGTTAGATATATCGCATCGGCTCGTTGCTGCACAGGCCGGCTGGCTCGTAAAGTGCTAGCCAGTCTTCGCCGGCTGTCTCTGGAAATACAGCAATTGACCGAGATGTTAACTCGTGCCCCGGGAGCGTCCATACAAATTGTGCACTTGTTAACGCCAAGCCCTGCGTATCTAAAAACGAGTGGGCGCTGACGTTACATAAAGCGTCCAGGGTGGCCGGATCGTGAGCGCGGCACCAGACGCGCTGCTTGGATAGCAGGGCAGGTGGCGCGGGATTAAAGCCGCCGTCGTAGGGCAAGATAAAAGTGCCGCAGTGGAATACGACATCGACACAGACATGCCAGCCGGCTTTGAGGGCTTTTTGAATATAGGCAAGTTTATTTTCATTGTCTGGCTGTCGCCCGTCGATGTTCCCGAGGTGCGAAATAATAATACCGTCAAACGGCGTCCTACTTCTTGCCGCCATATAACATCCTTGTAGCCAAAGCAGAAAACAACGGAGCCATCGTAGCGACCGACTTGCGGCCTGTCTACGGCCCTGCGTCAGAGAATCTTGGCTGCAATTAAGCAACCACGCGCGACGGCATGCAGGGGGTCATTGGCGTGCCGCACTTCTTTAATTGGTAATGGAAATCCGTTGTCGTCCAATTTTTTTGCGAACACGTCAATAAAGCCTTTGGCCTGGCTGGTCCCTCCGGCAATTACAACCGGCAACGGATCTTTAAATTTGGGTAACGCCTTGTGGCCAGCAATCGCGTGCGCCAGCATTTTGGTCGTGTAGTCAATCAACCGCTCGTAATACGCACTTACAGCAGCCAGCACCGGATTATCGTTCTGTTCGCCAATCGTGAAGTCACCCTGCTCTTTCTCGGCCTGTACCACCGAGTCTTTTTCACCAGTAGCGACGGCGGCCATACGGTCAATCCAGTCGCCGGATTTGGTGGTGCTAAACATGACTGTCGGCTCACCATTGAGCATGATGCAGCAGTTCACCATGCCAGCGCCGCATGACAGTGCCACGCCGGTGTAGTCATCTTTCTCGAGTTCGGAATAGCACAGCGCCTCGGCTTCGTTGATCGCCCGGGCCATGTACCCGCATTCGGCCAAAATGGTCATAACCACGTCTTCGTGATACCCAACGTCAAAGTCTTCGTCTTCTTGGTCGACGGGCTGGGCCGGAACGCAAAACACAAGTTTTTCGTGGGGTTCGCTGGCCGTGCCGACGACTTCTTTCAGGATGTACGCCAGGATGCGCCGAGCGTCTTTTTCCTTGGCCGAAACAACGCCCCGGAACATGGGCCGTTTGGCTGACTCGTTGCGCTCGATGGCTTTTTCAATAGCGTCTTGCCCAAGAAGAATAAACGTGCCGTCAGCGTCTTTGACGAATAACTTGCCCTGCAGGCCTTTCTCAATCATCTTCGTGGCCACGGGGGTCGTCGGCTTGATGGCAAAGAACGCGTCACGCAGTTCCTTGTACTTCACGTAGTCGAACTTATCGTCGCTGGTGTAGCTAACGGGGGCTTCGGAGTCTGAAGCCAGGACAATGAATGAAGTACCAACGTCTAAACCTTTGGCCATTTTATTTACCCTTTAATTGTGCCAGTTTGGAAACCGAGGCATTAATGGTGTCTTGTTTTGCCGTGGTTGTCCCGAGCTCCACGTCCGAGGCTTTCTGCAGCCCGTCTGTATTAATCTTTGTCACGACTTTTGTTTCATTGATGTCAATTGTACTGATGTCTGGCTGCAGCACGGGCGTGGGCCGTCCAGATCGCGATGGCTTCGCGAGCGGAGATTGATATACCGGCCCAGCCGGGCCCGTAAGCCGACTCGCAATAATATCGAGGCGCCCAAGAATATAGCCAAGTGCGAAAGCCAGCAAAATGGACACATGTATGATGTAACTATCCATGAGACTCTGGTACCACAAGTTTCGGTTCCCAGACAGTATAAGGGTTTACGGCTTTAGGCATAAATAACGGCAGCGTTTCGCAGACGTCAAACTGATCTTCTAGTTTTTTAAACTCTCGCGGATCTGTGGCACCGACGCCCTCCGGCAGGTCGTCAATCCAAATGTCGATTTTGTAGCCGCGTTGTAACGTCATTGCCCGCTTTGGACCGTGATTACAGAAAATACAGTCCTTTAAAAGTTTAAAAGTGTCTTCGCCAAATACGTGCAGAAGTTGCAGCCTATTAGCCGGCGAATCAGTACGCCCTGTCACGCAGATCACTGTGTGTCCGCGGCTCACAAACAACCGCAACATATACCGCCACATTTCCACGTCGCTGGTGAACGTGCGGTCAAAATCAATAGCGATCGTGGTGAGCCTGTACGGCGTCATGCGTGCCAGTTGCTCATGTATTTCACGGCAATGTACGTGCCGATAAACGCCCCGCACGCTAGCGGAATGAGATACCACGGGTTGTGCAGATAGTTCATGACACCGTAAGCGCCCAAACTATACAACACGGCGCTAATTCCGCTGGCTTTCAAAGCCTGCTGACGACTGACGCAAATCACGTACAGGGCGTACAAAATGTCAAACAAAATGTAGACGACAAATACTGTTCCGGCGGTGGCCCAACTGAAGTTTTCCATGGCAGTACTGTCTCGTGTGTTAAGGTCGCGAGTTGACCGCCCGGAAAGCGTGCGCCAGCGTATCGCCTAAAATCTGTCGAATACGCTCACAGTCTTCATAACTATCTTGCAACTGATCTTCATAAAAAATACGCAAGTACGTCGCCTCGATGGGGTTGTTGATCATCAGTGCGTCAAGTTGTGCAAGACGCGTGGCGTAGTTCTTGATGACTTCTTCTTCTAGCTTTAAAGCCTCAACCAGTGCCGACTCCGTATTACGACAAAGCGGAAACTGTTTGCCGCTGGAATTTGGCAGATTAAAGTGCAGCCCAAACAGCCGATCTAGAAACTGCTGGACATGCTGCATTTCCCCTTTGGCGGACTCCAAGAAAAACTCTCGGTATTCGGCCGCGTGGATGCCGATTACAGATGACGCGTGATAAAGATAAAACTGCAAATGCGTCCATTCGTTCTGTAAGTCCGCGTTCATCAGGTCTAAAAACTGCGGGAGCGTCATGCTGGTCTCCTATTTAATAGCGTGTTAAAGTCAGTCAATGTCGGTGTCGTTATCCAATTCGCCGTTCGAGACGACGTGCTCAAAGATGTCCATGGTTTTTTTGCAGCGCATCTCGTGCAGCAACTCGATGCCCATTACCGCGTTGGCAATTTTGTCCGTGTCCAGTGCGTCTTCTGTGACCATCTCAGATAAGAGCTGCAGGTCGTCTACCGTCTGCCAGCACGCCATGAGGGCCTGCTCTAAATCAAACCGGTCGTACGTTGCTTTAATTGACATGATGTTCACGCTCCTTTTTTAAAACCCACCACGCATTTTGCCATTGCTGCCGCACACTATCGCTGAATGTCACTGATGTCTGGCCGGGCAAGATTTTACTGGCCGGAAGAATATAAAACAGCCGTAGTTCCGTATGCACAAAAATAAATGCGTCTAGTTCGTTTTTGCGATAACTCGTCGTAACGCCGTTTGTACTTCGCCGCAGGTCGAATACGTAACTCTTGTCTGTGCGACGTTTCTTGGTTTCCTGCCCTTTAACCTGCACGCGTTTAATTACGTCGCCAAAGTACGTGATGCGGTCGACGCCGATATCAAACCGCGGCACGCAAGGCATAATGCCGTGGCGGAACATCTCGTTCTCCGCCATGTTTTCCGCAATTGCCGCGATCACATGCGCGTCTGGCAATTTAGAAAAGTTTGGCCCCAGCGTCTCGACGTCTGGCACCGGCGGCACGAGCACCTTCGACGTGAACCGGTTTTTTGCATCCATGCAAAACGACCAGGGGTTATTTGTAGGTGTAACGTTTCGTTGGATCGCGGGGCGGTGGATCTGTGAAACAAACCGTCAGTAAATCAAACACGGCCGACGTAAGGATCGGGGCCAGGCAAAACAACATCACACCGCCGCAAATAAAAGCACCGATGTCGCCGAAGAATAACACCAACGGAAAAAACGTTAGTACGCAAAGCAGCATGCAACCAAATGCCCGTCGGTGCAGCCGTTCTCGCTGTGCCCACCTTTTGTTTTTTTTGACGGTCGCATGTTCGTCGAGCAAGCGGTCGAGTTCAGGTACGGCGCTCATGAGTCATCTGCGTGCAAATACTAAGGCTGACCGCGCAATGTGGTGGGCACTATCAAGTGCCGAGTACTGCCGCACACGCGCACTGTCTTCGGGAAGCATATTAAACCCGGCAACGTTAAATTGGTCAACCCAATATTTATCGTCTTTACAGTTTACATGGTGGTAACCGCCCTGCTCCGGAACGGCGTGCGAAAGCATGACAAACTTCGCCCCCTGAAACGTCGCCATTAAGTTCGGCACGTACGGCTCAGCAATGTGCTCGACGACTTCGACGCAGTAAATTAAATCTACAGCACAGTACAGCGGGGCATGCGTTATGTCATGTAAAATTGTTGGAAAACTTGACATTTCGACGTTCTTTTTTAACCCGTCGACGGCTACGACTAGCGGCCCAAGTTTGGAGAAAAAATGGGCACTGTAGCCCAGTCCGGAGCCTAAATCCAACAGCGTCCGCACAGCAAACCGGTCTACGAGATACCGCCACGTCGTCGGAGAATATGTAAACGGATCGCCTTCGTTGATATTGCCGCCCAGGTGCGGATTAGCGTCGTCTGTAACGAACGTGTAGGTCATGCCTGCTCCGGCCGGCTAAAGACGCCGACATAAAACTCGCCGTTGAGGCCATCGGCATCGGCGACACCTTGAAAATGGAAGTCTGTGTGCCAGCCTGCTTCTTTGAACGGTGCCATAAGCATGGGCGCCGTGAGCGTGTGCAAATGCCCTGTGTATGGCGGCAAATTAATCCACTCAAATAGCCGTACTCGTTTGGCTACTCGGATTGACTGCTGAAGGACGGCAGTCGGATCTTCGACGTGCTGCAAGCAGTTGTAGATCCATGCCTCGTCAAACTTGGCACCAGGAAGTATGTCGCTGAGTTCTTCCCCGCGGCAGAACACACGCGAAATAGCTGCCGCCGTATAGCCCAGCTCCAAAGAGCCGTAATTAATCGGGTCAACCGCACAGCCAAACCCGACCTGGACGCGCTGCAGAATAGAGAAGGGCCCGCAGCCAATATCGACCACAGCCAGGTCGGGAGAATCTTTGATACCCAGCCAGCCGGCAACCGTGTCGCCCTTTTTAATTTCTACACTGTACTGCTGCGGTGTGTTCAACCACCAGTCGCGCTCCCATTTCTGCGCCTTCTCCCACTCAACCTGATTGGGTCGCATGTGTACTCCGTTGCGGGGTGTGCCGTAATCTACAGCGGTCCACCCAAACTAGTCAACGGGGCATTACAACTTTTTCAAGATAGCGGCTACAAGCGGATGGCGCACCACGTCATTTGTTGTGAATTTAATCGTGCTAATGCCGGCCACATCCTGAAGTCTAGCCACGACGTCGACCAGCGGCGGCGGGCTATACGGCAGGTCACTTTGAAACGGGTCACCGGTAACAATGACCTGGGTATTCTGCCCAAAGCGCGAAAGAAATAACTTGAGTTGCTGGTAGCTCGCGTTCTGCGCTTCGTCAAAAATGCAAATAGCGTTATTGAATGTTCGCCCGCGCATGTAGCACAGCGGCGCTAGCATAATGCTCTTATTGATGATTTCCCGTTTGGGGCCGCACTTACCAATCAAAGCGTCCATCGTGTCATACAACGGAGCCATGTACGGATTAACTTTCTCGCCGAACGTGCCGGGAAGATAACCCAGCCGCTCGCCCGCTTCAACGATGGGCCGCGTTAACACGATGAATTCGCGGCGCTTGTTTAATACTTCGTTGAGCGCATACGCCATAGCCAAGAACGTTTTGCCAGAGCCAGCCGACCCTAGCAAAAACGTCATGGGGCTTTTGCTCATCGTATTCCAGGCATGCTTCTGACTGGCGTTGCGCCACTCAATAATCAGCGATGCGCTTTTGTCTTGTTTCTCCAGTTGTTCTACTGCTTTGACTTTCCTCTTTGCTTTTCGCTCAGCCTTTCGAACCGACTTGTTGTTTGTTCGCATTGCGGCGTTCCTTGCCTATTTTTTATCGCGGCTGGTTGTGCAATAAGTTACCTTACCGGTGTGGGTACTTTTGTTTTTACCGGCGTGACGCTTGCTACGCTGTTCGCCGGGGCCGTTGATTGCACAGGTTGTGGCTTAATGTTTGGCTGCAGCGGCGCAGGTGGCAAATAACCGTGATGCGCCCCAACCATAGATTGAAACGGGTTCATTTTTTGCCCCGGCCGCACTGTACCTTTTCGGGTGTACAGGTTGTACAACTGCTGATCAGTGCTTTTTGGATTAAAGTGAATTCCGTGCTGCTTAAACGCGGCTTCGGCGTACGGGCGATCGAACGCCGTTTGGCTGAATTGTGATACTGGTTGTGCCGCCTTCTTCTCAGTCTTTTTTTTCTTGCTCTTACTTCCAGCCGGGCGGCACGAATTATTGCTATACGGCTTCTTCCCTGGAACCGGCTCGTAACCTTCCCAACACCGTGCGGCTTTTAAAGCAGCGTGTTTCAGTACAATTTTTTGTGCGATGTTCATAGAGGCACGTGTTTCCTTCCCTTCTGTTGGCGCGAAAAATCCTCGTTCAGCCAGTTCAGCGTGCATGGCTGCGTCAGCGGCGGCATCAGTGTCGACGCCGAAAGCATTGCCCAGTGCCATGCCCCAGCTACCTTTGCCGCCGCTTCTCGCTTCTTGCAGTCGTGCGTCGCGTTCTTTTTGTGCGGCTTGCAATGCTTGGTTGTACAAATAGCCTTGCTGCCCCGTCTCGTCATACTGTTGCTGAAGGCGTGCGAATAACGCCGCGGCTTCTTCTCGGGTCTTGGGCGCGTATTCGCCGTGCATGCCCATTAAATAACTATTGGCAAGTTCTGGGTTGGTAGCGTGCAGTTGCCGCAACTGCTCAAACTTCGCCCGTTCAGCGTCGAGCATCCGTTGACCAACAGCCGCACCCTGGCCTTGTGGTGCCGCCTTAATAGCATCTTGAATTTTTTGCTTTACAGCCGCGTCCGCACCGGGGGCAAACATACTTGAGTCCCGGGCTTCTTCAGGAATAGCGCCGAAAAAATTAGCAGCGTCGCCCAGCATGCGGCCCATACCAGCCTGTGTGTTTTCACCAAGCATGCCCATGGCACCGGCACCGACACCAAGAGCGCCGATGCCAAGACCGCCTAAGATCCCCATCAGCCCGTCACCCGATAAAAGACTGATTAATGCCGCAGGCACGCCGACCATAAACGCGGCCTGACCTGTCGGACCTAACCCGTCCCACATTCCCATGGCCTGGCCGTACCATGTCGGGTCTTGTGTTTTCGTAGGATCTCCGCCGGCCTGATCTGTAATAAAGTTATCGCGGGCAGGTGCGGCGGCTTCGGTGTCGCCTTGCATGACACGGCTCGCCGCATCTAACGTCTCGGGTGTGGCGGTTGCTTTAACTTGTGCTGTCACATTCGGTACTAATTGTTTTTCAATTTCCGCTTTGGCTTCTGGTGTTTTAGCCGCAGAAAGCGTCGCCTGAGCGTGCTCGATTAACTTCGGCATCTTGTCATTAGCCGGAGACGTTTGCGGGGCTTGATTAGCCGGCTGTGTCGGGGCAGGCGTTGGTGGTGCCTGCGGCGGCTTCATAACGTTCGGTACGGGTGCCGCGGGCGCTGGTGCAGGTGCTGGTGCTGGGGCAGGCACAGGCGGCATTGGTGCTGGTGCTGGGGCAGGCACAGGCGGCATTGGTGCTGGTGCCGGCGCGGGTGCCGCGGGAGGTAAACTCGCGGCGTTATTTCCAGCACCTGCCGGCGGGGCACCTAATGGTTTGATCGGTTGTGTACCGGCAGTCGGTTGAACTACCGGCTCGGCATACTTCTCAAGACCGCGACTAAGAATCTGCTTAATCTTCATCGCTATCCTCAGCCGCGGGGTCGCCGTTGGAGTAGACGTCTTTGTCGTTATGGTGCGTGCTCAACTCAAGCAGCCGCGCCTCACTTGTTGCCTTAATGCTGTGATACATTCCAGGCGGAACGTGAAACGCAGCATCCGGCCCAAGTGTTAAATTTGACGCCGTTGCAGTGTTTTCGTCATAGCCATATGTTAACACAACGTTCCCAGATTCGACGTACAGGACTTTGTCTTTAACGCGGTGATACGACCATGGCGTCGTTTTGCCCGCTTTAATGAGCAACTTTTTCCCGCAATACCGTCCGTTCCAAATCCAATCCTCGTGGCCCCAATCTTCTGCGACATAAACACGCTGCTCGGCGTTGAGAATAAACTTCTTGGCAGATTCAGCCACGAGTGCACTCCTCTTGGGTGTTCTGGACTTTTGACATATACGCTTGTCGTGCCGGGGCCGTCTCTTCGACAAGTTTTTTCCAGCCTGCTACCGCCGGCCGACATTCACCGCCGTCGCAGCACGTCTCGACGATGATGTGGCAAAACGGACAGACGTGTTTTGAGCGAATCTCGACTAATGCGGATTCACATGCGGGGCAAAGTGCCATTACAGTTTAGCCTGTGCAAGAACTGAAGATGCCGGGACAGCCGACGCTATGTTTTTAACAACCTCTGTCGGTCGCGGCAATGTCGGATACAAGCCAGACGTCCATCCGCTCGGGGCGCCCGTGACTGCGTTCATAGACGGCGGTTTCATACCAACCGCGCCCCAGTTCGGGCCTTTAATTCTGTCAAAGTTTCCCGTGCCCGCCGCATATAAATCATGGGCTGCGTCTCCCGGGCCGTAACCAACTCGCCGCAGAGCCGGCTCGACGCGCGACGAGTATGTGTGTGCGGCGTTTTGAGCCATGGCCGGCAAACGTTGCATTAGGTTTTGCCCCGCGGGTGTTTGCGAGGCTATGACGCCGCCAGTACCCGCAGTCGCCGCCGTACCGGTGCCCATGCCAGCAATCGTCGGGGCCGCAGCAACACCACCGGCCGCAGCACCTGCTGCCGCTCCAATTCCCATCGCGGCTTGGCCGGCCCGCATTAAACCCTTTTCACCGCGTTCGTAATTGCGCTGTTTTGTAAACGGGTTATACCAGCGGTCTAAGACATTACCGTAAGACCGCAAAAAACTCGGCTCGGCAGCCAGTTTTTCGCCGAGGGCACGGCCAAAAGAAAAAGCCTGCATGTTATTTCTGCCCAGCGATTAATTTAAATGTATTGACTGTATTCACAACCTAGTGCACACCCGCATGCTCAACGCCACCGTGCCCGTGTCCGCCGCCTACAAAGTTATGCAGTGTGTGGTGTAAGCCGTGCGCCCCTTCATGCATACCTTCGTACGGCAGCGTAACGGAGTGCGGCAACAGCCCCATTAAATTACCAGACGTGTTCACCGGGTTCATGTGTTTTGCGATACCCGTGTTGGGGTCCAAGGCTTGAGCAAAAGGATGGTGCTCTATCGTCTCATGAAACTCGCGTGCCGAGTGCGGCAATTTTTTCCATAGTGTGTTCTTCAGATCATTGACCCGCATCGCCCCGTCAGTCGCAAATCGGTTAAAAGAGTTTGCCGCACTTGAAGCCGCGTTCGCCATCGTCGGGAACATTCGCTGTGCCGTGGGACTTTGTGTCGCAGCAGCACCGCCGGCCCCTGCACCGGCTACGGTGCCTGCCGCAGCGGCATTACCGGCAAAATACGCCGGCAGGCTGCTAACTGGCGTGGCGGCCAACGTGGGCGCGGCGGCAGCGACACCACCGGCCGCAGCCCCAGCTGCAGCACCAATACCCATAGCAGCCTGACCGGCCCGCATTAAACCTTTTTCGCCGCGCTCGTAATTACGCTGTTTTGTAAACGGGTTGTACCAGCGGTCTAAAACATTGCCGTAGGACTGCATAAAACTAGGGTTCGTGCTAGCCGACGGTTTAGAACCCATTGGCTTGGGGCTCATTGGATTAGGGCCTTGAAGAGGCTTAGAGCCGCTGGTAATTAATCCGCCGGCTGGGCCAGCGGCTACTTTTTCTGCTACAAACCGCCCAAACGAAAATGCATTCATGGTGTTGTTCCGCAATTGTATTACAGTTTGTATATCAGGTTGACACGCAACGGCACGAAGTTACGCGGGGGCAAAGTCACAGTATAGCATTCCGCGCCCCGCCAAGGGACCGTATCAGCAGCCGGATTACTTAGCATAACCCGTGTCCGTTTTGTACAGGCAAAATTTGCGGTGCTTGGCCCGACGATACTCAGCCACCATCTTGCGTACTTGTAAATTACAGCAATGATAGTCCATGTAATGACCGAATACAATGTGGCAAGGATCTTTGCACAGCGTCAGTAAATTGTCTGGGTCCAGTTCACGCTTCGGATCAAAACTCACCGGGATCACATGGTGCACGATTAAATTTTTCGTTCTCCCGCAGGCTTGGCAGCACGGCTCTTTCGCTAGATGTGCTTTCCGCACAGTAAGCCACTCACCAGCCCGTTGTCGCTGAGCAAGGATGTACCGCGGACGCCAAGACATCGGTATCCGCTGCCACAACCATGCCAGGACGTTTTTCATGGCGGAACCTTTGTGCTGCCTTTTACATGCTTCGGCTCATAAGGACAATTAACGCATCGGCGACCACAACAGGATTTCTTGGCCAATAAAACTTCGCGGGGCAATGGCTTGTATTTTCCCATTATTTCAAGGCTTGCGTAAAGTGCTGCTCGTAGGCTGAATAAATTTCAGCGTACGCCACACCCCACGCCGCATCATGAGATAACTTGTTGAACTGCTCGTCAGTCGTGGCGGAATCCAGCCGATGATTCCAAGCCCGTGCGTGGGCCCATTCGTGAACCAGCACGTCCATGGCTTTGTTTTCATCCAATCGAGAGTCGATCTGGATATGAAACTGTTTGCCCGTCTTCCAGCACCGACCCTCAAGCCGCGACGGAATTCGCAGGCGCCGGACTGAGACAGGGAAGCCGGCCGCAAACTTGGTCTTGAGCAGCCGCAACAATGCGTGATAATTCTTGTACCGTGCCGCCATACCGCAGTCCTCCCTGACTGACGCTGTAGGCGACATCCATGCCGCCGGAGCGTTAATTATAACTGGGAGGGCGTCGCTTGTCGGCCTGCCTTTTGGGCGGCGGCTTTTTGCTGTAAAAATGGGATGTTAATTTTGCTCAAATCTGGCTGAAGGTCTTTTAATGCTGGCAACGACCAGGACTCTTCATCCTCCGTGCCGCCCGACTCATTGTTTTCTGGCTTTGTCACTGGTTTACGGGTCGCCCGGCGGAGCACGCGCTTTTTCGTCTTTTTGACCTTCCCTGCCGCCGGTTTCCGTTTTCGACGGACCACCTTCTTCACGGCTTCTTCCTCGGCGGTCTGGTTGTTCATGGCACCGAGCACCCGCTGATACAGTTTTTTACCCAGTGCATTGCCGCCGTAAATACCCAAGGCGGGCAAGCCAGCATGTAAAAGCAAGTTGGCAAGACCCGGATCTTCAATTCTGTTATCGAACTTAGATATCAATTTACGTGCGTGGCCGGCCGCGGTGTTGCCGCCAAAAAATCCAAGGCCGGCGCCGGTGCCCGCCGCGAAGTTTTCTGGATTCTTGGTCAAACCGCCATAAGCAGCCCCAAGCAGGGCCGACGCGCCGAGTGCCCGAGAACCCTGCACAAGTGGATTCTTCGTGACAGCGGCTTGGTCTTTAATATTGCTGAATGTGGGTACGCCGCCGATGACGCTGTTGTGAATATAGTTGATATACCCAGGCACGCCTTCATACACGACGTGCGGCAACGAGTCTTGAAAAAACGTTTTAGTTTGAAAACGCAATTTATCGGCCGTCGTAGCGTTGGGGTGTTCTTTCGCATACCGGGCTACCTGCATGCTTAGGCTCGGCCAGTTGTCCTCGTGAAAAATCCAGTTCTTGCCGTGCCGATGAAAGTGCATGCCGGTATACGGATGCCGTAACGTGCGGAATTGCGTCTGCCCGCGCTCTGGCACGGCGACATACGACGGCAAAAACCCAAGTGCTTTCAAATCTTTTTCAGCAAAAGACGACGCTGGTAAAAAACTTCGCGGCAACGAGCCGATCATGTCAGAGGAAATATCTGGTGTTTTGCGGTGCTTCATTAAGGAGTTTAATAGCGTTCGGCGCGTGGCCTCTATCTGTGCAGCACGTACTGGAGGCCGCGGGACTTCTGTCGCATACGCCTTAAACACGCTATCTAAATCACTTCGGGACGGTTTAATATCTCGGCTATTCAGTCGTTGCGGTAATTTTGATAGCCAGCCTGCAGCGCCTCGGGCAGCAGTTGCTGTTCCCCGGGCGGCGTCGCCCATTGTGTTCTTTGCGTCGCCGAACGCCTCCATGGCGTCAGCCGCTTTCTCGGCAAACCACGTAGCAACGCCGGCAACGGGATCAATGTAATTTGAGTTTTTCACGCTACCCTCTTCGCGCAGGATCTTGCGGAAGACTTCGTTCAGGCGTTCTTTATCAGCAGTTAAATGCTCTAACACTTCATCACCTGTGCGTTCGCGTTGGTAACCCATCAGTTTACCCAACCACGACGGATCTTCAGAACTAGAGATATACCGCTGCACGGCGACGTTCTTCAGTTCTTCGGGCAAGTCTTGATGGCTGTCAAATCGTAAACCCCGGCCCTTGGCTTGTTGGCTGCGAGACTCGTGCCAGTGCGGGTCTAACAGCTGTATTAAACTCGTGCCCTTGGTGGAGATACCCTCGGCTGCGGCTGGGCCTAACAGCAATGCCCGCAGTTTGCCCTCGTTGTAATCTTTGAGGGCCTGCTGGCGTTGCTTTACCGGAATGCTACCGTGGAAAATACCGTGCGGAATCTTGGCTTTCTCTAACGCCGAACTGTATGGCTTCAGGCCAGAGTCAATAAAGTTGGAATAAATGATGGCTTTTTTACGGGGGTCTGAGTCCAGCACGCCTTGCAGGTTTTTCATGGCCGTCTGTAACTTGGACGATTGCCCGAACGCGCGGCCTGGATCTTTGTCATATCGAAATGGCTGCGTAGACAACGAGACTTGGCGAAGGCCCGTGAGAAAACTATTTAACTTGGCCAATTCATCGCGGGACATGGGAAACTCTTTGTCGAGTTTCCAGAGAAAGCCCGGCGGGATCTTCGTACGAATGGCTTTCTGAATCTTTTGCTGGTCGGGCGACAGGGGCACGCGAATGACTTCTTCATTCACGTTGACGCCTTCTGGAGTCTTACTGGGCTGATAATCAATCTTGCCCCGTAGCAAACCCCGTAACTGGTCTTCGTTCTTGACAACTCCTCGCTCACCAGGCGCCACACCGCGAAACCAATTGACCACGCCGGGGTTCACACTCTCGTAGTCAATAAAACGCTTCTCAAAGTCTTCGGGCGTAATGTTCTTGTTGTGCAGCATGCCCAGCAAGTTAGCCAGGTCACTCGGCGAATTCGTGACGGGCGAGCCAGTCAGTAGCAGCAAGTTTTTGGCATTCCGGGCTACGCGCTTTGCCGCCTGACCACTAGCCGACCCAGGATTCCGCAACCGGTGGGCTTCGTCCATGATGACCGTGTCGGGCTGCTCAGCGAAGTTCTTGCCTAACGCCAGCCCCGTATACGACATGATCTCTGGGCTTGAGTTCGTAGTGAACTTGCCTACTTCTTTTTCGAAGTTGCCCTTGAGTGCCGCCGGGACCACGATGCCGTAATCGTCTTTGTATTTCTTCTTGGCCGCCTCAGCAGCAGCAATCGCCGAGAGCGACTTGCCAGAACCCAGCCCGTGATACACCAGCAAGCGCGACTCGTCGTTCGTTACGCGGTCTGCAATGCGTTGCTGATGGTCCTGCAGTTTTATGTCAGGATTAAGATCGGCTGTTTTGAGAATTGACGGTGATGGCGCGAGAGACGGATAGCCCGCTGTTTCGCGAAACTTTTTGAGCCGGGCTGCCAGCAACTCTTTTTGTTTTTGACTCCGCAACCACGCCTGCGAGATCAACGCTAAGTCCGTCATCTCTTTGTCGATATTACCTTGCGTCGACAATGCCGTTTGCGTGTCGGTCAGGTGCTGCGGCAATGCAGCTAAAAGGTGGGCCCGGTCACTCCACTTAGGGGCAAATTTAGTCAGGTCATTGGCTTGCTTTTGTGCCACGTACTTTTGCATCGCCTTGGCCTTGTAGGCGTCCAGCATCTCAGTCGTGGCTTGGCTCTGATCGGGTGCTACTAACTTAGCTGGATCGACGCCCCAATTCCGTAAGGCCCAGCCGCGGCGGGGTGTGGGGCTTTTTTTAAACGGGCCGCCGTGGCGAGCTTTAAAACTCAGCCAGCGTTTGATCTGCCTGTCGTCCTCGCCTTGAATCCTGCGCCCAGACGAATAACGCTTGTACCACTGAGCCCAGCCCTTGGGGTCGTGCTCGCTGATCCATTCGGGCTTCCAGGCCCCAAGACTGGCTAACCGCGGACCTTGGCCCCGGTAGAGCGAGTCGTACACGCCGAGGTTCTCTAATTGCTCGGGTGTGTAATCAGGTTGGAATTGGGCGTGCAGGTCGTCGGACATCAGGCGGCCTTTTTCACGGATAATACGACGGCACACAGGCCACAGGCGGCTGACGCCAACCCGAGGAATCTCGCCCATGTGTACACGTCAATATACCATGAAAAGCCCAGCACGACTGCCATCGACCCTACAATAAACGCCAAGATGTAGCGTTTAAAGTAATACAGAGTTAACGCCACGGGGCCGCACAAAAAAATCGAGCAAAATACGCCCACCATGAGTGTGACCATCACAAGCGTGGTTAAACTTTCCATTTATTTCTCCGCCACGTCAGGCCCTAGGGTTGTCTGACCAAGAATAAACCGCTCGTGCTTTTCAATCTGCTCGGCAATCCAGTCTGTGTACAGGCTTACGCGTGTAAACGCTGCTTCGTCGCCGTAGGTGCCGTCTGGCTTTTTATCTACGGCCATTAAGAACGAATTAATACCGGCTAATTTGTTGCCAATGAACATGCCGCCCCCAGAGTCCCCAGGTGCAATCATGAACTCCAGCGGGAACCTGTCATGTGTCACGCTCGGAGTGCAAATCAGAATCGTGCGTTCGCTGGAATCAATGCGGTTGTGGCCGGCTCGTTTCTTATTGTCGTCAAAGACATGGCCGGTGTGAAACGTACCGCGGCGGCCATAACCAGCAATTGTGGCGGCCTTGCCTGTCTCATCTAAGTCTTCATATAGCGGTATGTAAAAGGGCAACTCAAATGGCTTCGCCGAGTAGCACAGCGCAATATCGTGAAAGCCAAACTTCTCGTCTTCAAACAAGTGATGAATAATGACCTTGTCGACGGGGTATTTAATTTTGTCGTCTGTTTCGGCGACGGTAAGCGTAGCCCCGTGCACAACATGGGCCGCCGTTAGCATCCAGTGCGGCTTGATGACGACCGCAGAACCCACCTGGAATTCAACGTCAGGTGATATGTCGCTGTCTGGTTTCGGAACCAACGAGAGCGTTTCAATCTGCTCAGGATCTTTGTCGAGAACTAGGGTGCGAAGGCGGACGACAGTAGGAAAACTTTTACCGAACTCGAGATATTTTTCGTCAGGTGTGTTGGGATCGATCGTGCCCGCTAGCGCTCTATGCAACGTTAGTGACAAAATCAAAAACGTAATAAGTCGTCGAAATAGTTCGTATCCGTCCATGGGATGTTTCTCCTGCTATACATATAGCCCCCGAAGTAACCCGTCGGATTTATTTTACACCACGCTGTTATTCACAACACTACGCCCAGGTTCTCGTCACTTGGGCGGATAGCCCATCCTGCATCAGTAAAATTTCTTGTTTTTGTCGAAGTAAACTTTCTTAAAACGCGCCCATTCTTCTTTTACCGGGTCCCATTTGAAACCGCGGGCGAGTTCTTCTTTTGCCACCGCAGGGTCAACGGCTTGACCAGCACGGACCCCGACGGTAGGCGGACTAGCAATCCACTTGCCGCTATCGTCTTTCATTTGATTCATGTACTCGTAAAAATCGTCATTTCTGGGGCCGGCAATCAAAGTTTTTTCTTCAAAGGTTTCATCGAGTGTACGCGGATGTATTTTATTGATCGTGCTATACACCGGATTTTTTATGCCTTTCTGGGGCATGCGCCGTGCGTAACGTTCAATTTCTTTAAACCGAGCAAAGTCTCGTTTCGTGTGGGTCGGTGCTTGACCAATAATCGCGTCACGCCAGTCTAAAGAACGATAGTCTGGCATAAGTGCGTCTTCTAATTTGTATTTAAGCGCTAATCCCAGCCCGGGAGTTTTGTACTCAGCAAGTCCGCCGGTTAAACCGCCGGCGCCAGCACCAATCAACGCGTTACGCAGCCGATGCTTTTTAGATGTCAAAGCCCCGGCACCCGCGCCGACCGCGGTACCTGCTAACGGCAATAGCAAATTTGGTGCGACCATAGGAGCACGCAAACTTGAAGCGATTTTCTGCCCAAAAGAATATGGTGTCATGTTTTTACTTCACGCGTGGGGATCACCGGGGCCCATCGGTCCGTCGTTGGACGACGCATCAAAATCAGACGCGTTAGGGAAGCGAATATCAATCGGCCTGTCGGGTCCGAACTGCGGCTTCGGCGGCGGCATCCGCAAGGCCGGCGCTTTAATACGCTGGCCAATCGTCCTAGCCTGCCGGTCAACGCTTTGACCCATCGGTGTTAACTTAGCCACATTGTCGCCACGAGTCAGTTCAGCCTTTGATTTGCCGGTAAACAATCCGCGGGCAAAGTTGTAGGCGTCATTCGTAGCGTTCGGTGCATACTGATCGGCTGCGACGCCGCCAGCACCGCCCAAAAGACCGCCGCCTAATGCACCACGCAGCATAGCCGCCAAACGGCTTCGGGGCTGCTTGCTCATCAGCCGGCCCTCATCGTCATACTCTTCTTCAGAGCCAGGGGCAGCGAAACCATACAGGCCGCCCAGTGCAGCACCTAAGCCAGCACCCGGAAGAACGTTCGAGCCAAACTTATAAGCAGCGGTCTTTTCTTTTTCTTTCACGGCTTTCTCCTTTGATGTATTCACTCAACTAGTTTACACGTTCGTTGGCTCTGTACCGTCTAAATACAGCGTGCCGATGATATTTGCCGATACGCAGCAACCCCCCACGTCGCCGTTTTCTTGCGGGGCTAATATTTCTTGAGGCGTTTCATTTGGCACCCAGACCGGAGCACTTTGCATAGACATGGCATTAGCGGCTGGGCGCTCTGCTGTTTCCATAAAATGTGCCTTAAATGTTTCGTTTGTCTGGCACAGCCGATAACCCATGTCAAGCAAAGCGCCAACCGATACATTTGTTCGCACATTATTATTGCGATCATATGACATGAGTTCGCCAGGCACGCCGGGTAGCCAAGATTGGCAGTTTGTAGACGCGTGCTCCCAGTGCAAACCAACAGCCCCCGACAGGCTGTAAGGCCATACCGAAAGTAACGGGATGTGAGTAAAAACGCGCCTATCAAGCGAGTTGCGTAATCGCACGTGTTCTTGATAGCCGATGAGTGCGTTTTTAAAAATTGTGCCAGAAAGAAGATATTTGCTAGGGCACCACGTCGGCTGTGTTACGCCGGTATTCCACGTAGACGATGAGCCAATACCCAGCGCATGCCCCAACTCATGCGCCAGTACCGCAGTACTTTGGGTGTACGCTAAATTTCGAGTAATCATACACGAGACAGGCACAACATAACCGCCACTTGCCGTAACAATTAGGGCGAAGCTGGCCGCGCAGTTTGCTGCCCAGTACTGGCCCGGCTCATTCGTATCTTGGCTGCTGATAACAACGCCAGAAAAACTAAGATAACCCGCTAACGCGGTATACACGGCAGCCGGTAACGCTACTACGGTATTCCAGTAGCCGCCGGCACTTATGTAATCCCGTTTAAGTTGCGCCGCGCTGGAAGGCATCGCGTTAATGTTTACAAAATTCCAAAGTGGTCGTGGCACGATGTTCGTAAACGTCTGCAGCGGTTGCCCGTAACCAGAGAATTTACCTGCGTTCACGCCCAGGCCTAAAAACGACGGAACAATTCGGAAGTCATACGATCTGTTATTTTCCAGCGGTGCCCCGGCATGTGACGTTACATCAATCCAGGTTGTCTGCGGCGGCACAGTTCTAAGGCGAGTGTAAATCGCAGCCTGATCATTTGCCGCAGGTGATATTCGCGAAAAAATGTCATAGCCACTAAAGTTGGACGGCATCGGGGCATTCGGCGCTTCCCACGCGAGCAGAACGCGCTTATCCCCGTGATGCCAACGTGCGTTTCTAGGTCGGCTAGAGAACGACATAGATTTACCCTGCGAGACAAACAAACCAGCGCCGGTATCTTGATATGGGCCGATGTGCAAGTGCCCGGGAGCCGCACCGACGTTGACATTATTTAATTGCATTCCACTGGGGTAATTGAAGTATTGCAGGCCTACTTCAAGTGAAATCGAATTTAAATTGAAAGCCCGCATACGGCCAGGAGTTCGCCAGCCAGAGTTGTAGTACGCATTTTCAAGGCAGTAGATTAAGCCGTTCTCGTCAAGGCCGACGCCGGTCACATTGCCGTTAAAATTTTTCTTCCCTACGATATCGTTTGACGTGCAGTTAATTACAAACAACGAGCCATTTTTCATGGTACGAATTGGTGTGCCGGACGAATCATTTGCAATAATCTCTTCAGGGTTATTGCGTCCGCCAGCAATCAGAAGATTTCTCGCCTCGGCCAGGCTCAGATACAGCCCGCGTGTTTTGCCGTAGCCATACACGCCGTCTGAGGGCAGCACAATTGTCGATACGCCTGTGCCGGCCGCGCCTCCGCTAAACGCCGTTGCTAAGTTAATGACTTTAATGCCGGCGTCTTCGGTTGCTACATAAAGCCGATTCAATGCTTTATGCACGCACACGTCGTACAGAGCTACGCCCAGATCAATTGAACCTACGATCTGTTTCGTTGCCACATTAATGGCTTTGATTGTGCCGTAATTTCTTTCTGTGACATACAATATGCCTGTCGCTGTGTTGTACGACACACCGCTATACAACTCAGTGCGGCCGGCTGTTTTAACGTCAATTGTGTCGGTTACAGCCGAAGTGGCTACGTCAACGATAGAAACAGTCCCGTCTCCGCTATTGACGACAAAGACTTTTTGATTGGGCTGATTTACCCCGTCGGCGCCAATGACGCCTTCCAGTGTTGTCGTCATGCCGCGAAACGGCGGATACGCATCAGAGCCACGGCCAACAGTGATGGTCGTGCCGCCGGTCCAACTCAAAGTTGTTCCGCCGCGCCGAACAACCAACGTGTTCCCGGTTAAAGGAAGTTGGTACAGCCGGTGCGGCAACTGGTCGATTGTCGTACCGGCAGGCAACGAAGGCCGCGTGATGTGCTTGGTCGTAACAATAGGGAGCACAGTATTTATCGGCGGGTTCGGCAGTTGCGCCGAGTACATTGGATAGTGCCAGACAACATTGCTACTGAGCGTGTATCGGGTTGTAAATCCGGCACTGGTTGGTGGTTCTTCACCGACGTTGGTGCCTACCATCACCCACGGCCCCATTATTGTCGGTTGCGTGGGCTCGCTGAACGCCGCAAGTAATTCACCTGGCCGAGGATTCGTGCTTGTTACCGGCGGCGTGTATTTACGCTGTACAGCAAAAATGTAATTTGTGAAGTTCTGCAGTCCGCTGACCAAAGTACCCTCGTTGGAGACTATAGCGTTGCGGACAGCCAGCCGCCATGGCTTTGACAGCGCTGTGGTGTAGTAAATATCTGCAAGCGTCACAGGCGTCCGGGCTGAATAATAACCGTCGCCGCCCGTAGGGCCTGAAACCCAGCGAACGCGTATGCCGCCAGGGGCAGGCGTAGCCGTTACGTTTGTAGCCGGTGAAAGGCTCGCCGCTAGCGGGGCCACTTCAATCGGGTCGCTATAGTTGTTGCCGCACTCGCTGTTACGGGAGACGCGCACTCTGTACGTCGCCGGTTTGCCATTGATGGTTTTCGCCCAAAGTCGTAATCGCACGCCAAGACCCGGCGTTATGAAGGTGCCGCCTATGTTCGGCGGATTTGGAATTACATTGCCGCCAATGACCTCCGCGTCTAACCACGTATTGGGCAGCGCCGGATCTTCGTACCAAACGCGATATGACTTGATGTCTTCAGCAATAGGCTGGTCAGGCGGTAACCACGTGAGGTCAACAGCGTTCAATAACGAAAAAGTGTTCGACCAGCGCGGCTTCGAGGGGGGAACACTGCACGGCGGCGGCGGAAGTGAACTTACGGGAGTCAACGGTACAGTCCAAACTGGCACTTCGGGAGACAATGCGCTTTCAATTTGCACGTCTTCGTTGTCGATCACAGCGCTCACGGCAGCGTACTGCAGCAGCCGCTCGGGCCAGCCTTGGCTAGACGTGCGTTCTGCCATCAGCGTCCAGCCAGCCGGATATGCCGCCGGATTAAAACTGGCGGTTGAACTGCAGTCTGCTAATGTTGGCGCGTAAAAACCGTTGCACTCAACATTAAAATTGACGGCTGCGATATAGCTGCTTCCGGCATACTGCACGATGTCATTCACGCTGTAAGATGTCTCTGCGTCCCATTCGCCACGAGCGGGGTACAGCAATCCCATGTCGATAAGGTCGGCTTCCGCGACAGTATCGTGCAGGGTGTACGCAGTCGTTGACGGTAAACGCTTATAGACTTTGTAATGCGTGGCACCAGGCACAGCCGTCCACGTGGTACCCAAGAACTCAACAGACGTAATTGTCGGGGCAGCAATAAAGTCAGACATAAGCCATCCTTGCTAAAGATTGGGTTTCAATTAGTTGCGGGCTTGGGCAACTAACTGCCCAAAGGCAAACGCGCTGAGTTTCTTCATCATGGGCTGCGGAACTGCCTTCATCGGCGGATTCTTTTGCTCAGCCGGTGCGGTCGCCGAATCTGGTTTCCGCGGCGTGCCCTGCGAACCCTGCCAGTTCTTAGCCGTCGCATCAGACTTCGGCAACGTACGGGAACCAATCAAGCCACCCGGACCAGTCTTTGAGTAATCAAAGCCTTTCCAGTTTTCGTTTCCCGCGCCCATCTTATTGAAGATGCCTTTGTTTACAGGGGCTGGTACGGGTTTCGGGGCAGCTGCTCCAGGTTGCGGCACGCCAACTGGAGACGTTGCAGGCTTGGGCTGGAACATGCTACTGAAAATGCTGGGTTGCTGGTTCTTCGGTGCCTGGCCCGCTTGTGCCGCTGCGGCTGCACCCAGAGCTAACGGCGCCCGGCGGCCAGCAAAATTACCGCCTTCTTTGTTCATGCCAAATTCGCCCGGCGTGCATTGCTTGTGCGACTCATACACTTCCTTGGGCTTTCCGCCTTCAACGCTTTCAGCGGCTTCGTAAACTTTGGCGGCTTTGGTTAACAGTTTGGGATCGATGGGCATGGTAGTTCCTTTTTTTAGATGTCAGACGTTTCAGTGTACTAAATATTGCAGATACTTTGCGACAGATTCTGGCTCCGGCTTTGGTTCTTTCTTCGGCGGCTCAACATACTTGTCATGTAAGTTGTTATAAATCCCGGCCGTTACGGCACCAGCTAAGGCGATCGGTGCCTTGCCCGCGATAAAGTTTACAAACTCATGGTTGCCGGCATTTTCGCTGGCTGTTTGCAGTTTCCAGCCGGGATAGCCCCCCAAAAGCAACCCACCGCCCGTCGAGGCCAGGGCAGTACCGAGCAGACGGCCCATAGACGCGCCAGCTTGTTTCTGTGCATACGTTGCCAGGCTTGCTTTAAACAGGGTGGCCGCACTGCATTTGCAATTCCATTTCCGCAGTGATTTGTTAATCCGCGAATCAGGATCTTTCTTGGTTTTAGCACCAGTGTTTACGCGCTTCATGCCGCACATGCGTGAGCAGAACGAGTTTTGCCGCTTGTCTCGTTCGCCTTTAGGATTGGACTCTGTGACCGGGGCTTTGAGATTGCCACCGGTAGCGTTGTTGTAACTCGCCCGGCCCTTGGCGTTCAGGCCGCCTTCTTCGTTCTTGCCAGCACTGCGTTGCCAGGCTGGAGTGCCAGCACTCTTCATCCGCTCGTCATAGTCTAGGTCTTCAGGATCAGGGATGTTGGAATTATCAAGACTCATCAGCCACGCCAGCACCTCGTTATTGTTAGCCTGTTTCTTGAGGCCGTAGCATGAGCCATTCTTTTGTCGGCACGAGCACGACGCAGGGCAGGTGCATTCGTTTACTTTTTGGCCACAGCCGCAGGAGCACTTCTGGGCGGCCATCTTCGCGCCCGGAGCATTGGCTGTTCCTAAAGACGCATTGCCATTGAATGCACCGGACATCGAGATCCCGCCAAAAGAGTTGATGGGATTCGACTGGGGAGAGCCGCCCTTACCATTCACAGAAGGCAGCCCGTTTTGCTGGGGCTGTGGCGGCTGGGCTTGCTGTGGTGCTGCAGGCTGGGCTGGGGCAGGAGCCTGTGCCATACCAATAGGGGGAGGAATATTCGCCGAGGGCATAGCGTATCGCTTGACGTTAACATTTTGCGGCACACGGACGGCATCTCGGGCCGCTTCTCTTGCCCGAGCATCTTCAATCATCTGTTGAATTCTCGGCGCCAAGACAGCCGCCAACTTATTTACAAGCGGTGTTTCTTGCATACTTGGCGGAGTGGCTGTGGCGTTCTCCGTGCGGGACTGCCCAATACTGCCCTCATCTTCCGCCTCTGGTTTTGGCGCTTTCTCAATATGTTTTTCACCTGCAGAAGACGGTTCATGACCCGTTGGCATCACGATATGTTCCATCTTTGAGTTAGCTAACTTCGTGCCGAGGATACTTTCAGATGTATAAACCTGGTTTTGGGCATTTGTTAAATTATTTCCGATTGCAGCCCGAAGAACTGCGAAAACATCGGCTTTTTTCATGGTTTCATCCTCGGAATTAACTTTAGCGTACATGGGCAGGTTTTTATTTGATTCTGGATAGTCCTTGGCCCACTTCTTAGCGAGTTCGGGATGCGTAGCCCAGAGGTAACGGCGCTGCTTTTCAGACCTAAACGGCATGACTGTATTTCCCAAGCTAGAGTGCCGCCATTTTCGCAAATACAGCGGGAAAAGAAAAGGGAGATGTTATAGTTAGTTAAAAGGAGTTACCAATGAAAGTGCTTAGAATGTTATTGGTGGCCCTGATAGCGAATGTCTGTGGGGGCGGGGAATCGCTGGTTGTGTTCAGTGCCTCGTGGTGCGGTCCTTGCCAGCAATTTAAACAAGACCTCGTTGAAGATCCCGAACTAATAGCCGGCTACGAAATAGACGTTATTGACGTAGATCTGCTCCCCGATATGGCTGCAGACTTTACTGTTAAATCCTATCCCACGTTTATTGTTGTCAAAGTAGACGACGACATATTAAAGCCAGAGAATGAAATCCGGCGCGAAATCGGGTACACAGGGCCAGGGAAGTTTAAACGCTGGCTGCTGCGAAACCGCTGATAGCTAAAAAAAACCGCCCAAGTGTTAGTTGGGCGGCGGTGGTTAGTGGTGCCGTAGTGCTTACTTCGCCACCACGGTTTTTCTCAGATCGACAATTTGCTGCTGGAGGTGACCGATCTCCAGAAACAACTTGTCAATTAACTGCCGGTCACGTTCACTCCGATCAATCAACTGAAGGATAGCCCTAGTAGCCGTCATCGGTGTGTGCCGAGTGTGGCCCGTAATCACGTCCACACCGCACCACTCAATCATATTGTTAGACATGCATATGTCTCCTGTGATGGTTAAGGGGCCTCATAACATATGCCAGGTTTTTACCCGTTATTTAACTAATCGTTGATAGCTAAAAAAAGGGGTGAGCACACGTGACGCCCACCCCAATCGAAGTTTAACCGCTTCGACGGCTGCCGCTTACGCGGACGGGATCTGCTCCAGGGCAGCTTCCACCCGGCGAAGATGCCGAAGCATCTCTTCCTTGCGGATCTCTGCCCGCCGCTCGGCGGCTGCGAGTTCGTTGGCAAGGATTTCGTGGTTCCGGCTGAGATTGACGATATCCCGTTTGAGCTCGTCCATCTCGGCTGCGACGGCGTCACTGCCGAAAAGAATGGCCGCGCATCGTGCGAGGCGATGCACCGCGACTTCCGCCAGATTGACGAAGTCGTGGCTACGCCGCCTTACGAATCCGATCGTCTCCTCGCGGCCGAAGACGTACGTTGCGACCCATATGGTCGCGAGCACCCACCACGCCAGGCACGCCATCGGGATCAGCGTATCGACAATCGACTCGACCATGGGATCGTCCTCCACAAGGCACCGAGCTAATCTGTTGTTAACGCACAACAGAGTCCGCTTTTGGGATTCGAACCCATAGCCCCACAGGTTGCCCTGCTGGCTCGCGGAAAGTTCCTGTACGGCAGACTTACGTCCACCGCGTCGAGTTTCAAAACTTCGCTGGCGTGTAGGAATCCACGCTGCGCAAGTCCGTCCCTCGACTCCGATGTGAACAAGGTCTTACCCTTGCCGTGCGTTCCGCTAAAATTGATCGATTCAGCGTTCCGTGGGAACGACTTATGAACCGGCCACTTTAAACGGTGAATTCTGCGGAAGTACAGAATCCAGCACAATTTGCCAATGAGCACTCTTCGGTTCGACACCCCGTGGGAGTGACTTACGAACCTAGCTCACCAACAAACTCACGTTGCTCGTCACCGCATATAAGAAGCGGCAGCGGCTTCTGCCCGGCTTGTGACCGGATACAGAACACCGCAGCGACGAACCGCCTACTAACTAACTTGCGTTAGCGTTCGGTACACAGGCGCTCTAGAACAGCACGCCCATGTCGGGAAAAACGCTCTTGGCGTTTTCGCGGTGGTGATTCCTCACACACCCCATACACGAATTGTGCTTTAAGCCGCACAGCCTTGTATGACAGGCTAGGCCGTTGAGAGTTTCACTCAACCCCTCCCTTTTTAACGTGGCTAGGTCCCCCACGGATGACACCTAGGGTGCCCTCATTAGATATGCCGTGATTTATGCTGTTATTTAGATACCCGCTGATAGCTAAGAAAAACCGCAAGCGCGGGGCTTTCGCCCTGCAACTTTTGGTTTCTCCCGCAGCGGGCGGATTAACGACCGAACTTGTCGATCGCCGCCGCCTTGGTGATCCGGTCCGCCATGATCACCGTGCCGACCTTGGTGAACATGGGCCAACCGCCCACAACCTCGTCGAGCACGTGGGCCTCGCGGAGCGCCTGCAGCAGCGGGAACGGAATCAAGATCAGATCCACGTCCCACGACTCCTGCAGGTCGGCGAGTGCCCGCATCACCACGTAGGTGAGCACGAACACCGGCTTCACCGCCATGACCGTACCGGCGACGTTGTGGAGAGGCCCAGCCCACGGCGTCTCCGCGTCTTTGCGGTCCATCGACAGCACCTTGCTCCGCTCCTCGTCGCAGGCCGGCAGAACCGACCCGTCGACGAAGTTGAAGGGGTGCGGCGAACTGAAGTTCGCCACCCTGAGCCCGTTGCTCAGGTTGATGACCGGGGCCTCGATCAGGGTGCCCAGAACGCCATCGGAAGAAAGGATGGTCGCGTTCATACTCTGCCCTCCTTAAGGCAAAGGCCGGATTCTGCCGGCACAGGATGTCACCGCGTGTCAGTACACACCAACAGCTAACGGCTCCATCATTAGATATGCCGTAATTTATGCTGTTATTTAGCACTGCCTGATAGCTAAAAAAGGGGCCCAAGGGCGGCCCCGAAGTCATTTACTTTTTAGCTTTGGCCGCACCCTTAGCGGGTACTGGCGGCAACGCAGATACGCGGGCTATGACCTCGACTACGTCACCGAAGTCGAGGCGACCTAGAACATCGCGCGTGAGCGGCGTGTCGTACACAATTTTGTCATCACGCAGAATGGCAATTTCAAACAAACCTTTTTCATTGCCATACGAGAATTCATGCCAGACGATGGACACGCCATAACCGTTGGCAAATTGCAGTGTGCGATGATACGCATTGCGATCGTGTCGTTCGAACTTGTCTTCAACGATCATGTTTTCTTAAACCTGTGCCACTTGTGCTTGCAGTCGGGGCATTCCCAATAAGCCACCCCGTCATAGTACCCGCGAATCTCAACGCCAACGATGCGCGAGAAAGACTTTGGCTTTTCTTTCGTCCAGCCATAGTTATTCGCGTGCTGCTCGATTTCTTCGTCTGTCTTGTCTTTCCAGAAAGCGTCGCCATTAGCACGCATATCTTTAAAGACTTCGAAAATATCGCCGTCGCTCCAGTTAGCGTCGCACTCGGGGCATGTGCCTTGGAAATCAGGAAGGTCTGTGTTTGGCTCAAGCGTAGCGCGGGCCATAAGTTCTTTCCTTGTCGTACGTAGGTCGAACAGCAGGCGAATAAGTTCCGACGGGCAAAGGTTTATACCTGTGTCTGTCGGCTGCTGCTGAAGAATATCGATCCATGGTTCGAGTTTGTCAACGACTGCCATAAACCTCCGAGAAAAAGAAAAGCGCGGCCCGAGAATTGCACCCGAGTGGTTTAGGTATCACTATCCAACGTATAACCCCGTTGGCAACCGCACCATTCTTTCAGGCAGCGGTTTATCGTAATAGGTTATCCCTTCCAGTCACTAGACGCGCGCATAAACAAGTGGACCCGGCGGGAGTCGAACCCGCGTCCGGAGAAGTGCCCAGTTAAAACATCTACGTGTGTATGCCATTATCTTTCACCAACGGCCAATGCTATCCGCACACTTAGCGGAGTCACGTGGACTACCACGATCTCGTCCGATTACTTTGCCGGACCGACGCAAGTGACTTATCACTATCAGCCTGATTGGGCGATGAGGTCCAGGCAACCCCACAAGCCACCTAACCGAGGTCAGGCAGCGAGGGCCGGAGCATAAGCGCCAGCTAGAAACTTAATCGAGTTTTAACGCGGCCTCTCGATCAACCGCGACACGCAGTCAGAACCTTCTTCCTCCCGTCGATACCAGTACGGGCCCGTTTTAAGTGGCTGGTTGAGCAGGCAACCATTTAACCAAGCCCAACACCTAGCGAATGCGTTGGCACCACTTAATTGACCCCACGGGGACTCGAACCCCGGTTACAGCCGTGAAAGGGCCGTGTCCTAACCGCTAGACGATGGGGCCGTCGAAAGGGCGGGTGCCGCAGCCTTGGGCCAACTGCAGCACCCGCCCAGAACGACCTGTGAAAGTGTGCGCGACCGAGTTCCCCGATCCTTACGCTTCACAGGTTTGCTATTCAATGATAGCGTACACAAGCAAACCAGCCACGTCGACCTCGGGCAATCCCGATGTCACGAGCCGGCCGTGTTCCCCAGTAGCAGCAGTTCCGTTTGGCTGCTTCGGGAGAACTGGAGGAGTAGCCCACGCCTTCATACCCTCCGGTAGGATTGCCGTAATGGCGACACTGTCCGTCGGCCGCCATTCGCTCGGCAACGCCTTGGGCGGTGGTCGTCGTGTAAGCAGAACACTTACCGTTCGAACACACCGGGCTTTGTGCCTGCACGCTCACACTGCACAGACAAAGAATCGTAAACAGAACGGAACGCATACAACCTCCTTGTTGCCCATCAGGGATGCGCCTGATGTCAGAAAAATGAAACCCCGCACCGGGCAGCAGATTACCGGCGGTAGCCAGTAACCTTCTCTACCTCTGCCTTGTTTTCAATTAACAGCCAAGTCTTTGGCCGATCATCGTCAACACGGCTGAATTGTTGAAACTCCTCTTGTCTGTAGCAGTACGCTGCAGCCTCAAAGAGCCCATTATCAACGACACAGACGACGGCACAGTCTTGGCACGCGGTCAGAGCCTTTTCAGCTTCAGACTGCGTGACAACAATGCCACCGAGTCGTTCCAGGATTAAATTAGCCTTGTCCCTGGACGTGCCCGTTTCAATGTAATAACCCATGGTCGCCCTTTATGTAGCGTAGTGTCGGGCCCAGTATTTCTTGCACTTCTGCACACAGGCGTCGATATTCTTGCGCCCTACCGGGTTAGCAGAGTGCACAAGAATTTCCATCGGTGGGATTGTGCCGCGGTAGGCTCCCTCTTCAATGACACAAGCTACGTCATAACCAGTCTTGGCATCCGGATCGCCAAGATCGTGGTCAAGAGAAATGACCGTCACGCCACCCGTGCGGATTACATTAATCGCTGTAGCGGCATTTGTAATCCAGATGTCAAATTCGTCCGGCTTGGGTCGAACATCATCGAGCCACACTTTCATTCTTGTCTCGCTTTCGTGCCAGCGCCTGCTCGACCTCTTCCTTCGGGTAGAACCGCGTGAAGTCGCCCTTGATCGTTAGCACACCTCGACTCTGAATGCCCACTACCTTCCCGCCGCCGAACTCACTGCCCATCCGTATGACCGGCGTGACTGTATTGCTCGTTTCAGTCGTCATCTGTGTTTTCTCGCTGTGCAAGGATCTGACGTGCATTTGTATAAATACTGTAGAGCACGTCCCTACTGATGGTTGGATCGTTTGCCTTAATTGTGATTTTAAAGACAGCATTACCGTCTTTGATGTCCAGCACGCAAGGCAAGTTTTTTTCTTCCAACTGCTTTGCGATACGGACCAGATCTTTTTCTTCCAGGCTTTCGCCGATGCCGACGACAATTTCAACGCTATCCATAAAGCCTCTCTAGTAGCCCGCCGAGGAGTCGAACCCCGCGTTGCGAGTTAATAAGACTCGCTTGCCAACCGGTTTCCGCGGGCCGTAATAGCCGCAGAGGGACTCGAACCCCCAACCCCCTGCGTGTAAAGCAGGTGCTCTAACCAATTGAGCTATGCGGCCGACTGCGTGTTATGCGTTGTAACCCGTACGCAGGTGACGAGTTGTATACCAGTTGTACCAGTCGATACAGCGCTGGACCCGTTTTCGGCACGAGCGTTGTATCCGGAGCCAGGGCGTGTTTAAACCGTTTTCTTTCAAGTACCTGTTGTACGACCACACAACGGCCTCGTCACTACCGCCGTCGGTTACGGCGATGTTACAAGTTTCGCAGCGGTGGCAGGGGACGTGCTTGACGGGAACCTGGTGTATTTGCCCGTCAATTCGCATACTCCATATGTCGTTAAACCAATACGCCCGCATTGTCTCACCGCATTGATAGCACGCCACAGGGCGATACTGTGCAGTATCATTCGGCATCGCTGTCCTCCTCATCAGGAAACATTTCGTTCCAGCATTTACCGCAAATACCGGAAATAAGGAACTCCCGTTGATCGGCTGACAACGTTGGGAAACAGTCCTGGGCAAAACCGCCTTCACGAAATTTAATAGCGGCCTCAGCGTCTAGCCGGATGGATTGCTCGGTGCCACAGTAAATACAAGGACCGGTTACGCGCAGTGTTTGTCGTTCACCAACGGCACCCCATGTTAGTGAGCAGCAACCGTCGCGAAATGCGTATTTTTTGATTAGCGACACGCGGTCACTCCGTTACCTGAAAAATGTGTTTGCCGCATGTGATGCGTACCGGCGGCGCCACTCTAGCTGCCGGATCGTCAACGACGTCGCCGTCAACGCGCACGCGGCCCTCGACAATGACCCGCCGGGCTTCGGACGTGTCGAGCACCGTGAGGTTCGATAGAATATCTACGAGAGGCATCATCATTAAGTACTCCGAAAAAAAGTAAAAAACCAAATAGGAGCGGCGGGACTCGAACCCGCACTTGAAGGATTTTAAGTCCTTTGTCTCTGCCGTTGGACTACGCTCCCAAAGAGCATTTGACGCAAGTTGTCATGGCGTAACATTTCACGTCAAATGCCTTGTTTTTACTCGCCGGCTAGCCAAGCCTTGTAGTTCTCCGGGCTGCCCCAGCATCCGCCCGGGGCGACGTTATAGAACCACTTCACGTAGGTTGGCAGCAGTTGCAGGTTATCAGCGTCTGCGCGTCCGCAAGCGTCGCGTAGGTCGTTGCTGATGACTGCCTGCAAGAAGTTACCGGGCGCCACGCGGTCTACAACGTACCGCGTGAGGGCTTCCTGCATGTGGAGCGGAATCTTGTCATACTCGCCCGTGAAGTATAGGTCGAAAAGAGGTGTTTTAGTTGGCACTATTGTTCTCCTGCCAGACGTACCACTGCCCGTGCTCTAACTTCCACCATCGGCCCTCGTGGTACGTAATGTAGGGCTGTGGTTGGGCCTGTTGATGAATTTTAGCCGACATGCGCTGCACTCCATTTTGCAGCACAGGTTGGACGACAGGCATAAATATTGAAACCAGAACCATAACTAACCAGTTCATGTTCTCCTCCGTGAAAATGAACAATCGACATAGTGGACCCCCTGGGATTCGAACCCAGGACCAACGGATTAAAAGTCCGATGCTCTAACCAACTGAGCTAGGGGTCCAGCGTGTCACCGAGAGGCTACTCTGGGTGACAAGAGTTTTGCAAGCCCTCAAGCAGCGGCACCAAAAAGTGCCTTTGCGAGGTAGCACGCCAGCAGTACGCCAACTGCCCAGGCGCAAATTTTTTGAATCATTGGCGATCACTATGAAGACAATGGTGCACAAAGCCGCCGCCAGCAGCCATGCCCGCAAACGAAAACAATAGTTGTACGTCTTGGGGGCATGACATCCCTGCGGCGTACCCAACAAGCGTGCCACCCACGACGCCAACGAACATCGCGAGTTGTCTGAAGAATCTGAGAGGCATAGATTCCTTTCTGTGCTTCAGCGTTAAATGCACGCAAGAGGCGTACATAAAATATGCCCGGCTAATAGAAATTATTTAGACGGATTTTACGACTAACTTTTTTCTTTTTTCAGCCGTTTAAAGCGCTCGGGCAGCGTGTACCAGCCATCGCCATGCAGTTCGGACAGCGTGGTGAACGCTTGATCGTATAACTTGCCGCACGCCTGCAGACTGTACTTAGCCCTGGCCTGTTCCGCAATAACTTTTCTATCTAAGGCTGATACTTTTTCAAGTGCCTCTAGCCAGTCACGCAAGGTCTTACATCGGAAACCATTTACCCCGTGCTGCACTGTTTCCGAGAACGCCCCATAATCCGCGGCAACCAATGGCGTGCCGCACAATAAGCCCTCGACACCAGAGCCGCCAAACGGCTCAACAAAGCGCGTGGGCATTAACGAACAAATTGCGTTTTGCATAAACATGCTACGACTTGTTCCGCTAATCGGGCCCCAGTACTCAATGTTTGGATGCTCCCAGCGTTTGTGATCGCCTTGGCCGCAAAGCACAATCTTTTTGTCGCCGATGTACTTGGCGATCTCGTAAATTGTGTCTAGCCCTTTGCACTCTGAAATACGACCCAAGAAAGCGTAATACTGTCCGGGTTCGTATTTGGGCTGCCAGTCGTCAATTTCAAAATAGTTTGGAATTACCCACTCATACGTCGTACCGTTTTGGTTAGCTTTGCCGGCGTGATAATGCCGCCAAGCGTAGCTCTCAAAGATCCTGAAACTACCGTCCATCAACGTCGGATAGCCGATGCCAGTCTCGACATGGATATTTGATGGAAATAAGCGGCAGACTTCCGTGTGTGCGTGACCAAATGGGTGGCAAATGATGTCAGTTTTTTTGACCCTCTTTTGCATCTCAGGCAAAAGTTTGGCCTCAAAAGCACTATGCCACGGCGTACCCATTGTTGCCAGGTTTGCGTAGAACTCGGTCTTTTCGCGTTTGCCCGTGAGTGCGTCAAGCGCTTTGCGAGAAAGAATCTGCACTTTCTCAACGGCGTCGCTTTCGCTGCCTTCGTTGGCGTACTCTACAACGTTGTAGCCGTACATCTGCAGCATCTTGGAAAACCGCAGGGCTTTTCCAGTGAACGCACAGTGTGAGTAATCTTGGCTATGAACAGTATGGAAAATTCCAATAAGGTGCAGCGTAGGCTTATCGTTCATGGCCACTCCCTTGGCGCAAAAATTATTTGACAACCTCAACAAACTGAAACTGCATCTGCTGCGGAACTGTATAGGTTATAGCCGCAGCACCAGACAATTGATCCGCAGCTGTTCTGAATTGCTGGCTTAAAATTGCACGTTGCTCGCCGGTGACGGCCGGCAGGGTTAACGCATATACATTGTCTGGGCCAAATTTGATAAGCACGTCTGTGTGCGTAACAGTAACTGTGGGATCTGTTTTCTTTGCCACTTTCTTAAACAGATTTAAGTCCGCTGCGAGTTTGATAATTGTCGTGGCCAGTTCGCGTACAGTCGCGTCTGTCGAAATGAGGCGGCTGAGATCACCTGTCCTGGCGATTTCAATAAGTTGTGCAATGACGTCCAGACTAGGGCCAATTGAGAGTTCTTCTTTTTTGTTGTCGCAGGGTGTGTTTTTGTTGCAGCACGACACGGCAGCACTCCTTGTTACTTTGCGGCGTTTAATTGTTGCGAATAACAGTCAGCACACGCGGGTAAATACTTTTCTTCGCAGCCAAGTTCAACAGACGGCCCCAGCACAGTAGCCCGCCCGTCGAGCAGTTTAAGGTTGAACACAGCCTTCTGCAAGCAGTAGTAGCAGATCGTTTTGATTTCTTCAATAGTGTCCGCCAGCTCAAGTAGCCGCTGTGCTGCGGGAAACAAATGCGTGCGAAAGTCCGTCCGTAAACCGTAACAGATAACTGGAATACCTTTTGGGCTTGCTGGCGCCACAGCGGAGTGGGCAATGTGATGCAACTGATCAATCGCCGGCACAGATAAGAACTGCGCCTCGTCTACCAGCACGCAAGCCACGTTATCAAGTGCCGGTATGGTCATTGGCCCTGTCGGCGGTGCAAGCACGTCGGCGTCCATTTGCAGGCCCGCACGTGTTTTAATTACGCCTGAACCAAAGCGAGTGTCGAGTTCAGGTTTAATGAGCAAAACTTCTTTGCCCTGCTGTCGGTAGTTGTGTGCGACAGCAAGCAGATTTAACGTCTTGGCACTACCGACAGTACCGTGACGAAAATAGAGTTTAGCCATTACGTTACTTAGAGAAGCCGGCACTAACGAAAATTACACTTCAAATGGGAATCGGATCAGTATCAGGATCGTCAGGGCAGATGTCAATCCCGACGGGCGACTCACCGCAAACGCCGTTGAACAACTCTTTCCCGTCACTGTTGCGTGAAACACGCAGTGCCGCCACGTCGCTATGGCAGCCGCTGTCTAATTCGCATTTAAGCCGCACATAAAGCGTACAGCAGTTTGTTTTATTTTCGCGTTTTTTAATGATGCGATTAATAAGCGCTTCGTTTATGTACGTTGCTGGAGCATATGTGCAGGGAGGTGGAGTTGCCAGACTTGTATTTAAATTAACGCGGCCAATGCGCGTCCATTTAGACGTATCTGGAAATGGATCAAAAGACACGAGAACACCGAACACAGCGCGTTCGCAGCCGTGGCACGCCGAGTACTCTAAAGTCATTTCTTCAAATGTATCTTCTTCGCATTCGCTGCAGCAGCAGTCTTTATCGCTGCCAGTTTTTGGCGACATAATAGCCGGACCGCCGCAGTAATCAACGCGTATTTTGTTTCTAACAAGCGTAAATTTAACAGCGTCTGGCATGTTTTTACGCGCTACTAAGTTGGTACAGTATTTGTAATGATTACGCGACTTGTGGAAGAAATATCATTACAACGTACAACAACACGCCAACCCTGTACGTCAGACTCAGCCGCAGTCTGTAACACAAACGTATTGCTAAAAACTAACTCGGCTACGGATAGAGGTGATTGACCTGAGCTCATATTATTTACTTCGCCGTTGGCTCCGGGGATGTCTTGCCAAAATTCTTCATCTGGTTGCGTGATAGGGTTAGCGTTAGTTTGCCACTGATAAGAGAACACGCCGCCCAAGAAGTTACTGATGTAAGCCCGTGCTTTGACTGTATAAAGCCCTGGCGTAATTGTGTAGTAATGCGCGGGAGCGTAAGTAGTCGTGTCTGTGGCCAAAATAAACGGCCCCGAAAAAGTGCCAAGGTTCTCCCACGCAAATTGTGCGATCGTAATAGTAATAGTAGCCGGATCGCTGTACTGTGCTCTAAGTGCGCCGAGTTGTACGTATACACGGTATTTCGTTCCGTTGTCTGCAGTCGTTAAGCCGGTCAAATTAAGACTTGCACCTTGGGATGTGATCTCGTCGCGAAGTATCCCGCCGACATAAAGACGCCATGTATTAAATTGTTTTGATACCGCAATGTGGTAATAAACAGTGTTTGTAATTGGACCGTATTTGAGGATTTTGGTTGTGTTGGGAATTTTTACATTTACAAAACCAATTGCCTCATTTTGCGGTGTAAAATAAATGCAGATACCGTCTGTGGCGTCTTTGTTTGTGCGTGTGTCTATGAAAATTGATTCTGAGCCGGCGCTATCGTTGTATGAATGCAGAAACCGCCGTACGCGCACATACCCTTCGTAACAGCAATCATCAAGATAGACTGCGAAGTCGTACGGTACGGTCAAACTGCTATTTGTAATACGAAGATAGTTGAAGTGTGTCCCCAACCCCCCGGCTACGCTACCAGCGGCGGGCGGCGGGTCGACGTAATTTTTTGTACTCGTTACAAACTGCACTGCAGATGTGTTGCTGCCGTAGCCAAAAAATGCTGCGCTTTGTGTGACAGGAAAAAGGTTGTCCCACGTGCTGTTAATGCCCGGCGTAGTAGTGACACGAATATTTTGCGAATTACCAGCACTACCAATACTAGGCGTCCAAACGTTAATTACGGGACTGAATACTGTTCTTGTGCCTGGGCTGCCAAGGTTTACACCTAATTTTGTGTAATTATCGGCTAGGTCAGCCGTTGCAGTCGCCGGGTTATAGCCCGAAATAACGCCCGCCGTGTAGCGCGGTATTCCCTTTGTTACACGCACAGAGTCGACATATCCGTAAAACTGGTTTGCTGCGTTTACTGTCCCGTCACTAGCCTCAGCGTTGCCGATTGTTATTTTTTTGCTTGTTAAATTGTAGGCGCTTTTTGTAACAGGCTGCCATGTGTTGCCACCGTCTGTTGACACTTCCCAAAAATACAGCGGCGTATAATTAAAAAAATTGCTGTTGTTGCATGGCTGGCTCACCTGACTTTCTAACGTTACAGAATTCACGCAGCGTAGTTCAACATTGGGCAGCGGCGAAACCGTAAAATATGATGACGGCCAACGTCCTTCGGCTATGTAGTTCGCTGCTTCCGCCAGCGTCCACAGCCCAGTCGACTGGTTGCATGCCGACGGCGGTACGTAGTTAGCCCCGTGTGCGCTCACCAGGGAGTCGTACTGATTGATGAAAAGTAGGCGGCCCGGACCTGATGAACGCATTATAAGACTCCGTCACCCGTCGCTGTCGCGGTAACCGCACTCGGCGGCGTGTTTGAGCGTGTAGCGTACTCCCAGTAACCAGCCTGCGTGCCGCCGCCTTTGTAAAACGCGGCTTTAAACCATTCGTGCGTTGTCGGCAGAACGTATTTCGCACCGGTTTTACGCACTAACGTAAGATCAGAGTCAGAGCCGTCGTTTTCGGGCGTGGCAGCGTAGTTTGTAAAATCACCCGCCGGCGTATCGTCGCCAGTTGGGAATGCAGACGAGAATTGATACGAGCCGTTTTCTGTGGTACCCGGACCAGTCCGTCCGTTGTGCAGCCAGTTAGCGTAACGTATCGCAGAGTACCATGAAACAAAATTAACAGGCTTCGCCGCCATGTTTTGTCTTATTTCGTACCGTGCCCCCGCTGATCCGGCCGCGTTATACACAATACCGCCGTGCACATTACTTGCCATGTTAGCGTCGTAAAGCCCTAAAGTATTTGCACCGGTTGGATCTACGTTGTTTAAAAAATCAACATACTCCGCATTTGAGACTTCGTATTTCTGTATTTTGTAGGCATACGCGACGGCACCAAAACTACGGAAAAGAAATCCGTTTGAAGCCGCGTTTGAATTACCTATGTCGCCAACATCCATAAAGATATTGCTATGCAAAATAACGGGGCTAGTCTCAAAACTTACCAGTCTAAAGCCGCATGTCGGCGTCTTTGCCGTGACGGATAAATACTGTTGAGTGTTTAAGCCAGAACCACTAGATATAAATCCTGTGCTGGCGAGTTTATCGAGGAGCACGTCGGTAAACGCGCCGCCTGGCGTATAAGCGTCAGCACTTGAACTTGCCTCAACCGAGCGCGTTTCTAACCATTCATTTACGTTGCCGTTCATGTCATATAACCCGTACGCGCTAGTACTGCCCGACGTGCCTACAGACAACAAATTACCGTTAGTCGTGGCGTTCCAGTTTGCCGCACCCGCATAATTTGCAGAATTAATCGGAGCAGGAGGCGAACTGCTTAACGGGATTACTTGTGTAGACGGTATGCTCCAAATACCCGCAGTATTTGCCGCTATGCCGCGTACACTAAATACATACGGTATGTTGTTCTGCAAATTTAAAATTGTTTTTGCAGTAGTAACGCTGCCAGTCAAAATACCATTACGACTGGGCAACCATGTTTGACCGTCGTCTATAGACCAACGTACAGCATACTGTGTAATTACCACGCCGCTCGGAATGCTGCCTGGCGTGCTCCAGTTTATAAGTGCAGACGCGTTATAAGCCGTGGCAGTCAGATTGCTTGGAGCAGCAAAACTTGTTGGCGTGACGATATCGGTCACGTTGCTCCACGCACCAACACCTAAACCATTTAACGCCCCGACCCGAAACCTATACTCGTGCCCGTTTGTTGCTGCTAACGAAAACGATCGTGCCGCAGATTCTGGTTTAGTTAAGGTAGTGAATACAGGCCACGCCGTAGACGAGTCAGGCCGCGAAGAAACTTGAATAACGTAATCAAAAACTGGTGTACCGCCGTTTGCAGCTGGTTCGCTCCAGTACAACGAAATAGTCGCGTTACCTGGTTCTGCCGTTAGATTAAGCGGCGCTGACGGCACTGTAAGCGTTGGCGGGACAACTACGGTGTCGGCAATAAACTCATACGAAACGGTGGCGTCTGCTCGAGCATCTATACCGGCTCTAACTTGAACCATATCTCCTGATTCAAGATAAATTGGGTTGTCGCGGCACACGGCAATAAGCGTTGCGTCGCGCGGTACCGTAATGGATTTGGCTAGATAAAAAGACTTTACTTCCGCGTACGCACCCGAGCCGACAATACGCACAATACGAACATCAATGTCGACTGCGTAGTTTTCGTCTTTATTCGCGATAAATAGCGAGTTAATTTTGTATATGACGCCGGACTCGGGAGGATTCGCGACTAAAATTTGGTTGTAGTCTGTGACGTTTAAATAGTTCGTACGCCCATAAAGCGTCGTTGTATTTGCAATATTTGACTCGGCCATTTTCAACCTCCAAAGATAAATGACGGCCAGATTACTCTAGGCCCTGTAGCGCCCGTAACGCCTGACTCGCCGCCTGGTGTGCCCGGTGGACCTGACGGGCCTGTGCCCCCTGTATCGCCTTTAGGGCCAGTCGGACCTGACGGGCCTGTTTGCCCGACAGCGGCAATGACGCGTACGCCATTAATGAATACCGCTGAAGGATCTGTCGGATCGATAACAACAGTCGGGCCAGGGCCTGTAACCCCAGTTACACCAGTCATACCGGTGACGCCGACACCAGTAGCGCCTGTAACGCCAGCGCCGGCTGGGCCTGTAACCCCAGTTACACCAGTCATACCGGTGACGCCGACACCAGAAACACCGGTTACGCCTGTTTCGCCGGGCATCCCTGGCACGCCTGACGGGCCGTCAAGACCTGTGACGCCAGTAGGCCCTTCAACACCGCTAAAACCTTGTAAACCAGATACGCCGGTTGCACCAATGTCACCGCTAGGACCTGTAGGCCCCGTGGGGCCAGTTAAACCAGGGCCACCTGTTGCACCTGTTGCACCCGTTACACCCGTTAAGCCGGTTACACCAGACGCACCAGTTGCACCCGTTTCGCCCGCTGGCCCGGTTAGGCCTGTAACACCAGTAAAACCGGCTGGCCCTGTAATGCCCGTAGACCCCTCCGGACCAGTAATGCCCGTGGCACCTGTGATGCCAGTAACCCCAGTGACGCCTTTTGCACCAGAAGCGCCCGTTATACCGACGCCCGTAACACCTGTAACGCCAGTGATTCCGGTGATGCCCGTGACGCCAGTTAAGCCCGTAACGCCTGTGGGCCCGCGTGTGCCAGATATACCGGATATGCCTGTCGCACCTGTTAAGCCAGTAGCGCCCATCTGCCCGATACCGGTTGGGCCTGTAATGCCGGTGGGTCCAGCCGGACCAGTAACGCCTGAAAGCCCCTGAAAGCCTGACACGCCAGTAGGGCCCGTCATACCAGTTACACCGCTCGGACCCGCAGGGCCCGTTGGTCCAGTAACACCAGTGAACCCAGTAGCACCACTAGAGCCCTGGTCGCCTTTTCTGCCATCAAAACCAGTGGCACCGATGCTACCCGCAGGGCCGGTGACGCCGGTAACGCCCGTTAAACCAGTAGCACCTGTCTGACCGGTTACACCAGAAATGCCAGTGACACCAGTTAAACCAGTTGCGCCGGCAGACCCAGTTACACCAGTGACACCTGTAACACCCGTGACACCTTTTGTGCCTGTGACGCCGGTTACACCGGTCGTGCCGCCTGGGCCAGTAGAGCCTGTTACGCCAGTAATACCGGCGGGCCCTGACAGGCCAGAAGCGCCTGTAACACCAGTGACACCTTTTGTGCCTGTGGGGCCAGTAACGCCCGTCATGCCACGACCACCGCCCGGACCCGTAGGCCCTGGTGGCCCGCTAGGGCCGGTAGCGCCAGCTAACTCTGCTGGCAGTTGCGTTGCCGGAACTTTGCCAGACGAATCTAATCCGGCTACACCGCCCGGCTGCCCTATTAAGGAAGTCGTAATTGCACTTACAAGATCCAGGATCGCGCCGAGCGTTGTCTTTTTTGTTGTCGGCGGCGAGACCTGCTGGTCAACAATCGCAACTAAGTCGTCACGACTAGGGTTCGCCTTGCCGGGCAAATCCGATATGCGTTTTTGTGCCATGGGCGATCTCGCAGCAAACGAAGGAGCAGCCTATAAAATAGCATAATTTTGCCGGTTTACATACCGCGGGCAAGTATTACGCTAGTGGTGCATAAACCACTCGTCTGACGAGACAAAGGAATGAAACACGTTGTGCACCGGATAGCCAGTCACAATATTTTTATGCCCCTGCAGCGCGTAATTAAATGCGTGCATATCGTTTAAACCCGTGCACACGCTATTTAAACTACCGAGCCGCAGCATAAATTTTACGATGTCTATGCCGCCTACGATGCCGCAATTGTAAAGATTTTTTGGTTTTTCCATATGCCCCCAAAAAGGGCACCCGTGAGCAAACTGTGCCAGCCAATTCCAATGATTAAATTCAAGCGACTCTGAGCCGGCATATAAAAAACCCGGAGCTGGTTTTGGTTTATTTAACATGACGACATCACGTACGTCTGTGCACCATAGTTCTCCGTTAATCGGATGCCGCTTTAAATACGCTGCAATAACCACAAAACGATAAGTATGCGGTAGGCCTCGGCACACAACCGGCACCTGAGTTACAGGTAAAAAACTACAGTCGGCATCTGTGAAGAGAACAGGCTGGTAGCCGTGATCGTTTACGGATTCTGCCCACGCACGCCCCATCTCCGGCGTCATTCGTTTATCGTGACTACCAGAATTTGGAATTTCACCCTTAGTGAACAGCGCCCCGAGAACATAACCAGTAGGCGGCATTTGGAAGCTCCCGGCGGCGTATTGCAGATTTTTACGGCATACATAGACTAGTGTTAGTTTAACAGACAGGCCCGCGCTAACTATGCCGCACTACTTAGCCGTACTAGCCGTTTTTAGGAATGAGGCTAGTTTTATGTCCGCCTGGTTAGAGCATTATTTTATGCGCGGCGTAGAGCACATATACCTATTAGACGACGGCAGCACAGATGATTTCTACACGCCTACATTTAACAAGTATTTAAACGCTGGCCAGATCACGCTACGGCATGTCGCGCCAGAGGACTATGACAACAAAAAAATGGAGCGCCAGCGGTACCTGTACAACAAGTACTTTGGTGACGTCGTAAGCCAGACTTTTTGGCTGGGAATCCTAGACTTAGACGAATTTTACTACTCGCCCGTGGAGAAGAGTTTAGCCACGCTGCTGAGCCAATATGAAACTAGTTCGTACCAGGAAATTCTTGCAGATTGGTACTGGTTCGGATCTGCGGGGTACATACAGCAGCCAACTGATACTGTGGGTTCTTTTTTATATCGGTCGGCTGGCCTGTCTCGCACGTACAATTACCACGCCGAGGGCTACCACCACGAATGGTGTTGCAAGTCATTCAGCAAAACAAAAACAATCGCACAACTTAGTCATCATTTCAACTATTATCGCAGGCACCGCACGGCAAATTTTTGCACGCAAGGTAAAGCTGGCAACGAAGATTTTAGTTTTAATCTATCACGCCACGGCCTAGGTTTTATCAACCACTACATTGGTGCACGAGATTATTACGCAACTAAAAAAACACGGGGTTCTTGCAACAACAGCGCTATCGTGCGAGACGAAACGCTATACGACAAACTTAATAAAAACGACATCTTCGATCCACGTTTAGCAGAGCAAACTAATGCCAGACCGTTTACCGATTCTCGTGATCCAAAACACGTGGTATCACTTTGAAACTACCATCGCCATATACCAGTTACTTGAAGACGCAGGCTACAAACCTTACGTTTATCGGTGCGCCCCCGGCGAAGATGTTTTTAACCAGGCTATATTTTTAAAAGAGAAAAACATTGCCGTAGCCAATAATGACGTAATTAAAAAAGCCGCCGCTGGTATAGTTATCTCGGCGTATCCGAACCCGCATGTTGATAAAAAAGAAGCGATTCCTAACGCGGCGCATCTTTGCCTGCCGCCTGAGTTGCGAAACAAACTGCTGTTTATTTCGCATCGGTTTCGTCGCTTAGATGATTACGTAAATAACTTGTTTGGAATTACGGCCAAAAACACGTTCTGCCTGTCGCCCAATTCGGAGCGCATAGGAATTGATTACTTGTTTTTAGTCGCCAGTCCCGTAACACCGGAGACTGTGCCGTATACGCGGCCGTTAAAATTGGCCGTGCAGGGGCACCTAGAACTTGAGAACAGGCGTATCGAGTGGCTATCTGCGGCCCTCAAAAAAAGAACATGCGCCGAGTTTGCGTTACAAATTATCGGCACACATGCGGGCACGATAGCCGGACCTCATTTTGAAAACTGCAACGACGTAACGTTTGTTCACGGGCCGAGCGAACAAGAATTTTATTCTCGCTTATCGCGCGACACTCATTTTTTGCTGCCGCTAATAGACGGCGAAATGAAACGAAAAACTTATGTTATCGAGCGGTACAGCAGCAATTTTATGCTGGCATGGGCGCTGGAAAAACCAGTGTTCTGCCATGAGGTATTCAAAGACATTTACAATACGCCAGGTATTTACTACAACTACGGCAACGTAGCTGAACAGTTTGACGAGTTGCTGGCCACAAGTGAGACGACTTACGGCTTATTATTAAAGCGTATGCGTGACCAAAAAAAAATACACCAACAAAGTAACACAATAAAATTGCGTGAAAAATTAACGCAAATTATTCAGGGTTAACGGGCGGCGAGATATTCAGCGACCCGTCTTCGTTGTATGTAAACTCGCCTACAACGGAGAGCCCCGGGATTACAGATTCAGGCTTAATCTCTGCCAGCAGAGCCCCGATCTTGGCATGGAGTTGGAAGAGTTCTACGCCGTCTGTGCCTAGCGCCGCGGCAATCTCTTGCGGAGTTGCCTGCGGATTCTGCCAAAACAGTTTGGAGTTTTGCGAGAAAGCCCCCGTAAGATTTCGGAATATATTGCGGGCGTTTTGTTTAAGTTGGTTGGCAATGCGCGTAGCTGGGTCAATGGCCGGAGATGTTTCTGGGTCGAGAACGCTCATGGTTAGTCCTTTGTTTAAAAATAGCGTAAATCAAAGATTCGCCGTTGTCGCTAGTACCGGTGCCGGCGTCGTGTCCGGAGTAAACACATAACCCGGCTCAGTAATATTATCAAATAATTGCTGGTCTGCCGAGTAATACAGCCGCACAGCAGTTTCTTGTTCTTCTGTTAACACGGCTTTTTTTCGCTTTGCCTTGTTTGCTTCCGGTATTGGCGCCGCGATCTCAAGAAACTCCCAAGCGGCTTTCATGTCGCGGGGGAACTTAAAGCAGGTGGTCGGCCCTACGGCGTATTCGTGCTGATGGAGAAAGTGTACGTTGTCGCGCAAGAACCCAAAGCGAGGCGGTTTTTTTCCTCGGGCTATCATCTGGTTCGCTGTGCGGGTATTTTGCCGCGTTCGGTAATCCAGTTGTTTTTGCCACTGCGCGGCGGGTAAATTGCTTGGTTTGGGGCGGAGACACTGCACGTCAGCGATGATCGAGTCTATGGCGTTTTGGATATTGCCGGGTTTAATGTTTATCTGCTGGCACGCGGACACAAAACGATCAACCGGGTCACGGACAAGTAGCACCACAGGCTTTGTCGGCGTCGGCGATCCGCTACACATCCAATGCCACAATTCAGTTTCAGGTGATTTGCCTTCTGGATACGCTGCAGTACGTATCAGCCAATCTTGCCGCGGATAAAACTGCTGGATAATAGCCCGCGCCATGCTGCTCGAACCAACTTTGGCGTTAAGCGCAACAGAGTATTTTGGCGTGCCGTAATAGAAAATCATTATAGTGCCGTAAGTTGCGCAGTCGGTGGCGTGAAGGTAGCCGTGTAAAGAGCGGTACCGCGAGTCAGCCGGATGTCGTCAAGATAACTATTGGCGGTCATACGTGTTGCGGTGTTGTTGGCCTGCGCACCGATCGATATCTGACCATTCGAGCCGATTACCGTGTTTGCGGGCAGGGTGACAGAGAGCCGCTGCACTCCGCCAGCGTATACGCGCACATTATCGTTCTCTCTAACGAGCGCTACGTGCGTCCACGTCGATAACGGAACATGCGTCGCCGGCGACCAATTGTATGAGCCGCCTGCGATGAAAAGACTAGTTGAGTCGCTCCCCACGCGCCACAAAATTTGGCCGTCGAGATCAAAAATAGGCGTCGCTGCCCCACGGGACGCCAAGTAAACCCACATTTCTATCGTAAAGTTTTCGGTGCCCAAAACATTGGCAGAATTGCCGCTGGAGTTGTCGAGCCAATTGCTGCCGTTGAAAAGAATCGAAGCCGAACCATACTTAAACTGCGTTGTGCTTGTAACGGGCCCGGAACTGCTTTGATGAACGCGGCGGATAGTTTGTGCTGTTACGCTAGAGTCTGTAATCGTGATTCCGTTATTGTCCCCGTTGCCGTTTAACAAGAGTGTCGTGGCCGGAGGCACGCTACCAAATACCGTATAGCCCTTCGCGGTGGCTATAGAGGGCGTGTCGGATGATATGCCGGGGTTGCCCTGCACGCTCAAAATACCGTCGTCGCAAGCGCCGAGATCTGTATAGAACTGATTCAAATCAGCGGCCGCGAGATCGTTGTTCTTTAAACTTGCAAATTCTGGCGGGCCGGGAACCCACTGTGGAGTATACCGATTGTAATAATACGGATATCCGACATACGTGTATATCCAGTTGTTAGTGCCGGGGCCGCGATCGATTGTGAGGCTTTCTCCCCGCAACTTGGTAATGTTGTTAGACGACACGTCGAAGCCGTCAAACTGACCGATTGGTGTAAATACGAAGTCTGTATTGAAGTTGTACAGGAGTGCCGTGTTGGCGATTGCGGTGAGGGGTGCCGTAGGCGGCGTAAAGTTGGCTGTGTACACAGCAGCCTGCGTCTGCCGGAAATCGTCAATGAAACCTTCGATATAAGCATCGTAGTTCGGGGCGCCTCCGATTGAGATAATGTTATTCGTTACGGTCGCCGAGTAGTCTTGCGTGCTCGTTCCAACGCTGGTGCCGTCAATGTACAGCGTGTTCGTGCCACTGTTCCGCACTAAGGCAATATGAACCCATGTGTTTAACGCCGGAACTGATCCGCCAGCGATGCCCGAGGAGATTCCGTTGCTAACCTGCATCTGACCGCTTAAATAATACATATGCAGGCCGCCCTGCCCGCTCTGGATATCGCCGGCTTCGTAAAAGGTAGGAAAACTGTTACCGCCATCGCCGGAACGCCGAAACCAAAATTCTATCGTGAAGTTTGACGAGTAGTTAAACGCAATAGATGTCCTGAGATAGTCGCCGTTGCCGTCAAAATAAGCGCTCGCCCCGCCATGCTTGCTTTGTGCGGTGCTGATAGCGACGTCGCCGTGTTTGTATGCCAACGCCGCACTGCTAGACGAATCGGTAATCGCCAGCCGCACCGGGTAAATCTCAAACGCGCGATAGCCACCCGCGGCGGCTTTGCTGAACGTGTCACCTGAAAGATAGTTTGAAATAGTGTTGTCCCACCATTTCACGTTATAGCGCCCGGTGTCAGTTGCAGCCGTGCCCGTGACTAGCCCAGAAGACTTTGTCGTTAAGCCCCACAAGCGCGTATAGCCAACAGTCGAGAACGCTGGCGTAGCCGTGCCTTCGACCGGCCACGTACCGGCGGCCCGATTGGCGTATACATCGCGAGGCGTCCATATCCCCGCAGCCGCATTAGCACTTGGTACGGGCGTTACGAAACCAGCCGCGTAACCACCTGACGGGCGGGGCATTAGGCAACCTCTTCATACGAGCAAACAACGTCAAGAATACTTGCTGTGCCAGCTGTAACTGTGATGCGCTTGTTTTCTTCCAGCCACACCGGATTTTCTTTGCCAACTAAAATAACAACAGCGCCTACGGGTACAGTTACCGTAGCGGCAAGGGCGTAACCCGTACCAGCGCTCGCGGCCGTATAGATTTTTGCGGCAATAGACGCGCTGGTGGTAGCAGAAGTGTTCGCTACGGTTATGTTAGCAATACGTAGTGCTTTATTGCTAGACGCAGCGTTTGACAGCAGCGTCGTTTCGCTCGTTGAAGACAAGGACACGTACGTCGTCTTGCCAGTGACTGTTGTCGGAGCCTGTAGATTTGGTGCAGCCATTGTTTATCCAAAAAAGATTCCAGCACAATACCCAGAAAGCCTGTTGCCGGTAGGTAGTCTCTCGTTCGCGACAGTACCTGTTGTGATGTCGGCGGCAGAATGTGTGTGCACGTCGACCGGTAACTTATACCAGCCGCCACCAAGGCCGGAAACGTACTGATACGTAACTTTTTGCCCGGCCGCTGAAAGAACGTCTGTCCCGGTTTGGGCGCCGGATACCGTCAAAGAACCGGAAGCATACGTTCCAACTAAAATGCACACAATATCGCCATTTAATAGACTTGCCGTCGGTAGCGTTATTGTGACAGGCGAAATAACAGTGTATCTATAAAACGCGTCACGGGCAGCAGTCAATGTAACTGTGTTCGCATTGATGGCGGTAAATGACTGCGCTGCGGCAAAGGCACTCGCGTGCTGGCCGTCTACGGTATCAGCATTTAAGTTCGTGCAGACAGTGGTAGAGGTAACCGCAAGCGGCGCGGTACCCACGGCCACGCTCGACGTGAGTGTAGAACCTGCGACATTACCGGTAGCCCCGACAGACGCCGGCGTAATAGCCTGCCCGCTGATGCTGGTAACGGGAAGATTAACGACAGTCCCGGCAGAGTTCTTGGCGAACAACCTGCCGTCGGCTGTATTGATAGCCAGTTCGCCCGCAGAGAGTTGCCCGGCGGTAGGCTGAGCAGCAGCGGTACTGCTTTTCTTGATAAGAATCGTGTTAGACATACAGCTCTTTTACCTCCGCTTTTCCGAATATTAACCGGAATAAGCAAAAGCATCAAGGGCTATTTTTAAGGTCTAAAACTTAGAAAGTTCCGCCGTCAATAGTGCAATCGGCGTTAGCAAAAGCCGTGCAAAAATTGGTAGTAGACGCTGTTGTAAGGACAGTGCCGGTCTCGTCAGGCAGCGTTAATGTTCTCGCCGTCGTTAACGTCGTCGGCTGCATGGTTACGCGAAGCGTTCCCGAGCCGCCGGCTCGTCCGGCAATGATTACGCCGTCCTGTGCAGCCGTCGCGGTGCCAAATGTTTGCCCAGTCGCGTTGTAGAAGGTGTTCGCGCCGGTAAACGCGTTGTTTGACGCTACGGCGGCGGCACCAGACACCGCAGCTACCCCAATAGCGATCGCTGTTGTGGACGCAGCCGTTAAACGACCCTTAACGTCGACCGTAAAAGTAGCAACGCTGGAAGCACTACCATAAGATGCGGCCGTAACACCACTGTTGGCCAACGTCAGGGCAGACGAACCAGCAGTGCTGGTGGCGTCGCCACTAAACGCCGGGAGTCGAAGTGCATTAAGAGTGCCGCTGGAGATATTAGAGGCATTCGTGGTGTCGGTCGTGGCCGAGGCGGCTAAACCGGATACAGCGCTAGAGGCGATGGCGATCGTAGTCGAAGCAGCGGCGGTTAACTGCCCCTGCGAGTTGACGGTGAACGTAGCAACCTGCGACGCAGAACCGTATGCTGCACCGGTGACCGTCGTGTTGGCGATGCTGAGCGTATTACCAGACTTTGAAAGCCCCGTACCGGCCGTAATTTGCCCAGCACCGCTAAACTGCGAGAACGTAATAGCATTAGACCCTACTGTACCGCCTGCGTCAGCAGTGCATACCCAACCGCTGTCAGCATTTGTTGTTCCCTGCTCGACAAACGTAAACGCGCCTGGAACTTCTGTCCATACGTCAAAGTCGGTGGCGCGTGTCCACGCACCGGCTGCTACGACGTAAATACCGTTTTGATTTGTTGTTGTCTGGTCTTTAACAAGCACACGGTCGCCGGCAACGAGAGAAACGCCGTCGACAGTTTGTGCGCCTGACAACGACGCGATGTTAGCAGTCGTTGATGCCTTCACAGACGCTTTTACATCCAGACCCTGTACGAGCGCGTCAACTTGAGCAGCCGTGTAAGCATCCGTAATACCGTAACCCGAAAGCGTTGTCGGGTTTGTACCGGCGGTGACACGACCCTTAGCGTCTACCGTTACAGATCGATAAGTACCGGCTGTGGCACCAGAATTAGAAAGCGTGGCTGCAAAGCTACCCGTACCGCTACCTGTTACGTCACCAGTCAGTGTAATAGTCTGGTCGCCGGTATTTGTTCCCGCCACAGAAGCAGTTGAAGAAACAGTAAAATCGCCGCTGAGCGATATTGTGCGGTTAGCGTCGTTGACGTTTACGCTTAACGACCGAGCAGCCGTTAGGTTTGCCGAATTTGTAACCTGCAGGTAATGCGACGGCGAACTGTCGTCATAAAGGTAAATGTCGCCGAAGTAACCGTTTTGAACCGAAGTGGTGCTGTTAGACAACGCGTCCGTAATACCATAACCCGAAAGCGTTGTCGGGTTTGTGCCAGCGGTAACGCGACCCTTAGCGTCTACCGTTACAGAGCGGTAGGTGCCGCCCGTGACGCCACTGTTAGCAAGCGTGACGGTAATACTTGTTGTTCCGGAACCGGTAGCATCGCCAGTCAGCGTAATATTTTGATTTGCAGTTAAATAGCCGGCGGTATCGAGTGTCCACGTATCCGCAGCTGTCTTTTTAAGAAAGCCGCTCGTTCCGGTTAAACCAGCAATAGCCGTCAGGTCACCGTCCAGCGGTTGTGCGTCCGTAATGCCATAGCCAGCAAGTGTCGACGGATTCGTACCGCTCGTGACTCGGCCTTTAACGTCTATAGTTACCGACTTGTAAGTGCCGGCAGAGGCAACTGTAGCTAAAGTTAAGGCAGATGAACCAGCAGTGCTGGTAGCGTCCCCAGAGAAAGCCGGGAGTCGAAGTGCGTTGAGCGTACCACTGGAGATATTAGAGGCGTTGGTTGTATCAGTGGTAGCCGATGCAGCAAGCCCCGATACAGCGCCAGCGGAGATAGCGATCGCTGTTGTGGCAGCAGCCGTTAAACGACCCTTAACGTCGACCGTAAAAGTAGCAACGCTAGAAGCACTACCATAAGCCGCGGCCGTGACACCACTGTTGGCCAACGTCAGGGCAGACGAACCAGCAGTGCTGGTGGCGTCGCCACTAAACGCTGGGAGCCGAAGTGCGTTAAGCGTGCCACTAGAAATGTTACTAGCATTCGTGGTGTCAGTAGTGGCCGAGGCCGCTAAACCGGATACAGCACCAGACGCAATAGCGATCGCGACGTTAGCAGCGGCTGTTAACTGCCCCTGCGAGTTGACGGTGAACGTAGCAACCTGCGACGCAGAACCGTATGCTGCACCGGTGACCGTCGTGTTGGAAATGTTAAGAGTGTTGCCAGACTTTGAAAGCCCCGTACCGGCCGTAATTTGCCCAGCACCGCTGAACTGCGAAAATGTAACGGCGGTAGAACCTAGTGTGCCGTTTGCGTCGGCCGTGCATACCCAGCCATTGTCGCCGTTTACTGTACCTTGCTCGACGAAGAAGAACGCACCCGGAATTTCTGTCCAAGCATCAAAATCAGTAGCCCGTGTCCACGCGCCAGCCGCTACCGAATAAATACCGTTCTGGTTTGTTGTTGTCTGGTCTTTAACAAGCACACGGTCGCCGGCAACGAGAGAAACGCCGTCGACAGTTTGTGCGCCTGACAACGTCAGATTACCGGTAGACGCCGCTTTGACAGACGCCTTGACGTCTAGACCCTGTACGAGCGAGTCGACCTGGGCAGACGTGTAAGCGTCCGTAATGCCGTAACCCGAAAGTGTTGTCGGGTTTGTGCCAGCGGTGACACGACCCTTAGCGTCTACCGTTACAGAGCGGTAGGTGCCGGCTGTGGCACCAGAGGCAGAAAGCGTGGTTACAAAACTACCTGTGCCACTACCCGTTACGTCGCCAGTCAGCGTAATAGTTTGATCGCCGGTATTTGTTCCCGAAACCGTGGCGTCAGCCGAGGCGGTGAGATTGCCGCTGAGCGACAACGTGCGACTACCATCATTGACATTAATGCTGAACGTACGGGCGGCTGTTAAATTAGCCGAATTTGTAACCTGCAGGTAATGCGACGGCGAACTGTCGTCATAAAGGTAAATGTCGCCGAAGTAACCGCTTTGCGTCGACGTAGCACTGTTCGATAACGCATCTGTAATGCCATAGCCAGAAAGAGTTGTCGGGTTTGTGCCGGCAGTGACGCGACCGTAGGTGTCCACAGTTACGCTTCTGTACGTGCCGACGGTCGCAATGACGCTGCCAGTAAGGTTTATAGAGTTTGCACTTACCGTTAACGAGCCGTTGCCGGTAGAAGCAACGTCAATTGTGCCCGGAGTAGTTTGCGTTAAACCATTGCCCGCAGTGACTGTGGCAGCGGATGCCGCCGCATCGACATAAGCGGTGGTCGCAATTGCTGTGCTATTGTTATTTGCCGACTGGGTCGGCGCTGTGGGCGTGCCAGTCAACGCCGGGCTTTCAGAGAACACAAGATTGACGGTACCGGTGGTGTCGCCGGTAATGCCGTCTCCTACTACTGCATTGCGCAGGTCAGTAGCAGTAATAGTGTCTTTGCTCTCGGCAGTTACGCGACCGTACTTATCAGCGTGCACCAGTATGTAGGCCGTGCTGATATTCGCGGGATCTGTTGCGACAGTGATGTCGTTGAAAACGCCACCGTTAGGCATTTGTGCTAGATCGACACCAGTCTCATTGACAACGATACGATCCGAGCCGGCTGTCTTCACATAAAAAGTACGGTCGTTACGGCCGAGACCGAGACCGGCACGGAAGTCAAGCAAGGCCTGCGGAGACTCAAAAACAAGCGCGTCACCGCTTGCTGAATCAATTACTAGCGGGTCAATGTTTGTGACCTGAACAAACCCGCTATTTTTATTTACGTTGCCGAACTTTACGCGAATATAAGTACCGTAAACAAGTTCACCGGTTGCATCAGCCGTAGAGTGACGAATCCAGGTAACATTTGCGGCGGTCTCAGGCGCCGTTGGTTTTGGAATGTAGTAGAGCCCGTTTGTTTTCGGCTCCACTTCATTTTTTACGAGAATAACGCTGCCAAGACGTGTAATGTTGTTGCTACCATCGCGCTGCTCTTCGACAGTTTGGTAGCCGTCAATAATCGGAACACCGGCAAACGAACCAGTCGTGGCATTAAACGCGGTGGCGTTGTCAAACGTCGCAACATTTGAATCCATCACAAAAGACGGACCCGTCGTAATTGTGAATATGGTGTTCTTGTTTACCGCGCCCTCGCGAACCAGCACTTTGGTGTTGTGTGCTAACTGCAGTTCTTCGCTTGTGTTTAAATCACGTGCACGCACTATCACGTTGTACGGGTCACCGCCGGTCGACCTAGAGTAATTGACGCGATAAATACCCGCGCGAGCATTGTCGTATTCGCCGCCTTCGTCCCCGCTGCCTGCGCCGACGTAACCATATGCGGTCAGATTGTGCCCGCCCGGATTATTGTTTTTTGGCGTCCAGATGAAATGATCATTTTGATTGAGCGTTACGCCGTCTACAACAACTTTACCGTTAATAATTTGATAGTAATCGCTTTTTGCACGCGCAATACGCTTAAACAAAACTGCACCGCCGGCAGGCACACTACTCGGGGCGGTTGTTTTGTTTGCATTGAAATTAAGATTCGTAAAACCAAAAGGTACAGTGGCCGTCGGCTCCACGGGGCTCTGCGCTACTTCAAAAGTGTAATTAGCGTAAGTACCGTTTGTGACGAAAACACGTGCGCCGACCGCAAAGTTTGAAGCTTCTGTCTCGCCTGTCTCACGCGTCCAATCGCCGGTTGTTGCTGTCGCGCCGGCAGGTATTTTCCAAATACCTTTTTTCAGGGGATCTAAGTGCCCCATGATCAGTACGCGATCGCCTGCCACCAACGTTACCGATTGATTTGGGATTGTCGGCAGGCCGCGTAATTCGTACAGCGCTAGCCCGTCAGCCATAGACCCTGGTTGCGGTACCGCCACTTTTACGTTTGAGAAACCTTGCAGGTTGTCATACGGACTGCCCGCGATAAGCGGCACTGTCGTCGCACAGTCTGCGGCCACAGGGTGCAACGACATACCCGCACCGGCACTACGTGCAACAGCGTCATCGACATACTCTGTAGTCGACAACAGTTTTCCACCTTGTGCGCCCGTAGTGGCAGGCGGATATGTGTTCGTGTAGGCGTACGCCTCGTCGCCAACTGATAACTTACCAGTCGTATTTACTGCACCGAAGGTGGCCGTGCCCGTCCATACGGCGCCGTCGCCCGTGATGGCTAACGGTATTGCGTTAGCGTTAGTCCCAGTAGCGTCGCCGCCGCGGCCGTAGTACAGCGTGTTAGACGCCTCGTTAAAGGCAAGTTCAGCATTACGTAAAACGTTGTTGCCAGGGGCCGCTGCTGACTGGTTTGACGCGCGACGCTTAATACGTAATACGTTAGACATTGAAATACCTTTTTGTTGGGGTTACACACTACTAGCAGTATAGCAAATTAGAACGTGCCGCCGTCTGTTTGTTCGGCTTCCCACTGGGGCGTATCTTGTCCAGCTATATTTAAAATTGCCGTGACGATCCAGTTCGTGCCCGTATCCATAGTTTTAACAATTGACCCAACCGCAAGCCGTGCAACCGGAATGGCATCACGGGCGGCAACACTGGGTACGGCCCGATAACCACCTTTACCGTATTGCGCATCATGCGTGGGAAAAATATCCTCTTCGGTAGCAGGCAAAATGGGCGCACCCAAATTGATGCCGCCAGAAATTGTCCCCATTACAACACCTCTATGTCAATATCAGGCGAATTTTGCGTGTATTGAGTTCGGTAAATATAGTATGACGCCGTATAGCCGTTTGCGTTTGTAAAATTGCGGGTTGTCAGTGGCCACGAACTGGTCGCAATATATCCGTTGAATTTGATTATTGCCAGGCCAAACACGGCCGGATACGCTATGTAAATGTACTGGTTGACGGGGTTAAAGTCGTTGCGCGTCTGCACCCGCGAGGTCGCCAATTCAGAATTTAAAGCAATAAGTTCTGCGTCTGTAATACTAGTGCTCGCCGATAGCCCCCAATACCGTTTATGCCGCGGAGTAAAAACTACGCTGTTGGTCGTAGTCTTCGTTCCGGCAGAAATAGGCGTGCCAGATGCCGCACCCATGTTGTCATATTTTTGTAGGCCAACGCCATAATCAGCTTCGCCTGTAAATGTTGTAGCGACATTAAGCGTAAAACTTTGCGAGAAAGCGGTTGGCGTTGTGCCGCTGATTGTCTGCACCACCGCGCCATCTTTTTTGTATCTAAACGCTGCCGCGTCGCCCGCGTCGTTCTTAGCCCAGTTTAAATTTGTGGTTACAGCCACGCTTGAACCGTACTCGTACGTAAGCGTGCTGGAAGTTGTGATGGTTAGTGTTGGCTGCGTATAAACGGCCGGCACTACGACCTGCAGCATATTTTTGATAATTGTTGCCAGCGTAGTGCCGCTGCTAATTGTATTGCCGTCAGAATAGGCGCCCTGTGTTACCGCCATAACGTTAATAGCGTTATCGAGCGTAATGTCTTCTGCACGTAAAAGTACGGCACCTGTTTGATCGTTAACGCTTAGTACATAATTTGATGCCGCGTCACCGGCTGGACCTGTTGCACCTGTGACACCTGTAACTCCGGTGACGCCCGTGACGCCAGACGGACCAGTAACGCCAGTAACTCCCGTAACACCTGTAGTCCCGTCAACACCGGTCGCGCCGCGAGTGCCTTGCACGCCACGGGGACCTGACGGACCTTCCGGGCCTGTGGCTCCAGTCACGCCTTGCAAGCCTTGAGGTCCGCGAATTTGACCAATATTTACCCACTCGCCCGCAAGGCCGGCGTCAGTCCAGACAACGCCGTCACCAGGAAATAAGTTTAATTCAACAGGAACAGTTTCCGGTATCGGGGTAACAGCCACCCATGTATCACCAAAATTTGGTAACCAGCTAGGCGGCCACTCAACTAAATAGCCGAGTATTCGCGTCGCCGCCCCAGTAGGGCCGCTAACACCTGTTGCGCCGACCGGCCCGGTAACGCCTGTGGTACCTGTAATGCCGACCGGCCCTGTAATACCCGTTACACCTGTGGCACCAGTAGCCCCTGTGATACCCGTTACACCTGTGGCACCTGTTTCACCTGTGGCACCAGTAGCCCCTGTGATACCCGTTACACCTGTGGCACCTGTGGCGCCAGTAGCCCCTGTGATACCCGTTACA